ATGGCAGCAAGAACAAGACGAACAAAAGAAGAAGTGCTTAATTCAAAACTTACAAAAATTGATGAAGAAATTAAAAAATTAACTGAGAAGATTAATGCATTATCAGAACAGAGAAAGACTATTGATAAAGAACTTACTATTTTAAAAGCCCAGAAGTCCAAAGCCGAACGTGCAGCGCAGCTTACAGAACTTGCAAATCTCATGGATTCCAACGGTTACACAATTGAAGAACTGAAGGAGCTTATGTCAATGCCGAAGCCAACGGTAGAATAATAACACACTATAAAGCCTGGGTGAATGCCTGGGCTTTTATTATGGTCATTAGACCACATTGTACATAGAAATATACAGCAAAATATAGTAATATATTAGTAGAAAAGAACAGATTGGAGGGTTGACAATATGGACACATATACAGAACAAGACAGATTAAATGATTTCAAATATTTTGTAAGTATATACCAGGATCTATATAATAAATATGGAAAATCCTTTATAGCACTGAAAAATAAGAAAATTCTTGGAGCATTTAAAACAGTAAATGAAGCAATACAAGCTCTCTCAGACAAATATAAGCTTGGTACATATATTATTCAGGAATGTAACGGTGATGAATCAGGGTATACAGCATCTATTATGACAACATTTATAAAAGAATAAGAGGAAAATATGAGTCTGGAATATGATGAGGAATAGTAACAATAAAAGCCCAGTTGTCCGTGTGGATCGCTGGGCTTTGTTATATAGTTTAATATAAAAACAATACAAAAAGGACACCTCGTAGGATGTCCTTTTTGAAAGTGTTCTTTCCAAATATAGGCTGGCTCATTTGCTCCTATATCCAAAAAGCACTTTATTTAGTTTTCTCTAATTTTTTATATATTGTAGTATATAACTTTTTATCTTGTTTGTCAAGAAGTTTTTGGATTTCTATATTTATTATATAGATAATCACGCATTTTTGCAATATTAGGTTTGAAAAAATCTTCTTCTTTGCAAATATCAGAGGTTTTTACTTTATTAGGAGAAAAGTATGGAATTTGTACTTTTAAGTTCTGATTATTATAAGGACTATTCAAGTTGCGGAATGAGTAAATTTTACATATACAAGACTCCAGCACGCAGGCCAATTTAAATCGTGCTGGAGTCTTATTAAAATTGAAATGTTAGTTACAAATATGATAATACCATACATAGCAGCAGAAGTATAGAAAAATCATGGTAAATAAATTGCAACAATTCGACATAAAGCCTTGACAATCGAACGTATATTCTATACAATAACATTTAACAAACAATTGTTCGATTATTTACAATAGGAGGTCGATATTATGATTAATCCAATACCTGCAGACGAATATATATATGAAAATGAAAATGCCAGAATAATTATGAAAAATCTTATCCAGAAAATTCCAATCAAAAAAGATACTGTGATAACAGAAAAAATGGCAATTCAAATATATGATGCACTCATCAATAATTATCCAAAACGGCTCGAAATCAATGATCAGGTATTTGTTCCAATATATAATATATCATGTAAATAAAAACGCGAAAAAATGGGGTAGTAAGCTGTATAATAACAACTTATTACCCCATATGTATAATTACTGCTTAAAGCTTTTTTCCATCAGTTCAAGGTATTTATTACGAACAAATTGCATTGATGAATTAACCTTTCCATTTTCGAGACCATTTTCTTCTAACACACGTTCGTATTCTGTGTGTGTATCAAAAATATGATCATAAATTTCTTTATTATATACTCTACCGTTCATAACAGCATTTGAAAAGTCTAAAATTTCCCAACGCATGTCATTAATCTCTTTGTTAACTAACATTTTCCTTAAATTCTCAACTGAATTTTGTAGTAACGTCTGACTGTCGTTTAATTGTTTCTGTATATCAAATGACTGCTCTCTATCATGGGTTCTATTATCCTTAAACTGTTGAACTTCTTTCTGTAAATCTATAATTTGATTATTCAAGTCTTTGATACGTTCCTCTTGTGCCTGTTTAGCTAAAGCAGATTTTGTAGTAATTCCAAATGTAGAAACAACGAAGTCTTTAATTTTTACGCATAGCATTACAATACCTATTGCAATCAAAACTCCAATTACAACGGTCCACCAATCAAAACTGCGTACAACTTCTACATTCTCTTTAATCCCACCAAACTTATCCATTTAAATCACCTTATCCTCACTCCCTTTATTCATTGTGTGCTGTACTATCATTTAACAAGATACCTACTGGAAACAAATCCAGGTGTATCTTTGTATGTAACAAGATACCATTTGACTCCATTGACGGTAGTGTAGTATCCATAATTTGCAACAGATTTTCCATTAGGGATTGTAATGATAAGATTTGAATTGGATGTATCTCCTGGTTTATAACGAAGATTAAGACCATTAGATGCTTTAACCTTGTAAGTACCAGCAATTGATTTATTAAAGGACTGTGCAGAAGCAACTTTAGAAGATAATGTAGATGGCTTTGAACTTGGTTTTGGAGCCGATTCTGCTTTAATTTTAGCATTATATAAGGTTGTAAGTTTAGCTTTTGTAGCCTCACCATAAAGACCGTCTGCAACAAGCCCATTATCACGCTGAAACGCTTTTACAGATGCTAATGATCCTGATCCAAAATCTCCATCAGCACCATATTTTCCACATGAATAACCAAGTTTAATAAGCATTGTCTGCATTGTTTTTACTGCATCACCTTTATCACCCATAGCAAGATAATTTTTTGTAGTTACAGGCGGATTACCATCAGCTGCTTCAGTATATCTGAGAACAACATTCCATGGATAATTTCTATAAGAGCGAATTAAGAATTCACGTCCAGTCTGGTCCCCAGGTTTACCTCCAGTAGCTCTACCATTTTCATTGATAGATGCTTCAACTTCAAGTCCATTACCACAATACATTGCGACATGATACTTTTCATTAAGTAAAATATCACCACGCTGCAATCCGGCTCCTGTTGCAAGATTTACTTTAGATGTTACGTCCTTAAATTCAAAATGTGTAAATACTGCTTTCATAACACCAGTATAAGCACAGCCATAAGTTTTAAATGAATAATCTTTTACAGGAATACCTGCATTAACCCACGCAGTGTAAACAGCAGAAGAGCAGTCATAATCGCCTTTTTCGTTCCAACGATAAGCCTGATCGTAACCATGACTATTATCACGAGCAGTTGCTTCCATCCAACGAGTAGCTTTTTCTGTTTTTGTCATAAGATGTGACTCCTTTCTTAGAATTGAATTTAGAGTTAAATTTTAGAAGTGATCAATTACCATATATTTCCAGTGAAATATTTAATTAAAATTGGTATAATTTAAAAAAAATAGAAAAGGATGGTAATAAAAAATGGCAACTGATATGAAAGAAAAATTTGAAATCAAGAATTATGTTAAATTGATTTGCCTAAGACTTGATCATTATGAAAGTTTTATAGAAGATGAAGTGAATACAGACTGTATCTCAGATATTAATAATTTTATACTTAAACATAAAAATGAAGAGGGAGTTAAGATTTTAATATTTGAGATGAAAAATATGAGAATGACTACGATTTCTCAGGCGAGAGAGTATATACAACATCTACATGCATTCGATTACATTCGTGGATTGATTGAATCCGGGCATGATCTTATTACTGCAGACCAAGTTGATAAAATGTCAATAGGTGAAATAATTACATATATGCTTGATTACAAAAAATAATAAAATTAGGGGGCATGATAGCCCCCATTTGCTATTTAAGCTTAAAATTGTAATGTGGTTCATCTTCATTAAAGAACCAGTACCTTAGATAATCGTCCAAGATAATTCCAAATGCACATACCGGCAAAAAGAGTAATGCAAACTGCCAAGAAGTCTGTCCGAGAATATTTCCAGGAAGATTACTATAATCCCAAATTCCAAGACCAAACCATAAGTTTAAAACACATCCTGTCAAAAATTCTGCTATCAGTACAAATGCTTCAGATTTTGCTAATTGCTTCCAAAACGGATAATCCCATGAAGTTTTTTCATTTTGCAACCCACAATAAATGAAACATATTCCACCAAGAATAAACATACTTAAATAGCTATATCCTCTGAACAGGACTTCTATGTAGTAATAGATAGAACCACCCATGTAAAACAAAAATAAATATTTAGCCCATGGCTTTAATTTATTCATTTATATCACGCCTTTTTAGATGATTTTTCTGTAGCTGCATCTTCTATATTATCTGTACCATCTGTAGTATTTTCTGTGTCCTTAACATCTGTCTTAGTTTCTGGTACTGCAGTTTCAAGATACTGCTTTACAATACCTTCCATTACAGCATTTCCCTGTGCAATTACGGTATCCATATTAGTCTTAATTGCCTGATCTGTAATTTCCTGACCATATTTAACAGCTGCAATCTGTTCTTTGGTATTAAGTCCTCTTACATATGTATTCAAAGCATTACAATAAGATGTCTCTGCAAGAATGAGTTTCTGAATCTCACAGTAAATTTTAATAATATCCTGATAGGTATATACTTTACACTGTGAGCCATCTGCATGATATGGAAGAGATACCTTTGTTGCCATGGCAACATCAGATAAAGTTTTAATATTTGCCTGATCATCACCTGTGGCAGAGAAGTGTTCTTTACCATATGCAGTTTCCACATCAGCTCCAGCGTAGATTTTCTTCTGGCATTCATCGCCATACTGTTTAATTTTGTATGCTCTGTACTCTTCAAGAGACATACTTGATTCGTCAACAGTATCTTCACCCATAGCAGCTTCAATAGATTTGATTTTTTCATTGAGATCAACAGCCTTGAGACGAACGGTAATTACAGGTTTCATGTTGTTCTCTTCATCCAGATAAAAGTTATATTTTATGGTAGAAGATTCAACGCCACAATAATTGGATACGGACTTGATTACCAGTCCATACTGATCCATAACAATAATAGATTTTGCATTATTGAAGAGGTCTACAATTGCTTTTTCGTCCTCAGACATGACCGTTACATAAAATGGATCATAGGAAATTTCACAATACTTAAGTACCTGGTCATCAACTTTAATTTTTCCTAAAATAATCATAATATATTGCTCCTTTCAAATTTTGAGTAAAAAAAATAAAAGGTCACTCAATTAAAAGTGACCTTAGTTGCACATATTTAGTTTTTGTTTGAGCCGTTTGTTTTCTTGTTCAAGTATAGTTACTTTAGAATTTAATTCTTGCATTCCTTTTACAACATAAGCAAGCATCTGTAAATTGTTGACAGATTTATAATCTGGATGTCCATCAACCTCTCCGCCTCCATCAATAAGATTAGGGTCGAGCTGTTCGAGTTCGTCTGCTATAAAGCCAATCTTGTATTTCTTATGAGAATCTTTTCTTTCAAAAGAACGAATTTTCATTGATTCTATAACTTTTGTAGCATCTTCTACTTCGGTGTCTCTTATATTGCCTTTCAGTCGAATATCGGAAAGAGCTGTACTACATACTCTTCCGAGGCTGAAACATTTCCATGAACCATCAAGTCTGGTTTGAATCCAAATTGATCCTTGATATGAGTCTCCATTATAAATAAATGCTCTGTTTCCGGCAACTTGCCCTCCAAGATAAACTCCTACTGCAGTCGGTGATTCATAACTACCTACGTTAAAACCAACATAAATATTTCCATAATTACCATCAAGTGCTAATGGAATTTTTCCAGTTTTTGCATCATAAAAACCAAAGAAATTTTCATCACCTGTACCTGTTGCAGCGCCAAATCTCCAATCTACTGATCCTCTATTGGACTGATATTCAAAATAAGTATTTATTAAATTACTACTTTGAATATATCCGCCTACATCTATATGACCAATAACCGAAGCATTAACGCAGTTAACCGTATCAATATATGCATTACTAAAATACCATGAACTTGTACCAAGTCCGCAATGACCTCCACCGGCTCCGCCAGACTGATATGGTATAATACCAGCTGTTGTAGTACGTATCCAATCTGATGTATTACCATCTGGTCTTGCCATACCATAGTAACCGTTTGCTGATACTGCACCAAGTTTTGCTCCTAACTTCGTATTTATTTCTGTTTCTGTATAGTAACGATCATCATGTGTATGTGACGATGGAGTATAACTAGATGGTTTACCACTTACGTTTCCCCATGCTACGGAACCGGCAGAACCAGCGCTTGTAGCATATTTTACAGATTGAGATCCAATTGTTGCAGAAGTAATGATAGTTCCTTCTTGCACTGGTAAATACACTGTTGTAGCCGAATTGTTTCCGGCATTATAATTTGTGTTAGAAGTATAGCTAAATGCTAAATTATCATTTGATGCTAAGTTGCCAATTGTCCAATATCCATTTGGTGTAGCTTGACCAACCACAGGATTCCATGAATCTTTACCAGTTGCAGTACCACGAACTGCTACATTATTTCTAGCTGATATCCAACTTCCTCCACTACTACGTATTATACTACCTGTAATTGTGCCTCCAGATAAAGGTATATATGCGTGTGTATGTGAAGCCGGTGTGAAAGTACTTGGTTTACTTGTAATTTCACTCCAACTATATGATGGTTTACTACTAGCCTTAGCCCATGCATACACATCAGATGCAGGACGAGCATTGGATAGACGTGAGTCATTACCTGCACAAGCTGTATTTGCTGCTGTACCAAGAGGTCTCCATGTATTTGTATCTGTAAATTTAGCACCAGATGGAACATCGGAATTTACAGTATGACCATTAACTTTAGATGCATTGGATGCAGTAGCTGCGTTACCAGTACAAGAACCTGAAGCTCCTGTAATATTAATACCCCATGTACCACTTGCGCCAGTACCGGTCTTTGTTACGGTATATGAGGTATAGTTTAATGTATGAAGCAATTCAGCACTTTCAGCCCAACTAGATCTTTCAGCAGCAGATCGCATAATATATGCTGCAAGCTTTTGTCTATTAACTCCAAGTGCAACACTACCACCAACATCATTACTACCATAGCAATCCATGATAATCCAATCTTTATAATTAGAATCACCATTTACTGTAGTATTCATCATTAAGAAACCAACTTTATTTGTTCCGAAATAATTTGGTTTTTGTTGTCCACCATTGCCAGTATAGCTTCCAACAACATAATTATGTGTATGCGAGGTGTCTGATTTACTAGCCAATTTCGTATTAATCTCAGATTCAGTATAATACCGGTCGTCATGAGTGTGACTGGATGCCGCATAGCTTCCCTTCGGCTGATATACACTATTTGCTTTACTTTTTATATAATTCCATAAAGCAGAATGTGGTCTTCTATGATAAGTTGTGGTAGTTGATCCACCACCAGCATATTGAGCAATATAATAATCTGTATCAGCTGGATCTGACGTACCGTTTGTAAGTGTATTAATCATTTGGTTTAAATCATGGGTGTGATTTGTATTTGATTTACCGTCAAGAGTTGTTTGAAGATTTGTAATATTGGAAATTGTATGAGTATGAATCTTAGTTGCGGCATAATTAGAATAGTTTCCAGAATCAAGAACTAGATTTTTACCTTCGTTCTGATAAAAGAATCCATCAATAACAACGTTTAATTGACCGCTATTGTCACGAAATGCAATATCACCACCATTAGAAGTATGCCAATCTGTAACAACAGTTCCTGTTTGATTACCCCATGTAGCAGTAGTAGTTCTGCTTGAAAATCCTTGTGGACAACCTGCTGAATTTGCAAAATTAACAGAAGCCTTTCCTATATCTGTAATATTTGCAATCGTATGATTATGACTTGAAGGAGCAAATGTTGATGGTTTTCCTGTGATACCGCTCCAAGGAACAGATGATGCAGCAGTAACAGTATCGCTTGTAAATGCAAGTTTTCTCCAATTACCCCAATTACTAGAATCAAATACACGAATATAAATTTCTCCACTCGTCACAGTAAATTGTTGATAACGCCATCCACTTGCATTACGACCTACATATAATTCAAACGCAGCAGATTCAACAGGAACGTTTGTACAAGTGTTACCTCCACCTGCATAATACCATTTACCTTCAGTCTGTAATGTATTCAAATCTGTGTTGGTAAGAGCAGTATAAACAACAGTATTAGAACTTCCAGAAGATCCTGCGTACTTAACACTTTTATCTATATCTGCGGTATTATCTACGTTTCCAAGTCCAACATCACTTTTACTGTGAGTATGCTTTGCCGGTGCAAATACCGCTATATCTGAAAAAGCCGCAGATCCAAGACCTGCGACTTTAATATTATCCGTTGTCACACCATTTACGGTTATTTTTACCGTACCATTATTTGTACCAGGGGCGATTGTAATAGATTGAATTGCTGAATCTGCCTTAGCTCCCTGCGCAGATGTGGCAAAAGAAGAAGCATTAGAAAAGGCTGCACTCTTCAAACCATGCACAGTAGCATTTGATTCAATTTCATCCACTTTTAATGTAATTTGACCATTATTTTTACCCTCAGATATGCTTATATTCCGTGGTGGTTTGGCTAATAAAACAAACGATTTATCGGAATCATTCCACCTATAGATTGAATTAGTTGATGTATCAATGTAAATATTATTTTCGTCCCCAGTTTTAGGAAACAAGCTGAAAGAGGCTCTTGGGATTATCATCTTGTGTTGTGCAATACATAATTTTATATATGTTACAAGCTCTGTCAATCCAGATAAATTAAGAAATTGCTCTTTCATATTTTTAATCACCCCTTTCATAAGTGTTTATGTTTTTATATTATATATTTTCTGTGATCGTGTTTAATATTTTCCTTACTTACTTTTGCATAAATGAGAGTAGTGTCTAATTTTACGTGACCTAATATTTCCTTTATTTCTTCAACAGGCATACCACGGTCAATTGAATTTGTAGCTGTATCTATATAGATTCCGTCTATAATACCTTGTGAGGGGAACGATCCTAAAGAAGCATAAGGAAGAATTTCTTTATGGTCGGCAATACATTTTTTATTAAATTTACGGCCTCCTCTAATCCGCTATAATCAAGAAATTGTGTTTTCATGTCCATTATGCCCTTTCAAAAACGGAGGGGAAATTCCCCTCCTTTATAATAATTACTCAGTTACTTTAAAAAGAGCCTGAATCTTTTCAGATGGAATAGCTTCATAACCATCACCAACAAGTCCTTGTAAGGCTGCAATATCAGTTGCATTTTTTGCAATCTTTGGTTTCTCAACTGCAAGATCATCTTCAATAGCTTTGACTTTGCCTTCTACGGTTTCAACTCTAGTCTTAACACCATTAATGGCTTCTGTATTAGCTGTGTCGGCTGCTTCAAGAGTAGGAATTTTCTTCTCAATAGCATCTACTCTACCTACGCAAGCTTTCAGAGCCTCAGCTGTTGCATACTGAGAGAGATCAGAATCAGCAAGAGCTTTAGATACGTACTCAGCAATGTAGCTTACAATATCTTTAGAGGTTGCTGTGTCAGGTAAGGTACCAATCAAAGTTTTCAGATTAGCAATATCTGTTTTGTTTGTATTAATCTGGCTGTTCATTGTAGCAGCATCTGATGTATGATTTGTGATCCAATCAGAAATTTCTTTCAGAGTATCATAAGCTTCTGGAGCCTCTGCTACGATTTTAGCTACAGCATCGGAAACGGCTTTCTTTACAGAACCATCGCCTGTTCCGTTCAGGGTATCAATAGCTCCTTTGTTTGCTGCGATGTCTGCTTTAATCTGCTTGTCATCGTAAGCACCGGCAGTAACAACTTCTTTAATGTAGTCAACTACGTTCTTAGCTGTTGCATCGGCTGGAATAGTACCAACTACACCTAACACCTCTGCTTTTGCAGTATCTGCAGCACCAGCAGCATCAAAGTCTGTAACAGATTTTCCGGAATCTACAAGGTTGCCATCTTTATCAAGACCTGCTAAATGTCCTGCGACAGCATTCTTAACTTTATCTGCTTTTGTCAGTGGCCGTGGAAGAGTAATAGTAAAAACAGCTTCATCTACTGTTACTGGAGCTGGTTTTGTGTAAAAATAAACTATATATCCGTCATCGGACTGTGATATAGTTTTAATAGAATTTGCAGTTGCATCGGAAATTTTTTTGTCAATCTGTACATTATGAAGAGTTAAAAACTCACGAAGATTGTCAATAGTCGTAAATTGTAATTTAGCCATTATATTTGTTCCTCCTTGGAAATTTAGTTAAATATGTTTGCAATATCAGTGGATTCAAGCCCACCGATTTTTTTATCTAAAGCTTCATCTATCTTTTTATCCACAAGCTCTGATACAGTCAGCTCAAGCTGTTCCTGAATGAATTGTTTTGCAGAATCCGCAGACATAAAATTCTGATCATTTACCCATTTTTCAGTTACATATTTGTCCGTTACGTAATCACCATCTTGTTGGATAAAGTAGAGAAGTATAGAATTGCCTTTAAATTGAGTAATAGATGTGCCGTGAGTATCTTCATCATGTGAAACTAAAAAGAACACTTCATCTGCAGAAGAGTGAACGGTGGTGCTATTACCACCAATAATAAATTGACCCTTGATTTTATAAATTCCATCATCAAGAGTCGAAATTGTGACCGGTACTGTAAGAGATCCGATCAAATATTCAATTGGTTTATCTGTGAGCTTTCTATAAGACAGACTGTTAATATAATCTACAACAGTTTGCTTATCTTCGAGATTTCCAATAATATTATCTAATATAGTAGATAGCTCTGAGGATTTTATATAACTATCAAGCCCGATTTGTCGTTTTACTTCATCAACAATATGGTCCTTGTCCTCGTCTGTCATGGATAGATCATAAGAGAAGAGTAATTTCTTTTCATTAAAAAACTGAAGATTTGATCCAGAAAATCTTACGTCAGTGATTTGTTTATCACCTTTTGTATATCTGATCTCATTATCTTCAGTCATCCATGCAATTACATTTCCGTCTTCTATATAGCAAAGCCCTGGATATTTTAAGATACCTCGCTGAATTGCTTTTTCAGCAATCGCTTTTGTTGAGGCAGTAAAAAATACTGGTAATTTTGCCATGTTAATCTACCTCGTGTAATTTTACGTCTATTTCTTCGTATTCTAATCGTGAAATAGGCTCAATTTCGTATATTGTGTTATCAAGTGGGAAATTATACAGCCCTTCAATATGCCAGCCTTTTTTACCGTCAGAAGACAATATAGCCTGTGCAATTTTGATGTCACATAAAATCAGTATTTTATGTTTCTCTTGGTACTGTATATAGTGAATTTTCTTAATGACATCCACAATATCTTGTGTCATTGAATTAGTTACTTTGTAATACATGTGAGTTGGCTCCCTTCGTTAAAAAGAGAGGTAGATTGTCCTACCCCTCACAAGTTATGCTAAACATAAGAAGAACTCCATTTTCCTGTCCAGGATAAGAATATCCATATGTATCACCCTGCTCACTTACAGAGTAAACCCAGTTAGATACCTGAGCATTTGGTGATCTAGTCCAGTAAGACTCATAAACATCTGGACTTGAAGTTCTTGCCTTCTTTCTTGAATCGTTATCAACATAATATTGAATTGTTGCATTTGTTTCAGAACTATACGGATCACTTCCTGCAGAAGCATCAATGTCATATAGTGCTGGTACATAAAAACGACAATTAGATGTTGATATTGTATTCGATTTATTTCCAGTAGAAGAACTAACTTTAACAGGCTTAATCAGTGCTTTCCAGAGTGGTGGTATAGCTTTCGTTATACGAGTGTTCATCCACGTATTAAGCGTAGATTCTGCCCATCCACCGGTATTTGTAGACTTGTTACTATAAGCTTTCTTAGAACCAAGAAGATTTGAAGCAATAAATGTTACATTTGCTCTCTTAGAAGCGACATCTGATAAGTAGTATGCTTTAAATTTAGCTACTTCCATTGGAATTGTTTCATGAATCCATGCTGCAATGTCAGAACATTGTTCTTCACCAAGGTCTGAATACCACAGTTTGCACCAGTGGATCTTGCCTTTTGCATAGTTTTCATAAGCACCATCATCTGCCTTTGAGCATCCAAAAACAAGAGTTGATGTGATTTCGGGAATACGGATTGCCTGAAGAGTAGCAGTAGAGATTGCATTTCCAGACATATTAGAATTGTATACATAGAGCTTTTGACTTCCTGCCTTATGACGAATTACAATAATTTCACGTCCACCGGAGCTTGATGCATTCGCACTATCAGTTCCCCATGATAATTTGTAACTCTGGCTATACCATAAGCGGAATCCGTTAGAACCATCTCCCTGGAAGCATTGTGCCAGAGTAGCACCTGTTGCGTTCTCGTTATCAAATTCAAAGTCAATCGCAAATGTGAAATCCTTATCCTTATCCATAATAGAGATTCCAGTATCAATATGGTTTGTTCCGTCAAATACTGTTGTGGAAGAGATTAATTCTTCTTCCTCAATATCGTTGTAATGGAAGTCAACTCCAAGTGTAAAATCAAATGAGTCTTTCAGTGACAGAACTTTCTGCTCAAGTCCCATTTTCATCATTGCATATAACTCAACCTGAGACAGGTCTTTGAGATCTTTATCATTGAAGTATCCGTCTACATATTCACAGGTGTCAAACACTGCGTTTACAGTTTTATCACTGTTTACATATCCGGACTGGTCCCATCCTTTAAATAAATTGTATTTATAGGCAGCTTCCTCGGCTGTGTATACAGGAGTATCACCCTCGTATTTAACATAAGTTCCATATGGGGCTACAGTTTCCTGTAAGGTTAAACCTTTAGAGTTATACTTTACGGTATAATTTCTGATTGTACTTGTATAAACTGCATTGATAACTCTATCTGCAAAGATTTTATCTGAGAGAACAGTGTCCCATCCCTTAAATGTAAAATCATTTTCAATGGTACTTTGTTTTATAGGTATAGCTATAGGATCATCCTGACGAGTTGTAGGATCTACAGCGCATGAGCCTTTATCAACATACTGAATATCTAACACAGTTTTGTTGGAATCGTCATTTAAAAATGAAACTTTGAACTGTGCAATCATAGAATCATATGTTATTGTAAGATTCGTCCAGATACCTGGCTCGTCATCAGTTCCAACAAAGTCTTTATACTCCTGTTGACGCATAACTGGAATGTGAATAGTTCCTGTTAATACAGACTGGTCAATGGTAATACCATTTTCGTCAATACCACCAAGCTTTGCTAATTTCTTTAAAAGATCAGTATTTTCAAGATTCCAGTCAATACCTGTGATACTTACGGTCTTAAGTGTTGAAATAGTAGTTTTTATAATTTCAAGTGCATCCACAATAGAATTCTGGCAAACAAATGTCTGCAGATTATCATAAGATGCTACATTAAGATTTGTAAGGTCTTTCAGATTTTTAAACGTAAGAGTATTAATTGTTGCAGGTAAATATGCATTCTTAATCTTACCGTGATTAGCAAGCAGGAAAGAAGTAATAGCAGTATTCTGTGCGTAAAGATTAATAAGATTCTCACATGCAGAAAGATTTACAGATCCTGTTAAATTTGGACAGTTCTTAATATTAAGAGTCTCAAGAAGTGTATTGTTACCCATATTAAGAGTGGTTAAGAACGTATTCTGATAGCCACTTGTTTCGTTGCCAATGATAAGAGTTTTAAGCTTTGATGCCTTAGAGAAGTCATTATCGTGGATATAACAAGCAGATAAATCATTCAATGCCTGAATCCTTGACGCACAATAAATAAGGATAGCAGTATCATCCATATTAATTAAGTTAGTTGTAATTTCATATTCCTGTCCAGCTTTTGCACGAATCTGAGTTGTTTCCGGTGAATTACCGTAAAGTACAGAAATATACATGTCTGAGTATGGAACAATTCTTAATGTATAATCTGGTTTTACAACAGCTGTTTTAGGAGTATTACAACGGAACATAATCTGGTCAGACTTAATATCAGTGTGAAGGAATTTTGTTCCCATATACGCATGTTGATCACGTTCCCACTGTCTACGCTGATATTTTTTACGTCCGTTCATCATTTCTTTAAGGAATCTGTCTGACTTTGTTACTTCAGTTTTTCCTGGAAAGATAACACCTTGATATGTACGAATATATAATCTTTCGTAATGAAGTCTCCATAATTCCTCTGGAAATTGATTCTGCCAAGCATCGAACTCATTAATGAGATGAGTATCACTCCAACAGTTTGAATCTACAGACTGATATAAGGATGCAAGTTGCTTCGGCATTAAATCACGAATTCTACACCATAATACAGATTCTGCAGCGTTAAAGATGTATCCAGAGCTTGGATCACCATCTGTTTTGTAATCGGTATCTTCTTTACCGTAAGACATAGTAAGCTCACCGCTGTTATTAATTCCAAGTCCTGTGTCGTTGTCGTAATCCCACAAGTCATATCTATATCCATTGTGGATGGCAGCTGCCGTATCATCTATAGTGTAATACTTAGCTTTATCACCAATGGTAGAAGCTTCTTCATTGCTAATATAATGTTTTGCCCAATGTGGGAATACATTTTTTGAACGATTGTCAATCATTGTATATCTAAGTGTGAAGAGGTATAAATACAACACCGAATTGACAATGCACCAATCGCCTAAATGAGCTACAAAATCTTCATTAGAAGATGTAATTACAAATTCATAGAAGTCTCTCCAATTTTGTTTATTTTGTTTACGAATCTTTTCTTTTGCTTCATCACTAGAAATCGCAGAACCATCCTTTGAATCTCCACAACAGTCATATCTAAATTCAAATGATCCATCCCAGTTATTATAAAGATTGTCGTATGCTGTATTACCAGCTTTCCATTCATCTTTAGAAATAGGATATTTCATTGAACCATCTGAATTTGTTACACCGGTTTGGAATACAGAGTTTGGAAGTGTATTATCGCTAATTTCAATACAGCATTCGTTCATATCATCTGGATCATAAGCTCTTGTTACATCAGTTTTTTTTGAATCACCCATATTGGCAAGAGAGTAGAAGTGCCATTCTGTATCATTAAACTCTCTATGAGTAGAAATATCCGGATCACTCTCTTTTACAAAAATAATACAGTTTACAAACTCCATTGAGTTTTTAATCTTTTTATCCCTACGAGATGCAGGAGTAGAATATGGCAGATAATCATTATATCTTTTCTGAAGAAGTGCGTTATTTGCCATTTCAGAAGAAGCCACATTTACTTTAAAATTCAGCCAGTTATTAGGAACGGAGTTTCGAGTAAGAGATATCTTACCATCACCCTCTGTATATTCGGTTCCATCGCCAAGAACAAGTTTTGTTTTATAATTTGGATCAAGATCAATTTTACTATTTACCTTATGAATTCCATCAAAACAGCAAATAACATCAATGTTTCTTGCTGCAAAACCATATTCATTAGAGGTAGTGCCCTGTCCAGCGTGACAGGCGTTAGTAAATTTCCAGTTATCAAATTTTGGATCGCCATTTACATAAACACATTCCATGGAAGTATTTAGCACAAAATCCTTCTTATCATTTGTAAAATGTGGTGCTTCAATCTTAATAACTCTTAAGTCTGGACATGCTTTTGCAACCGAATCCGGTGTAAGAGCATTGTTTTCGTTATAAATCTGATTTCGATTATATCTATCAATCATATCATCAGAATCTCTAGCGTCTGCAATAAAGTTAGATAAAACATCAGAATCAGTTAATGCTGCACTATAGGCTTTCATCCTATAAATTAATACATCACAATCTGGAGATCCAATAGAAATTGGAGCAGGAGTGTACTGATGTAATCTATGTGAATTATCATAAATAATAGGTCTTCCACCAACACCATCTTCATACGTCATGATAATAGATGTTGCTGTTGTATTCTTGGTATCAATTGAGTTAATATTATATTCATACTCAATAATATCTTCTTCGGAATATGGGAAATAAAGATCGTCTGTAGAAGTATAAATGTTTGCCTCATGTACTTTCATTTCAAGTCCAATGTTAGAATCTGCCAATCCATCGAGACATGACAAGAAAGTGGCAGAAGCATTTCTTACATTTTTAGTTTTGAAAATAATCTTAAATTCAGCACCAGTTTGTTTTGGGTCTTTGGCAAACAGATTATAACTAATAGAAGCAGTAGTACCTGCTTTTACGCAGAAATACTGATTTCCTTCATCGTCAATCTGATAACCACCATTCGTCCAGTCAAAATTATCTGATACAGTTAAAGCAACTTCTGGATGATTTTTATCACTCCAAAGTCTATTTTCATCACCATTAGATAAACCAACTGGATTAAAGTCGAACGCAAGATTTGCAGTAATTGGATTTACATCTATATCAAGTTTTTCAATATGTGCGGTAAGAATTTTTGTGATTTTCTGACATGAGATAGTAAGATTTTTCTGACCAATTTCAGAAGACTTGAAACTCCAAATTTGTGCGGTTCTATCTACAGTTAATGTAGAAACTGTTTTTCCATCAATAGACAACTTAACGGTAGCAGGATTATGAGCTGGGTCATAAACAACATATTTAATACTTGTAGCCTGATATTGTTTTGCAGTAAATTCTTGCTGTGAGCATCCGATAATAGGAGTTCTGTTTGACGGATCAACACATACAATATCTTTGCAGATAGTAGCAGAAGTAATATCTTTATTATTTACTGTTGCTGTCATATATACTTTAAGGAAATGAGCACCATGTTCCTGTTTTGGAATATTGTATGATATAATACGACCGGAAGCCTGTGTTGTTACGGATTCTAATTCCTGTCCATCCAAGATAAAATGAATGGTCTTATTTACATTACCATAAGGTGTATATCTAAATACTACGTCTGTATCAGTGTAAATCAGTGTATCATCAAATGTACTTTCAAGCTTAAATTCTACAATAGTAACAGTCCAAGTTTTATATGACATTGTTCCAAAGCTATCCGTGATACTAACTCTAATCTGATTAGAGCCTACTGATAAATACTCTGTTAAATCAACCTTATTTGTTCCCTGAGAAGCAGTGGTTGTTGATACAATTGTATTTCCAACTTTCCAAATTGCTGTACCATCACCAGTTGTATCGCCAGTATTATCAACAGAGCTAAATGTGTATTCGATTTCTGCTTTATCTCCAAGTAAGAAGATTGCATCTGCAGGGGTTACACGTTCAATCGTGATAGTTGAAGTATCAGATCCGCCACCACCTCCGCTTTGGATTGTAAATGTTTTAAGAACTTCTCCATTTTTCATCCAACTAAATGTGCTACCAACATAATCTACATCATACTCAGATGCAGCTGGATTCTTTTTAATTTCATCAATATCAGCCTGAATATTTGTAATGTCACCGTTAATCGTATTAAACTGTGAATCGTAGTCGGCAATATTCTGTTTTAAAATATCTGCTGTATTTTTGGCTTCAGATGCAGTTGAACGAATTGCTTCGTCTGCTTTCTCAAGGTCCGTTGTCTTTGTTTTTAATGCTGTAATATCAGAAGTATTTGTTTCAACCTTTTTGGAAAAGTTAGTTACCGAAGATTCCACAGCATTTACCTTTTCTGATACAGGACTGATTTTTGTATCAACTCCTGTATTAATTTCCTCTTTTAGAGCAGCTGTCCACTGTGCAGACGGTTCAATAGAGCTAAGTTCCACAGACTGAATTTCTGTTTCGCCATTTTTAAAAGTAAGCTTACCCTTACCACCTTCAACGGCATAAGTAACATTTAAGTTTGATAAACTGTTAATTGTGATAGTTGTCAGAATAACAGTACCATCTTTAAATACAAGTCTTCCAGTTGTGTTATCATAATCGACCTTAAGATTTTTTAAGCTATCAATTCCGCCTATAGCATCATTGAGTTCTCGAACCTTAGTATCAATCTCTGTTTTGTTATAATAATTTTCTGCAAGATTTGCGTTCACATCTGCTGTTACAGATTTTTTCACGTCCGCCTTAATAGTATTAACATCTACGGAAGCAGCAGAAGCTTTTGCCTGATCAGCGTATTCTTTGGCTTCGTTAACATGACCCATTATGGTTGTTACAAAACCTGTATACCAGTCATCTGATGGCTCAACAATACCATCATAATTTAATCCCTCAAGGACAGTAAGTCTACCATTTGGTCTTGTTCTCCAAACGTATGTATTTCCTTTCTCGTTTGAGCCAGTTGCCATAATTTCAAATCTGACATCACCGGCGATAGCAGTAACATTCTGATCAACTAACCAACCAAACGTAATATTTGTTGTACTTGATGCAACATTTACAGCTGTAGATACTTGTCCTTTTTTAGTAGACACATTTTCGTATCTAATTTGAATCAGCATTTTCATCAGGTCAATACCATCCCAATATCTCGGAATACGGAATGGAATATACTGACTGTTTGTTTCCTGAACAATATTAATCTGTGAAGAGTCTACTGTTACATTTTTTAATTTATCCACTGTTGAATATGAATTATCATAGTATTCATCATAGATAACATATCGTCCATCTGTGCATAATACATATCCATCGTCAACAACAGCAGTAGTGGCTAAATCAGCCTCCATGGTAGAGATATCACTATCATCGGAAGCTGAATTAGCCAATATTTGTGCTTTTGAATCTTTAAATGACATGTTCTCCCTCCATCTTTTATTTTAATAATTCATCAAGACTCTGTACGCCTGTAACTTTGTCAATATGTGTAACACCATCTTGAGTGCCATCTGGATCTGTACCTGTAAGTTCTTTTGCAATAGAGTCTGAAAGGTCTGCAATCCCAACACCATCACCTGTATTTCCATTAGCGTTTACAAGAGTCAGTTTCTTTGCTTCTGAATCAAGTTTCATATCAATTGGCATATTGTCATAAGTTGCCTGACCAAGTTTCTTAATATCTTCAGCAGTTGCCATAAGTGCAAGAATTCTCTGGTCAAGTTCAGTTAACATTTCACTTGGTTCATAACTATCAAACTGTGCTAATTTTGTAATGTGGATAAGTCCAGATTCGGTTTTTCGAACATAAGAAGTGGTAGTATCAGATTCTTCATCATGAACAAGTTTTAAGAAAGTAAATGATACCTCGATATCACCTGGTTCTGCAGAGATATTGGCTGTCACAGGAATAGTATATAAAATATGACTCTCATCAGTTGTTGTATCTGCAATGAGCTGAGTCATCTTAATTTTCTTTGTAACCGGAAGAACATATTTCATATAAGCAGTAGTATCTGTCATATTAATTTGTTCTTTATAAAGTTTATTAATAATAATCTGGATAGAGTTCACGCAATTACTTTTCTCCATCAGACTTTCTTTTACTGTAGTAATAACATTATTGTCATCTGTAATTCTAAGAGTGTACATTTTACACCACCTTTCTAACAATAATAACAAATATATAATTTACGAAATAATAGCCATCCAACTAACCGTCAGTTTTTTATCAACCCCATTTTCATTGTTATAAATACAAATAGTGGCACCAGTTTGACTTTTATTTGTTATTGAAACGGCATAGTTTTGTGGATCTGTTTGATTAGTTGTCGCGAATACGACTGGAATAGATTTGAATTTATTTGGGAATGTTAAAGTATAAGTTTTTGCGCCAGCTGTAGATCCAGTTGTAAATTCAAAAGAACCAACCTGATAACTGACTACAAAATCTACATTATTTATATAATAATAATCTGATGGTTTTTGTCTTTGTTTTAGTGGAATACGAATCTGTGCGACTGTTTCAGAAGTGCTATTTGATTCAGATATATAAATATATCCAATAAGAGGGTATGGCTCTTGAAGCAATGAGTTTGGGACATCTACATAAAATTTATTATTTTTTAAAGATGATTTAACTTGAAGTGCTTCTTCACTCATTCTATTGCACCAGTGGACCACAGGTGGAGAAGTCAGACCAAATGTTTCAAAACATATGGTCTGTCCTTTATCCCATTGTGTAAGATGATTTATTCTAGTAATACCATCAGATCCATAACAAGCAATATCAATTACGTTGCCCATAAGGACCTCCTTATTTATTCTGCAGCTTTATCATCAACAACTTCTGCATCAACTTTCTCTGTTTCTTCTTTCTTTGACTCTGGCTTTTTAACAAGAAATGTATAGATAATATCGAAGTCTGTCAGTCCTGCATTAGGAGCATCAACATTTTCCAAATCATTAAATTCCTCTTCGGTGAGCTGTGGAATATCAACATCAATTGGACAGAGTAAGATAGGAGTGAACTCTTCCATAAAATTCTTAGTTGCTTCTGCATCATCACGAGGAATAGCGATACCGCCTCCTTCAACTTCTTTTCCATATTTCTGAATTAACTTGTTTTTCTGTTCATCACAATCTTTGATTTCTTCATTAAGCTTGCGAAGAGTGCGGAAGAGGATAAAAGCTGTTTTACCTTTCGCATTGTTAAATTTGTTAACTGCTCCGATAATGTCATAAATTGTTGCGTTTGTTAATTTCATAGTATAAAATCTCCTTTTTGTCGTAATTTTTAATATAAAAAGAGCATTCCTATAACAGGAATGCTCTTAGATGATTTTTATTTAAAACAGTTTGAATTTTACTGTTTTTGATATTTTTGATTTTGTAATCAATTTTTTATATGTTGATTTTGATTTTGGAATCTTTAGTGTAAGTTTAGAAGATTGTGTATTAAATGCTTTTGATCCAATTTTTGTTAATTTAGTGGTTCCTATTTTTATTGTTTGAAGCTTTTTACATTTATAAAATGCAGATGCTCCAATTTGAGTAACGTTACTTCCAATGGTAGCTTTTGTTAGCTTAGTACAATTTTTAAATGCATTTTTTGCAATATTTGTGACTGTAAATGTTTTTCCAGCATAAGTTACTTTATTTGGAACAGTAACTTTTTTAATATTTTTAGACGCAGAAGATACAAGTGTTGCTGTATTATTGCTTAAATTAAATTTATAATTGTAAGCACCAACCTTATATACTTTATTCTGGTTAATGGTTGTTCCTATAGATACAAATTTAATTTTATTTTTCTTTGCATATTTTTCTGCATATGATCCAGAATATCCACGAATAGTAATTTTATTTTTGTCTGCAAATGCTTTAGGATCTATATATGTTACAGATGCAGGTATTGTACATTCAGAAAGATTAGGGCATCTTGTAAACATATAGTTTGTAATTGCCTTATTTCCATCACGAACAATTACACTTTTTGCAATATCAGAAAAGTACATTGTATATTCAAAATTTATTTGTTTCTTTTCTCTAATGTCTACAAATGTAGTAAAGGTTTCTGGACAATTGATCACTTGATACACGTTGTCTGCAAGATTAAAATCTTGAGGTAATGAATAATATTCAACTTGTGGAGAACTTCCAAATATAAAGTTAAAACTTCCAATTTGCAATGTTGATGAATGATTTTCTATAATATTAAGTCCAAGTGCACTAAAAAATCTATCTGGTATTTTAGATATTCCATTTGAAATTATGACCTTTGATGATCCAAAATTAATAATCATTTTTGCTTCTTCTGATAATGTGGATTTTTCATATAAATTTCCATATCCATCGAGATGCAGTGTGTATTTTCGATTTCCTAAATCTTCTACATATGCATAACAATTATCACCAACTTGAACTCTTTTTCCAATAACTGACGATGCATCAATAGCATATGTATTGACCGGCAATTGAAAAATAAGAAAAAGCATAAGAAAAACAAATAACAAATTCTTTTTCATACAATACCTCCATAAAATATTTTATCAATATCATATGATATTTATAAAGGTATTGCAATAATAAAAATATACAATTAATTATTATTTACTTTGTATAGTTTTTTTAAAGAATCCAACTCATTTTTCAATTTGTAATTTTCTTCCTTAAGTTCAGCATACATTTCCTGAATGGATTTTGTAATAAGACTTGTCATATAAAAAGTATCAATTTCATAATATCCATCCTTACTTACCGGTTTCATAACTAATCTTGGGTTTATAGTCTCAAGTTCCTGTGCAATATAACCAATATCTGTATATTCACCAGAGCTTTTCCAATTAAACTCACGATGATTTATTTTAAGTAATTGTTGCAATGCATTAGTAACTTTTGTTGAAGCAATATTATTTTTTAAACGTGCATCTGATGTTGTTACTTTTATAGTGTAATCTTTATATGAATCCGTATTATATAGACCTCTAATCAAAACTTGATTAGTTCCATTTGTACAAATAATAGAAACGTAACTGTTTTCTTTTGCTGTTGAAGTACAAATGGCAGGACGGTAATTTGAAGATTCTGAATTAGTTATCCAACCTTTTACACCACTAGAAGACAGCATTACAGGTGGATCTGATACATATCCATCAGTTCCATACATACAAACCCATGCATTGTTACCTTCGTTATCCAATCCAATTAAAGCTCTATATGTCTTTGCATTACTCGGATCTCCATTTGAAATAACTAAACGTCCATTATTTAATGTGACTCGTGTATTTCCATTTATTGTTGAAATACTTGAATTATCTCCACTAGCAGTAATACTTCCGGTAATATCAGCATTAGAGCAATGCATAGAACCATCCATATTTACATAGAAGTTCTCATTTCCTGCCCATAATGTGTGGTCAGTTCCACCATTAACAGAAAAGCCACAACTATATCCCAGCAAACTGCTTCCAACGGCACCATACATATGATTGTATAATCGTCCGTTTTCAATTTTATAACCACCAATTTTACCAGAGGATGCAGTAATATCTCCTGATATCGTTGCACCAGTTGCATTTAAAACTCCATCAGAAGAGACTACAAATTTGTCTGATATGCTTAATCCAGAAATACCAAAGTATGCACCTCCAGATGTATTGTAGCCTTGATTCTTAGACAATGCATCAGAAGTAATAGTCCAACCTGCAATAGTTCCTGCTGTATTTGCAATAAGTTTATCTGCTGTAATTTCTCCTGTAAAACTTCCTGTAGCAGCACTAAGCTTTCCAGAGAATGTGCCTGTTGCAGCCTTTAGTTCTCCTGTAAAACTTCCTGTAGCAGCTTTTAGTTCGCCAGCAAAAGTACCATTTTGAGCATATATTGTTCCTGAAATATAGGCATTGTCTGCAATCAACAACCCATTTGTACTAACTTTAAAATACCCTTTTGCACCATCTGGTGCAGTTAAGTCAGACGATATAGTCCCAATTTCACCATCTTTACTAATATAAATACCAAGATCAGGGGAATCAGAAAGATTCTTATATGGAATTGTTACACTTGAACCAAGCGTTAAACTATTTGCTACAACATCTCCTGTAAAACTTCCTGACTGTGCATAAATAGTTCCATATACCACTGCATTTTGAGCGACCATCAGCCCTTCTTTATTTACACAAAAATACCCTTTTGCATCAGTTGGTAAAGGTCTTGAAGAATCATAATTTCCAATACTACCATTTTCCGAGACTATAAAAGCAAGTCCTTCTTTTTTCATATCAACAGTAGTAGTGTAATCTTTTAATTTTCCCTCAAGATTATTAGTTGTAACATAATATTTCAATCCAGATATGTTTCCGGTTTCAATATTTACCCCAGGACCAAGAGTAAGACTCGTTGCTATAATATCACCGCGAACAGTCAGTTTTGATCCGTCCCAAGCCATTAATCCGCTTTCAGAACTATTCTTTATTGTTAAATATTCTCTGATTTTTAATATTTCATTACTTATACTAATGTACTCATTATCATAAGCATTAAATTTTGAAATCAATTTTTCATCTGATAGTTCGAGTAATTTAGAAGGAGCTTCTTTATCCTTATTTATCTTGTCATTAACATCCAACCAGATAATATAATAATACATGGATGTGATAAGATCTTTAAGTGTTTTCTTTTGTTCATCCTCCAGAACATCGCCCAAACCATTTGAGTAAGGTTCCAATTCTTCAATTTTATTTTTTAATTGTGCCTGACTTAGTGATGTAGGAGTAAAATTCATAGCAAGTTTAAATTTTAGACTTTCACCAGACGTACCTTTTGTTCCATCTAAATCTAATGCAAGTTGATTCTGTATATCAGAAATTGTTTGCGCCTCAACATCAGAAGTAGTTACTGAATCCCATGAACCAATGTAAGTATCAATTAAGTTTTTATTTTTAATTACTTCATCTGTTGTATTAGTTTTTCCATAAAATGCAAATGTACCATCATGTAAATTGATCCACCCATTAATGCCTCTAAGATCGTCTGCTGTAATTTCTGATGCAGAAATTGACTGTGCCATAATCTCATCAGCAGTAATTGTATGTGCTGCTATATTTTTTCCGTTAAAGAAATATTTGTCATAATCCTCTGCAGAAATTTTTGTTGCTTCCGGTTTTCCAAGAAAATCATTAAATGTATACATGATAGAATCTTCTGTTCCACGAAGTATCAATCTGTCTACTGACAATGTGCCTACTTGTGCCCGGTTCATATTTACATCAAGCGCAAGTACGTTAAAAAACTCGCCATTTTTACCTTGTACTGTTTCAAAAAGACCACTTTGAGCCATTAATTGTTGTACGTTTATAGTTTTAGATATTACATCATTAAAAATACCTCGATTAGCACTAATTGTATCAAATACACCATTTGAGACAGCGCCACTAAATGTATTAGAATTAACCAACGCCCTAATCAATGAATCAGACACTTCGATTCCAGAAGTATCAAGTTTACTTTTTACGCTTCCTGCCACTTGACTTTTTGCTGTACTTACACTTTCGTCTAAAAGAGCTGCAAAGTCATCACGTCCACCGTTATAACTAATCATATTGGTAAACTCAATTTGGAAATCATTTTCGATAATACAGGGATTAAAAGTGAGAGATGAGATACGAAGCTTTAAGAAGTATTGATCATTTTTGTCAAATGAAAGATGAACATAATTGCCAATATCAAAATTTCCTTGCCATTCTTTAAATCCAGGAATAGCAAATATATTATCCATTGTAAGATTAAATGAAAGTTGAGGTTGACATACTTTTGAAAGTTCTGTTTGTGCATCTTTTAATAATTCATACTGTGTATTAATTATTTTTTCTGCTGTATCCGTTGATACAATAAGAATATTGTCATTTGTATAATCCGTTTCATTATAAAGCTTATTAAGCGTTACGATTTCATCTTCGGACATAAATAAATCTTTACTTACAGAGTTAGAGATAGTCTTCATACCATTAGATTGCTCATCCATCTTATTCTGCAAATCATCATATTCAGACTGTCTTTCCTTTATTGCATTGGCACATCCTAGTCTATATGGCTTTTCCTGATACTCTAAATATGCGTTACCATCTTTATCGCATCCATATTCATATTTCAAATACTTAAGATATTTATTTCGTGAATCATTATAATTTTCTTTTGAAAGATGTGTTTCTAATTGCTGATCCTTAGATAGATTTTCCCATTCGGTAGAATACTTTGCCAAAATTTCAATGTTTTGCTTATAAGTTTTCTCTTTTGTTTTTAGCTCTGCAAGTCCAAATAAATCCCAGTTTGTATTCCATTCCTCTAATAAATCATCAAGGTTATTTTCTTCTTTCTCTGTTTCCGTAACACTTGCTTGCTTATATTTAATTGTCTGGTCAATAATTTCAAGAATACCCTGATATGCAATATAATCCTGTTCGGCACCTTTATTAAGCCATTTTTGACTCTTAGAATCCCAGTAATCCTCGATTTTCTTCAAGGCTTCCATATATCCAGTGTATTTTTTCTTGATAGTTCCCAGTTCCTTAACAGTAAACTGCTTCCAATTATTATTTAAACCATCATTTGGAACACGGTTATTTACTTCATCACGTTTTTCCATCAATATATTGTACTGACGATTGTAGTACATATATTTCTTACGTGCTTCCTCAATTGCTTTTAGCCATTTATTATAATGGTCAACTAAATCATCACTTACATGGTGTTTTGTGTTGAGATAATAAGATAAATCTTCAATAGTAGAAGTCCCAAAGTTTACTGCATCAATTGTAAGATCATCAGCTCCACGAACATCAAACCTTGTAAGGATATTATTTTCTTGCGCAGGAGAGTAGTTCAATTCTTGAATTAGATTTCTATAAGATATGAATACATTAGAATCTTTTCCATAAGTATCTACATCACGAACATTGATTTCTCTTTTTATAATATCAAACTCAAATATACACTCAAATTTCTTTGATACATCTTGAGTCAAAAAAGCATATACACTTTTACTGTCTATATCAAATGTTCTTTTTGATGCAGAAGTTGCTGTTTTTGTAGTAACCGATCCATCTTCATTAACTGTAGGCTCTTCGATTGTTGTAATCGCAACAGTCTGATCTACTATTCCGATTTTCCATCCAGATACTTTACTAAGAGCTATATCAAGTAATGATAAATTAGGATTATTTTTATCATACAAGGTAATGCTCTTCTTCGCAATCTTAACACCTTCATCTGTTTCTTCTACATTTCCAGGTGCTAAATATTCATAGCTATCTGTTTCACCTGTATTAATCTTAAAGTTTTTTAGGGTTTTTAATGCAAGTTCGCATTCGCATGATTGTGCAGATACTGATTTATATTCATCAAATCCATCATTTGAAACTTCCGGATAGGACATACGAAAATATCCAATTCCATCAACAAATATGTACATTGCCTCGTCAAGCATGTCATATCCATTAGATTCTTCGCCGTTCACATATCTATGCACATCAAACTGGATAGTATCAAAATTATTAAGCTGTTTCGTATAACTGACAGATTGAAGATCAATTCCATTCAATTCACAGATTATTGTATTATCTGTTTTGCATAAATAAAAACGAGCCGGTTCAGCAAGCCCAAAATAGTCGTAATTAAAATTCATTAATAGGCACCTACCTTTCTTGGGCATCTGAATGTCATTTTAATACTGCATCCACCTGTTATTTTAAATTTGTTTACACCAGGAACTAACCTAACCCAATATAATCCCAAACTACCATTATCTAAATTTGTAAGGTTGTCAGATGTAAACCCAAGATCGGATAATTGAACCGGAATATTCTTTTTCTTTGTATTACTGTAATAATAAATTTTATGATTTTTTGAATCTATATAAAGTGGATTTGTGTAATCAATTGCATTTGGAATTGTAAGAGTAAGACTATGACTTAACAAATCATCAGTAGAAATTTCGGAATAATTATCAATTGTAATTTGCGTACCTGCATAAGAATAAATTGCTATTAACGGATATGTAAAATCACCAATCTCATCTGTATCATTGTTCACTTCAAATAATTCTGCGTTTTGAATTGTCACCTCAACATTTTTATTGTTTACAGATACATTTTTATCATTTACTGTAAGTAAACAATTCTCTAAGTTGTTATAAGCAAACTCACGCTCGTTACTCCATCCATATGGGGAATCAGCAGTAAATGTATATGTAAGCATTAAAACACCACTGCCATATACGTTAGTTACATCTGTAAAAACTCCATAATAATTAATAGGGTCAAAAGCTTCATCTTCAAAAAATAGAAGAGTAGGTGTACGTGGTCCTGTTAACCAGGCGTTTATATCTCTAACTTCTTCTCTTGAAAAAGCACGATTTTCAGGTTTGGTAATTGTTACTTCAAATGTAAGTACATCTGAATATTTTGTATTATACCAATTTGATACAGGTCGTCTGCTTGTAATTTCACCTTTTAAAATTTCTCTTGTTAATCCCATTGGAATTGATTCTGGCTGTTCAGAGGCACAAATAATAACTCCAAAATCATCGGAAGATTTTCCGTTATATGTAAAAGAAGAGCCAAATATAGCCATATTAATCACCTACTTTCTATTCAGACTATTATTGACAAAAATTATTACTTGAATCATAATGGATTTTATATATAGATTTGTTTAAAATATTTCATATAAGTTCACCGGTCTTCTTTTTGTATTTTGCATAAGCAGTAAGATATTCATCCGTATTTCTTATTTGATTTTGTATAATTTTTTTTACAAGATCATTATACCCTTTATCCTTAGCGTTCATTAGATATAATTGGTGCGCTAATATTTCTTGCAGTTTCGGATCTTTATTCATATTATTACCTCTGTTCAAAATTAATAAAAGAGAGCATAGCTGTGACACTATGCCCTCCTGTGTTTATCTGAGACTCTTAAAATCTCTGACTTGCTTTTTGTCATGGTCTCTAAGAACCTGTTTCATAGTTCCGTAAATTTCGGTTTTAAGTGCATCTATATCTTTTGCACCATCGATATAGAAGTTGACTGTCATATCACCAAAAGATTGATTATTTGTGTTGTTAATCGCATTCATAAGTTCTTTATACATCTCGCCAAATTGTGGTTGACTACTCTGTGTGGCAATACCTGCATTATCAATAAGTCTCTTTGTGAAATCTGCTGTAAATACTTTGTCACCCTGATTTAAGAATGTGAGAGTACCATACTTTCTTGACAGTACAGATTCCATTCCATTTTCGTTTACACGGTACATTCCAGACTTAGGCACATAATCAGTTCCGGAAGCATAACCGGTAAGTCCTGATAATGTAGAACTAACCTGTTCGTCTGTTAATCCAACATTTTTCAGAATAGTAGAAATGTTATTAAGGACCTGTGCATTGCTAAGAGCAGAATTTGAAACTGCTTCATTGATAGCTTTGCTCATTTTTTCTACGTTGGAGCTTATGTCGTTAGACCATTTGTCAAAATCATCGCTCATATCTGAGGATAATTTATCAAGCGCATCACTTTGCATACTGAAAGCATGGTCTGTCATAGTATCAGAAAGATCTTCTCTTGCATCTGATAATTGTTCCTGGATCTTTGCCAAACGTGCTTTATCTTCAGCGTTTGTGGAACCCTGGAGAGCTGCCGCTTGACGTTCAAGGATCTGAATGTCTTTGGTCTTATCTTTTAAAGTTTTATCATAATCGTAATAGTCTTTCTTTGCAGAAAGGGCTTCCTTACGCTTAGATATTACTTTATTAAGAGCATCAAGTTCTGCTTGAGCCTGATTTTTGACAAGAGAGAGCATATCATTTTGAAGAGAACTATTTGATGAGATTAAAGAATTAAACTGGGACTGTACATTCTTCATTTTTTCATCATAAGTCTTTTCGCCAAAATTACCTGCTGCGTAATCTTTTTCAATCTGTTTCTTTTCTTCAAGAAGCTTTCTCATTTCTTCTTGATTTGCAGAAAACTGATTTCTATTCAACATTACAGAAGTAGCTCCCCATTCTGTAAGAAGTCCAGTGTTTTTATCAATTTTCATATCATCAGAGATAATTTCGTTCAGTGTATCAAGACGGTCCTTGAACTGATCAATTTTCTCTATTGCACGATCAAACTGTTCTTCGTAATAAACACCAATTTGTTGTTGTTTCAGATTTTCAATACTTGTGTCGTAATCGGTTACAGCCTTTTTTGCTTCTACAATCTCGGATTTCATATTAATCCATTCCTGAGATCCTTCTACAATTGTGCCATTGTCAACACCTTCTTGGAGTCTTTTTTCAAGCTCATCTACTTTATCCTGTGCGATATTTCTCAGACTTTCAGTATTTGAAATCTTGATCTCATAATCAGAAGAACGCTCATAATTTCCGTGAGCATTGTATAAATCAATGTTTGCTTCTTCCATTGCATTATACTTTTCCTGATATCCTAACAATCCTTCATAATACGTCTTCGCATTATCAAATTTACTTTGAATTGCTTCAACTGTAGCTTTAGCTGCTTCTGTCTGTGATTCCGCTGCATTAGCTGCCGCTGTTGATTCTGCATCTGTGACAATATTTAATTTCTGTTCTGTTTCGGCTGCAGTAGTAACATATTTATTATATGCTGTAAGAGCCTTTTTAAGAGACTTGTCTTTTATCTTATCGACATTTATTTCTTTACCTGCTGCTAATTTCTTTTTCTGATTATCACTCAGCTTACTACCAAACTTTTTCTTAATAGCCTTAGCTTTTTTACTAACCTTATCGTCTGCTTGTTTCTTGGCTTTCTCCTGGGCGTTAAGATTTTTCTTAGTTTCCTCCCAAGCCTTGTTGTTAATATTTGCAGCTTGCTTTGTCTGTGTCACATTCTGATCAGTTAAGGAATCCATATAGGAAAGTTCGTTTCCTTCTTGATATCCGACGATTGCTGCTTCGGCATCTGTCTTAAGAGATGAAGAATTCTTATTTGCAGTGTTAAATTTAGTTTGAGCCGTTTTCTTTTTAGAATCTGCTTTCTTTTTATTTTTAACTGCAGAATTATACTCTTCGGCACGTTTCTTCGTAGTCTTGTTAGTAATCTTACTGGTATCAATAGTCTTTCCGGATTTAATAGCTTTTTTCTGCTCATTCGTAAGACCTTTTGATTTAAGAAGTGCTTTTTTCTTTCTATTTACAGCTGTAGTTGCCTTATCTGCTTTCGCAGTTGCTGTGTCAAGATTTGATTGTGCTTTTTCTGTAACTACCTGTGCTGATTCGTAACTTGCAGTAGCAGCGTCTGCTATAGCTTTTTGTGTTGATCCACCTGTTTGAACAGCAGATAACCTTGACTGAGTTGCATTCAATCCATTAAAACCATTTTGTAATCGTTCCAATGCCTGTTCAGCTGTTTCAGTTGGCATATTAGCCCATTGCTCAAACAATTCCATTTGCTCTTTCTTCAGATCAACAACAGCCTGTTTACAATCCTGTGCCTTGTCGTAATATGTTTTATACTGATCAATAGCCTCTGCCAGAGCCTTACCTTCATCAGTGCTAGTGTCCATGTCTTCAATACGATAAGCACCTTTCTGTACAAGCTTCTTATATTTATCTGAAACAGTTGTGTGAATTTCTTCACCATCACTATTATAATAAGTATAATCTGCTGCTACGGAATTGGCTTTCTTCATATAGGTTTTGGCACCTTTTTCGTTTGACTTAATCTGATAATTCATTTTACTCATTTGTTGCTTGAGCAAAGATTGTTTAGTTACTTTATCAATATAATCTGTGATTTTGTCAGAAATTTTCTTTACCTGGTCGCCCCACCATTCAATACGATCAGCTACCCAGCTCCAAACTTTTGATGATTTCTTTACCTTTTCGGTATTGTCATTTACGGTGTCTGTATTTTTCTTAACAGAAGTTGTATTTTTATCGGTAATTGTGGAATTAGAGGAAGATGATGTTGACTGATTACCAACTTGAGTACGATTTTTATCCCAGTTTAAATAAACACCAGAATTACCTCCTGCATAGGCACCAACAGTACCATTTGCATAAGCTCTAGCATGTCCACCTCCAGATGTAACATGTCCTGAATTGATAAGCTCGGATGTCTGCTTTTTATTGAAGATTAAGTCACCTTTTTTTAGATTTTCAAAATGAGCACCACCAGGAATAATCATCCATTTACCATCACGCACAATTGATTCAGCGCCAATGCCTTCTTCGTTAACTAAAGCAGTTTCATCATGTGAAAGTGTTACATTTCCGCTTGCGTGAGCAGGAGTATAATTGATAACATTATAAGCAGTTCCATCGGCATGAGCGACACGAATCATAGTTCCTGTAGATTTACCTGTTCCACCACTAACATGCGTAGAAACATTTGCGGAAATATTGATAGTATGAGGCTTTGACAATTCAGAATTAATAGCACTTGCCATACCCGATGTGTCAGCATTAACCTTAATAATTCCAGTCATGTTGTTGATCATCTGAGTAGCAGAAGTACCTTTATTGATAGCAGGATCATTGTTGCCATCAATTTTCATTTGAGGTTTCTGACTTTCTGCATAGTTCTTAGCTTCATCTATCTTTTCTTTTGCTTCTTCATTGTTTGCCGTAACATCAATAGAAGCGTTCTCACCGTCACCTAATAGCTGATTAAACTGTGTCTCATCCAATTTAACAGTCATATCAATCTGAGCATCTTGATTGTCTTTAATATATTGTAGCTCATCCCTAGCTGTTGATAATTGGTCAGCATTATTAACATCAAGGTCAAGTGTTGTGGCAAGTGTTTGATCATCCATTGTAAGAAGCTCGTCTACATCACCATCTTTTTCAACTTTTTCCTGTACTGTAAGCGTAACAACCTGGTTATCAACAGAATCTTTTACTCCTTGCAGAGTTGTTTTTTCAGAAGTAGAAAGAGATGTATTATTATTTAACTCTTCCTGGATTTCTTGACTCTTTTTCTGAAGTTCTTCTTTACTAGAAGTAGAAATATCAAAATCTAAATCAACAGTAATATTACTATCCTGTAACTCATCTTTTGCATTATCAATCTGATCCTGAACTGTAGTTAAGTCAACTTTAGGAGTTGCTTTGATCAGCCCCATATCAGAAAGAACAGCTGCTAACTGTACTGCTTGATCTTTTGTAAGACCAAATGTGCTAGAAAGATTGTCAAGTGCTTGTTCGGCATCCTCAAAACCGGCATCATACTGTCCATCGGATAAATTAATTCCACTGAGCTGAGATTCAGAATATTGGCTTAATACTTTAAGATTTTTCTCAAGAGAAGATGTTTGTTCATCTGTCGCATTCTGAATCTTCTTGATGACTGTCTCATAATCACCAAATTTAGTTGGATTTGTGAATTCTCTTGCTAACGGATTTTCAATAGTCCCTTGCTGAGTTTGACCTTGTGGCTGTTCTTTAAGAATATATCCGTTTTCTTTTAAATATTGATCACGAGTTTTTTCAAGAATTTTGACTAATTCATCATTTCCTTCTGCAGCTGCCTGATTAATTTCATCCTGCATCTGAGTGATAACTGATTTAGCCTGTTCGAGATTCTTTGCTTCATAATAAGTTGCTTTATCCGGAAGCTCTTCAATTCCAGTTTTTGTATTTTCTACTCTCGCATAAAGTTCATCTAAATCTTTATTGAGAGAATCAATAGCAGACTGATCTCCAGCTAAATCCGGATCTGCTTTAATTTCTGCAAGTTTTTGTTTCTTTTCTGCAATCTGCTGATAGAGATCAGATAAATGCTGTTGCCCATCCTCTTCCGTAGTGAAGAAGTCAGTAGTAGCACCATAATCTTCGAGACGACCAAACATCATCATAAATGGTTCAAAGCCCATATTAAGTCTCTGTGCAGCGTCTCGCATTTCATCAAGGTTATTTCCTAATGTACTGGTCCAATGACCACTTTCATTAGAAGCAAGGTCAAGCTTCTGCAGGTCTTCTAGGAAATTTTCAACACCAGTAGATGTATCATGGAAGTATCTTTCAAACATTGCCTGATTCTCACCAAAGTTTACTGCATCAGATACACCTGTAGGAGAAATAATAGAAGCAAAAGACTTAAAGTCATCTGTACCAACTTCACCTTTTTCCCATGCCTCTTTTGCGGTTTTATACTGAGAGAGAAGTTCGTTGTAAAGATCACCCTCGTTTGAAGATTCAAGAGCTTCTTTAAGTTCTGCGTACTTAGGTGTAGGAATTTTAAGACCTGCGATTTTCTGATAAGCACCCTCGATATCATGGGCACCATCTAAAACAGCTTCAACATAAGATTGTAATGCACTTGCATCTGCGTACTGTCCGGCATCCTGAAGAGCTTTAATAGCATCTGTAAACTGGTTAGTTACATCACTGTCCATGGAGTCCATCAGATCATCAATAGCAGAAGAGAGTGTTTCAGTGTTTCCTGCATATTTTGCAAGATCTGGAAATTTGTCCAGGAATGTCTTTCTGGTAGAACCAGTCATTAGACCATTTTTAAGGTCTTTTTGTGCCTGGTAAAGTGACTGGTACTTATCTTGGTAGTCGGTAAGCTGGGATTGAAGTGACTCGTTTTGAATGAAGTCTTCTGTTGTTGGGAGGAACTGTTGAATACTATCACCCCAATTAAATCCAGAAGATGATATATTTCCAATATTTTGCTCAACAGCTTTTAACATTGCCTGAGCACCAACATCAGATGTCATATAGTTTGAATATGAACTAATAAATCCCTTAGCCATATTTTCAGCTACAGTTTCCGGGGCAGAACTGTATGCATTTCTAAACAGTTTTTCAATTTCCTGTTTAGCTGTATCAGCATCAATGTCAGATAAATCTGTTCCTTTTAGGATACTTTCTTTAAGAGCTTTTGCATATCCTAATTGCTCATTCGTAGCTCCTGCCATTGCTTCATCAATCTTATTAATTGTATCAGTTACTTTTGTAACTTTAAGATTGGCAATTGACTTCTGCAAATCATCTGTTCCTTCGGCTAACTGTGGAAACTGCTGAATAAGGTCAGTAAGGTCTGACTCCTTAAACTCTCCGGATTTTAATTTTGCTAATGTATCAGATAAGGAAGAAATATCCGACTGTAAAGTATCAATAGAAGAGGAAACTTCAGAATCAGAATCACCAAGAATTGATGCGAGAGTAACATCAGATTTTGTATCTGCAACTTTCTTTTTATATTTCTCGATAGCAGACGTAATTCCATCAACGCCTTTTGAAAAATCAAGAGATCCATCATTCATTAACTGAATGGCAATCGACAAATCATCAATCTTCATACTGTCAATAAAGTCAGATGAATCTGGAACATCTGCATATGCTTCTTTTAGGCGTTCTGCATTGTTTTCCATCTCTTCAATTGAAGACGTAACACCATATACATTCTCAAATTGCTCTTTCTTTTCTTTGTCTTCTTTATTGGGAAACGCCTCATTAAATGCTGCATCCATCTGTGATTTATAATCATTTAATGTTAATTTGGATGGGTCAATTTGCAAAGCATCAGATAATGTTTTTTGAACTTCTGGAGTCATTTTAGACATCGGTTCAAGAAATTCTCCATATAAAAATGGAAGGACCAAACCATCATATTTGTCTTTTAATGGCGTTAAATCAATGTCAGATAAATGATTAAGCATTGCACTCTGAAGAGAAGAATCAAGTCCTGAAAAAGCTTCTGTTGTTTGCAAATAATCTCCAAGTGATGTAGCCATACTATTCCACTGATCTTTAATAAGCATATCAGTAGAAGAGAACTCTTTTTTGTTTGTATCAATTTGAGCTTGTAGCTCTGATACTTTTTTATCTACATCTACTTTAGCTGCGTCAGAATATGATTGATTCAATCTACTGATAACACTTTCATCTAAATCTGCAATTCCATCTACAAAAGTAGTTCCATCAGATGACGACTGCAAGAAATACCCATCTCCTAAATTTTCTTGCAAAATATTATCAATTGTTTTTCTTTGTTCATTCGATAGTTTTGATGAATCAATATTTAATGTGTCAGTTCCTGTTGAAAATAAGTCTTTACTTGCTTTGTATGTAAAATCCTTAGCATAATTCAAATATGATTCGTTTAACTGATCTACTACATCTGCACCTAAATCAGCTAAACCATCTACAAAAGCAGTTCCATCAGATAATGGCTGTAAGAAATACTGTCCGTCAGTAACTTCATCTAGTGCCTTATTTATAGCTTCTCTTTGCTCATTTGTTATTTTTGATGAATCAATGTTTAATACATTTGAACCAGTTGAAAATATTTTTTCACCTTCATAAGTATCTATTTTCCCTTGAAGTATATCATTTTCTTTTCTTAGGTCTGTATCTATTGCAGTATATTGTGCGATTTGTTCAACAACACCTTTATACATATCCTGCAAATTTTTACCCATTTCTACATTTGCTGATAACATCTGAGCATTATATAAATTTCTAATACTTTCAGCTGCAGTATCTGCATTTTTACTAAGATTTAATACAGCATTTCCCTGTTCATCATATCCTGAAACAAGACTTGGGAACTGACTTGCAAGTTGACTACTTAAATCAATGTACTGCTGATATTCATCAGTAGATAAAGATACATTCTCATTTGTATTCTGGTTTACACCAGATCTTAACTCTGCATATTTTTCGGCAACCTGGTCAATAGCATCTCCGGTTGTCTTAATCTGATCCGATTGGTCCGCAAAAGAAGAACCAAGATCCATAATAGACTGCTTACCTTCTGAAAAACTATTGAACGTACTATCAATTGCATCTTTTGCTTCTTTGCCTACTTTAATGAGATTTTCGCTACGATGTCTGTAATCATCTATGGCTTCAAATACTTTGCCAATAGCCCAGGATGCAGCCATAGCTATTGCCATATTGCCAAGAGTTCCAACAAATGTCTTTGCGACATTACCTGCGGTTTTTAAAGCAGCGCCAAATTTTGTTGTACCTTGTATAACTGTTTGCTGAGATTGAACAAAATTGGCTAAATTTTGAGATCCTAATTCTGTATTAGAATTATATTCAATTAATTTATTATTGCCTTCATCTAACTCATTAGCCCATATTGAAGCCAGATTTTTATATTTATCACTTGATAAATCAGCTCCTTTTGGAATATCGTTAATTAATCTTTTAAAATATTCTTGCTCATTATTGGTTGGATTATAATTTTTAACAACATCTTGCTTCTTTGTAAAAAAGTCTTTAATACTTTCCCAAAATTCAGATAAATTCTTTCCATTATTAAATGTACCCTCAGTTTTATCGTAGTTAAAAATCAAATTGAAATAATCTATTTATAATGTTATACTTGCAATATAAAATTATAAATTGGAGGGTGATTATGAAGATTTATTGCTGTCGTAATTGTATGGAGAAAAACAGAAGCAAGATTAAAAGCGACAAAGATTATTTTAACTCATTACTTAAATATAAAACCTTTGAAGCAGAAAAAGAATATTTTGTAGGATTTGGACTAGAAAACAAAGTTAAAGACGGTAAATGTATATTTTGCAACTCTCCAGTAGAACTTTTAAATATTGAGGATGGTGAATTGGCAAAAATATCACACTTTGGATCTCCAAATCCAGATTATGTTCTTGCTATGAATAAACTTAAAGGCGATGATATTATTTCATTTACTTCAAAATATAATGAATTAATTGAGATTCAAAATCAAAGAAAAGCAATGAATTTAGCGCAACAACAGTCCGAGCAACAAAATATAAACCAAGTACGTTGTCCACGTTGCGGTTCCACACAAATCACCACAGGTCAACGTGGATACTCATTATTCTCTGGTTTCCTTGGCTCAAATAAGACAGTCAACAGATGTGCGAATTGTGGGTATTCTTGGAAGCCTGGAAGGTGACTATAAATAGTTCTTTCGACCATCAAGAATATCAAACAGTTCTTGAATGTTTTTTTCAAATTCTATAAAGCTTAGATACTTTTGATGATTGAATATTCTATAGTATGCTTTTTGGATTTTAAATTTTATATTGCGAATTGCCATTTTTGCATCCAAATAAAAAACATCTACTCTTAATTTTAGAAGTAATAAAGTTTTATTTTGTTTCATATAAATAAAATCCTTTCGTATAAGTAAATAAATATGAATAAAGAATATATAGAAAATTTATTTAAAGAATACAATAATAATTATTTTAAAATACCAGAAATACAGCAATATATCGAAATACAAGATAATTATATAGCTGGTAAATTTAATAGTGTAGATTTATATAATCAAATATATATATTAGAAATAAGTAATAATTTAAATGAGTCTGATGGAAGCAAAGCAATATTATTCCATGAATTTACTCATGTATATGATTCGTTACAATTTCTAAAATATCCATTTGAAGATTACAAAAAATTAATGTATATATATTCGGAAGTACATGCTTCTGAAGTAGAAATGGATGTGTATTTAAAAATATCAAACTTTCATTATGAAAAATATATGCAGTTACAATTAAGAGACTTAATAGAAAGCTTTATTTTGCCAGATGGTCCTATTGTCAAAGGACAGTTAGGATTTAATGAAAGACTTCTATATTATTACATTGGTTATATTGTATCCTTAAATAATCATAATATTAAGTATAAATATAAATATGATTATATTAATGAAGATTTTCAAAATCTGTTTATGGAAATTACAGATTACTTTATTCAAAACAATACATATAATTATGATATCTTATTAACTTACTATGATAGATTGAGTAAACTTGTAAAAGATACATTAATAAAACATCAAAAAAAATACAAACCAAGTACGTTGTCCTAAATGTGGATCTACCCAGATCACAACTGGACAGCGTGGATATAGTTTATTCTCTGGCTTTTTTAGGTAACAGCAAGACCGTTAATCGTTGTGCGGCTTGTGGGTATAGCTGGAAACCTGGAAAATAACCTATTCAATACCATGTTCTTCCAAAAACTCATCAGCTATTTGACTAGAAACTTGTTTTATAATTTGAGTAAGATTACCATGAACGTCAATTTCCGGCATCTTACCAGTTGTTTCGAATTTAATAATGTCATCAATGGACATATTCTTAAAATGATTTCGTACTAATGTAAATGTGGTTTCAATATCACCTTCATCAGTACAATTATTTTCGTATAACAATTTAATAATTTTTGTTGCAATATTTTCTGTCTCAGAAATTGACCACAACATATTTTCACGACCTTTCTATGGAGGATTGAATATGATATTAAACTATGATTGTTTTAGAGATGTACTCTTATATATTGAAGAACAAGATAATATGAAGCTTAATGGAGATTTTAAGCGGATTATGTTAAAAGATATAAAGGATCACTTTTCAGGTAAATACAATGAAGAGGATGTACAATATTGTGTGAAAAACTTATTTGACGGAAGATTCTTAGAAGGATCGTATTCTATAGATGATAACTATAAATATGAAAACTGTAAAATTTATGATGTTACATTCGAAGGACATAAATTAGCAGAATCAATTAGACCTGACTCTATATGGAGGAAGAGTAAAGCTAAATTAAAATCTGTAGGTATTTCTTCTATAAATATGATCTCAGCAGTATGTGTAGAAGTTGCTAAAGTAGCTGTTACTGATCCTAAATTTATTACCGATATTGCCAATGGAATATTTAAATAAAGTTCACTGTCCTCGTTGTGGCTCAACACAAATTACCACAGGTCAAACCTTGCAAAGAGCATTGTTTGGCTTAATGTATAATCAGATTACTGTCAATCGATGCGCAAATTGTGGGTGCACTTGGAGACAAGGAATATAAGGAGATTATATAATATGGAAGAAAACATATTTGATAAGTTTAAAAATGTGGTTCGTAAGCCGAAACCAGAACCAACTAAGCCAAAGGCAACTAAAATTTCTGATATTAATTTAGAAAAGAATAAACGAGAAATTTTTACTCTCCATGACGAAAAAGATAAAAACAAGAAGTAATACATTTTTTTAAAAAATCTATTGTTTTTATATATGGCGTAAAGAAAAGTTCAATAGCATGGGGAAATGGATCTGGAACTTCTCTAAACAATTCTATATCTTTTATTTTTAAATCTTCTGTGTCATTAGGAGGTGTATTTAGTGAACTCAAATTTCGATTCAAAAGAATCATTCCTTTCTTATAAGTTAAATATTTTTAAAGAATTGTATAATGATGAATGTGAAAGAAGAAACATTGCTTCACAAAAAATTTCAAGAATTATTCCATTAATTGTGGCAATGTTTGGTGGTGACACCAATATTTTTCAAAAGCTTTTTCTGGCAACAGATAATCCTCTATGACTTCCTTGACAAAGAAAGTAGGCAAGGGAGTATTAAAAGATTTTTCACTAGATCCACCACGAGAATCGTTTATTGATATTTTGTGTGAATCAATAAATATGTCGCAATCAAAAATTTTTACATGCATAAAAATCTTCACCTTCTTTTTTTATTTAATTAATAGACCAAAAGAGTATTAGTGCTCCTGGTCTGATTCTTCATGCTTGGTCCATGCTAATGTATAAGTTTTTAACCAAAAGTAATCTTTACCGAAATCACCATCAGACCGATATATATCAAATTCATTTATATTATAAATACCTAATGTCTCATACATGGCATCACGGTATGTCTTATAAGATCCAAGAACCTTATTATCATCTTTTCTTATTACTAGATAACAATCTCCGTATTTTTCAAATAATTCTTTCTCGTGGTCTGTAAAATAGCAGTGGGCTTTACCATCTCGATCTGTTGACATATTAGTATAATTAAAGAAATCTTTATCTTCAAATATAACAGTTCCTCTTTGTATTAATTTCATTTAATAATACTCCTTTTTAATCATAATAATAGACCAGGAGAGTGTTAATTCTCCTGGTCTAAATTATCATATTCATTTAAGAAATTTGCTGTTCCAAAAGATGGGATTCTAAATGAAAAACTTGTTTTTCCATTTAAATTTGATACTGCAAAATCACCTTTTGAAATAATATCCATACCAATAATAATATCAAAAACATCATGTTTTTCAATTTTTAATACTCGCAAGTTATTAAAAACAAAATCGTCTCTAAACATTAAATCAATTGAATAAATATCTGTTAATTTTGACTCACGATGACCTCCAGTATAGAAATTTGATTTTCCAGTTGAAGTAAGATTATATTTTTCCACTATATTGCTTGTTATACATGAGACAGAAGCACCTGTGTCCCAAATACAAATAAAGCGATTTTTATCAATTAAATCATCTTTCTCTTTTCCTACATAAACATAGGAAGTAAGTTGATTCATTATCTTATTTGAACTATATGTAAGAACTCGTATTTTATCCATATTTTATTCACTTATAGAAATCCATTTATATTCTGGTACGCGAACATATTTTCTATTAAAAACACCGTCACAATGATATATATTAAATTCACCTACATCATAATAGAAAAGTGTTTCCCTTAATGCTTCTCTATATGTTTTATATGATCCAATGATAATATTATCTAATTTTCTAATAGACAGATAACATTCTCCATATTTTTTATATAATTCTTCATGATGATAATAAAACCAATCTGTAGGGTGATTTGGAACTTCTACAATTTCCCCTTCATAATAATGTATTTTTCCCATATTAAATATTACCTCTTATCATATCATAAAATAGATTAATTTCAATCTATATAAATAAAAACACCACGTTTGCAAGCCGTGGCGAGTGTGTGCAGTTAATGCATTTCAGGTAGTAGGAGAGTAGTAACCTCACGGTTCTATCTATACTATTCGATCCATCATGCTACCCAGGCTTTCCCTGGTTGGACTGTATATTGTACTATATGTTGTAACGCCACACATAATACGCCTTGTCAGCCTCTCGCACGTTAACTGTAAAACTACACTTTTACATGAAAACACATATGTTCTGGATTTACAAAAATGGACAATTATACTACAATCGAAGTCAGATATACTTGTGGTCACAGGTCTACATTGTGATCCGTTGCACGACAGTATATCTGACAGTCGTCATGTAGTATTGAATTATTGGTACGCAATTTGTACCAGAAATGAGATTATCTAAAATGAAGCATTCTAAATATTATATTCATTTCTATGGGATTCTCCCAACATCAAATCTCTTTCTTGATACTTTCGTACAGGAAGGAGGTGAGATATGGAAGATGTATTTCTATTCGTTTTAACTCTTGTAGGATTATTAATCCTATGGTCGTTAATCCGCAGAATACCATCTAAGAACATGAAAAACTTTCACATCCATTTTGGATTTCTGAAAGGATTTGACATGTCTGGAGAATTCTATAAGGATGACACCCAAAATAATAAATAGTTTAGTTCATATTTTTGTAATCTCCTTTTGTCATTTAAGAGAGTGGAGAGTTGTTAGCGCAACTTTCTGCTCTCTATTTCTTTCTTCCTGTTATAATTGCGTTTTATTCGTGAATTTATCATCCACTTTTGTAAATTTAAACATATGTGTTTGCTAACGTGTCGGAACTACCATCTTCAATATATCCCTTTCATTCATTTTCAGAACTAAGGTACCACAGTGATGTGGATTACGGCTTCCTCCGATATTCGGCTTTATAGCTCTAAGGCTAAAGGTCTGTCAATAGGTGTCGAATCACCATCTTGAACAAGTTCTATACTAACTGTCGCGATTATGACAGCAGCATATCAAATGGGCATCTTAACTACGATAAAATTTTGAATTGAAACTAGCTTTATGGTTTATGTTAAGCTGTTTACCCAGACCTGCTTGTGAAAGTTTAAATCCTGCGAATCCTCCAATTGCTGTTGAGAGCAGTGGAAGTTTATCCAGGATCTGAGTTACGATGTTAAGAAAGGCGGTTGCTGTATCTATTACGCCTTTAAACATATCTGAGTTGATAGTTACTGTTGCAAGCTCTTGGAGCTGTGTTTGAAGTTGGGTGATATGAGCTTCTAACGAAGATAAATACGTCTCATTTTCACGATCTGCCGAGCCTTTCGCATTTTTTGATGACTCGATTGCTTCCCTTAAAATATCAGGTGACTGCAATATACTAGCAGCTGTATTTGCGCGGTTTTTGCCGGCAATTGTTTCAAGCAAAAGATTTACATTGTTACTTTTGGTCTTTTTATCGGTTTCTTCGATCTCATTATAGATATCTGCTATATCCTGTAATACACTTGCCGTTGAACGGTAGTTTCCGTTATTATCAAGAATATCTATACCTTTAAAACCATTAGAAGCGACTTTTGTTGCGCTCATAATTACGTCTCTAAGCTTAGAAACAGTTGTTACAACACCATCTGTCTCTTCGCCAAGTTCTTGCAATTGCTGAACGGCAACGCTTGTTCCTGTTAGACGGAGAGCAATCGTTCTCATTGCGGCACCAACGGATTCTGGGTCCTGCACAACCTGGTTGCCTGCCGTAATTAATCCTATACTTTCGTCTATATTATTACCTGCTGTTTTAAGAGCAGATGCTGATCTTTGTAATGCTGATGCTAACCCATCGGTGGAGATGGAAAAATTATTCAAACTGTTACTTTCGAGACAAGCTCTACTAACCACACAAAATTAGTATGGCGCATAGGCATTTCTACCTATGTCTCACGCTTTATATGAATTGGGATTATAACGTGACGATTATACTTAAAAGTATAAAAGAGCCTTTCGGCTGTTCGGACTAGATCTTCATCCTATAAAATAGGAGAGTAGCGAAACTCTATTTGTTTATTATCCAAATAGAGTATTATGGTCTCTACGGATATATGTAATTAATTATTTTATAATATTTGTATATTCTTTTCTGTTTAAATCTTGATATGGGGTAATTATATTAGAATTTAAAGAAAGACTAGATTCTGAAATACTATAATTAAAAGAATGATAATTATTTAATACACCATTACAATTTATATATTCTTGAATTAATTTTTTACATAATTCTTCGTTTTTATTTATATCAGTTTCCCACAAATATAAAATTTTTATATCATATTTATTTGTAATATATGATTTCTTTTGCTTATCTTTTATAATTGTTCTGTCTTGTATTGAATTCAAAGTATATTTATTTTCATTGTATCTTATTGGGTTACCATGCCAATAATCGCCCATAACCTCTATTATTAAATTAAAATCATTTAAATAATTATCAGCAGCATAATATTCAAATATTTTCTCGCGTTCATAATTAATCTTTAATTCATCTAATATAGAATTTATTTTTAACTGAATTTTAGAATTTCTTTTATTTGAACGAGCGCTATTTTGGGCAATTCTAAGACGTATTTTTTCTTTTTGTTCTGGCGTAAATTTTTTATTAAACATGGGGGATTTTTCTTGAATATAATGTTTAGATTTGAATTCATAATAACATTGTCTGGAGCAATAATTGAAATTTTCTCCAAATGAATTGACTTTATTATAATTAGATGGAATAATTGCAAGAGGTTTACCACAATTAGTGCAAAACGTATTTATTCTATTATAAAATTGACTTTCCTTACCATGGTCTAATTTATTTGGTTTATCTTTATGATAACATTCATTAGAACAATACGAATGTTTATTTACTAAATAAACACTTGGAAAATCTTCAATTTCTTGTCCACAATATTCACAATTGGTTTTTACTAATATTTTTCTACTATGATTCCCTAATTGCTGAACCATTTTACAAATATCTTTTAGCGATCTATTCTTATACATACTTTGCAAGGTGTTCAAATAAGGATCGTCTGTTGTTAATAAAAAAGATAATGCTGTTTTTACATCTTCCTTAGTCCATCCATCAATATTAGGAACAATATTTTTATGACGTTTTAACCAATCACAATAGGCACACGTTCCATTATTTCCATTTTCTTTTAAATTTCTAATTCTAATAAATCTCTTTTCTAAATTTCTTCCACACACATCACAATGGACTATATGATTCAATGGAATACTATCATATTTTTCTTTACTTCGCATAAAACCTCTTTAAATTAATTACATATCTTTCCACGGTCTTGGCTTTCCCATAAGCTATTAACCGTTATAGCTACTTACAGGGAATATAAAAATTCCCCACATGTTACCATGTGTTTAGGCATAATCATTTCACCTACCTGATTAACCTTGTCCACCAAATCTGTTTCTGCAACTTCGCTATACGCAGCTTTCATAGAAATCAGCGCAGAAGTTGCATCATCAATATTATCAAACTCTGATACATTTAATAATTTATTAGCATTTACAGCTGACTGCTTGGCATCCGAGAATGATTCTCCGAGCCTCTGGAAATCGGCGGTACTGTTCTGAATCTGTAGAGCAGTAGTACCAACGCTCTTAGCCATATCAAAGCTTTCCTTCTGAAATTCTTTCAGCTTACTGATTGGCTCATCTGATACTTTTCGCATTTCTGTAAGAGCAGTATCAAATTCTTTAACTATTTCTAAACCTTGCTTGAACGTATTCCAAACTTGATTCATTGCCTGGAATGAAGTCAAATATTGGGCAAGGTTTACCATTTTTTCTTTCCAACCTGAGAAGAATTTACTTAGTCCACTTTCAACAGGTTTTACAGAAGTTCCAAGATTTTTAATCTGTCCATTCAGTGTATTTAATTGGACACTTAAAGTCTGCGCTTCACCGGTACTATCCTTAAATGTACCTTTTAGCGAAACAATTCCATTCTTTTCTGTAAATCCACTAAAAGTAATATCCTGTACATTAGTAAGTTCTTTCAGATAACTTTCCAATTCCATTTTTGCATCTGTGATACTTGCAGGATCAATGATTTTACCAATACTACCAACAGATCCACTTAATCCACCGACTTTCTTCTCAAATTCACTAATGCCCATTTTGCCTTTTGCGACAGCAGTAGCCCATTTATTAATCTGTTCTTCACTGGATTTAAATACATCTTCAATTCCAGCGATGCCACTTTTGTCTACTTTTATCTTGTCGAAAGCATCATAGGCGCTCTGAATTCGATTTCCGTATTTACTAAGATTGTCTGTGATAGTCTTATCAATATCATCAAATCTCTGCTTTGCATTTATTTCAGAAGTGTTCTGTGGTGTTTTTGCGTTTACTCTTGCCATAACTTTATTTCGTTCTTCTATGGCGGCTTGAGCTTCTGTTGTATTATGTCTAAACGTACTAAGAGTATGAACAAAAGCTTCATTATCTGCAAGTGTCTTATAATCACCAACATAAGACTGGTCAGTTACATATTTTGGGGTTTTAGTAGAAGTGGAAGACGATGTGTTATTTGTAGACTTCTTATTACTACTTCCAGTTGCTTTCGCAGCCTTATTTAAATCTTCCTTATTGCTTTTCAAAATGTTCGCAAGATTTTGTAACTCATCTTTTTTCGCCAACATAGCATCAATCTGAGTCATTAATCCGGAAGTAACTTCTGATCCTAATGCTTCTTTAAGATTCTGAGCAGAGTCTGCAATTTCACTCATACTTGATTTAATTACATCAATAGAAGTTAAATCTAATAATGTAAACTGCGTTGAGTTTCCTGAAACAATACTTTCTGCGCCTTTTCCAATGTTGTTTAATGGTTTTCCAGCACCATTAGCAGACTTCTGTAATTTATCAATCTCTTTAGTGACGTTCTGAATATTTTTTCCTGCATTAGTCAATCCAGAGAAAATGTCACCATTAAATTTTACGTTATTAATTTTCTGTAAAGCTTTCGCTGTCTTTTCAAGCTCATCAGCAATACTTTTTAATTGGCTGACTTTACTATCATCAACCTCTATACCAGTTTTTATACTAAAATCTTCATTAGGCATATAAATTCACATCCTTTCTTACCATTTTAGATATCCAAGAAACGTACTCCACGTAAGTTCCTTAATTGGCTCTTTTTTTTCACTAATGTATTTCTGCATAAGCATATAAGCAGAAGTTGTTTTTGGAGCAGGTCTTCCCCATTCTGAAAAATTAAATCCTGTTCTCCAATATGGAGTTCCAGGAGCTGGATGTTCAGGACCATCAATGGCTCCACCGTGATAACCTTGTTTAAATATATACTCATAAATGTAGTCATTGCCTACTCTATGTCCACCAAGCTCATCCGAACTCAAATGAACATTAACTTCTCCTAATAATGGCTTCACATCATATACATTTAATAGGGATTCAGTTCTTTCATAGTATTCAGGATTGAATGACATATACCAATCTTCAACTGCGAACCTGCTTGCACTTTCAATCTCAGGAGCAGCCTTTTTAGGTATTTCTTCATTTGTTTTCTTTTCTGCAGCCTCAATACTGTCAGCTAATTTTCTAAATTTTCTAGCTGCTTTATTGAGGTCAGAGGCGTTAATTTTTAATGAAATCATATTTTAACTCCTGTTCAAACTATAAAAAGCTCCATGACCTTTGACAGTCATGGAGCTTAACTAAATGTTCATATTTTATTTTGAAGAAATCGCCTTAATAAATTTCACAACGTCTTCCTTACTCATATCTTTCATAGCTTCAGCAATAACCGGTGCGAGAGAAGTACCAACCTGTTTCAGTACATCATTTAATCTTGTAACCTGATTCTGGATAAATGCCTGTGTTCCATAATGATTAGTCATAAAATCCTGAGCAGTCATTTCCTCAATAGCTGTAAATTCTGTAACATCATTTCCAATTGCTTTAATAAGTTCTACAACAAGTCCACCTCTGTTAAGATAGTCATAATCTTCAGCCATAGTCTTGTTATCCATATGAATATATGTATAGTTGTTAATAATCGTATACACATGAAGAACATGTCTAACTGGAGAACTTACACTTACAATATCCTTCTTTTCAATATCTTTCCAATATGCGTTCTCAACAATTTTTTCAGCAAGAGTCATTTTTGTATTGATCGGCATATACTCAATTTTTACCATGGATTTAATATAATCCTGTTTTTCCTGATCGGATTCCTTCTTATTATATGTATTAATAAATTCCTGTACGGTAATATCTTTCATAGTTAATTACTCCTTTTCAAACAATTTTCCTTTTATTCATAGACAGTAACTTTCCAATATTTTCCATCGGATGTCCAAATTTCTATACAATCGCCATATGGATTATATTTAACTCTGCATACCTGTGGTGATTCACATATTTTCCAATAAACATCCGATGGAATTCTATAGTTACTTCTTGTTAATAGTTCACTAATCTCATAAGAGTACATAATAATTTTCCAATATTTAATTTTTAATCTCAGAGTATTTTTCACATACGCAATCTTTGATTTCAGACTGAATTCTTCCTTCAATAGCCTTTCTTAATAAACTGCAATTTCTTGCATAGCGTTTACATGTTTTGCATTTGTCTTCAAATTTTACCTTATCATCGTCATTATCAAAGATCCCAATATATTCAACAGGATAAATAGTCAGTTCAATTCTTGGATTATCCTTGTCGTAGTAAATTCTCTGAGGACGGAAGAGTGCTACATTATCATCCTTCCATATTAACTGTGTTTCTGTGATTGTATCATCTAAGCATTTTTCGTAGTTTGCACAATCTTTATCAATTCTGTCAAAATAAAAAACAGCATCTATAAAAAAATGCTGTGTGTCATTTACCTCTCTGGACCAATTCTGTTTTTTTACTTCTTCCTCGATTATTTTCTTGAATGCTTTTTTATAATCCTTCGCTTCTTTAGTCTCATATACCATTGAAAGTGGTCTGCCATTTTTCATTATGGTACGTACAGAAGTATAATGGTTAACTGATGGTGGCATAGGAGAGGTTAGGTATAATTTTTCTGTCATCTGTATTATTTAATCTGTCCAATAAACTGTTTTACTTTATCAAAACCAACCATTGCACCAATACCACTTAAAATTCCAAGTAGCACTGCACAAATAATATTGTTTACATCAAAAGCAATACCGTATAACTGGTAATATACAAGTGTTCCCACAGTTCCGATAACAATTGCAACAATAAAAGCAAGTAAATTGGAAGCATATTTTCTATTTGCTTCATCAAGTAGTTTTTTAATTGTCTCAACTACAAGTCCTGTTGCAATACTATAAATTGCAAATAACATAATAAAAGTATTTGTATTCATTCATCTCACCTCTTTTAACCGGCTGCTTTATTTTCTTCTTTATTATTTAAGTCTAAAGTTACAGATGGAGTCTCTATCTGATTTTCAAACTGTCCCATTTGATGTTCCACACGACTATTTTTCATATAACTTAAAACAGTTGGAATTAATGAGGCAGGAATAGCGACAAGTGCATACATAAAACTTGTGTCACCTGTAATAGTTGCCATATGTTCTGTAAACCATAAGATCTGTATACAAAGGGCAATCACAGTCCATAACACCATCTTACTTGTTCTTGGTTTCTTAAACTTAGGAAATCTACGTTTTGCTTCTCTAAGTTCTTTTTTCATTTCATATTGACGCTTTTGCTGTTTGATCTGCGTCATTTCTTTTTCAAATTCTTTTTCTGTTAAATATTTCATAATGTATCACCTATAATTCGTGATTTTTCCATTTTTCTCTAAGTCTCTTATGATCACTGATAAGGAATGCAAATACAAAGCGTCCTGGATTTCTTTTCGAATCTAAGACTGCCTGTAGTTCTGCATTACCGCGAAAAATATAAGCATTACTCTGAAGAGCATTTTCAAAAAATACACATTTTTCAGGATCATAATATTTATTCATCACTTCGTTATATTCACGCATAAGCATTTTGTCCTTTTGATCCTATAGAAAAGCGAAAAAATGAGGTAAGAATGATTTTAAAACGAGAACAATGCGAATAGGTCATTTTTTTCTTACCTCCTTAATCACTCTTCAAAATTATTTATTAGTAGCTTTATTAACTACTGGTTTTACTGTAGAAACCGGTTTAATCTTTACTGCCTGTTTCTTTTTCTCATCAGCTTTCTCAAAAACTTTGTCATTTTTAAGAACTGGTTCGATATTTTTAATTCCATCCATTACCTCATCAGAATCATCAATTTCGTCATGAACTGTTTTTAATTCTTCATCAGAGATCTGCATGATTTTATCAATATTTCCCTGTACAGATGAATTGAACGGAATATTTTTTATATTCATTGCAAGAAGTTTTTCTCTAGCTTCTTTCTGAGTAAGTCGTTTACCAAGCCAATCACTAATAATGTAGTAAACATCCTGGCACTCAGCTCTATCAAAAAGAGTTCTCCATTTTGGCTGACGTTCATATTCCCAACAATATGGACAGTATTCATATTCAGTCTCACACATCAAACATTTTCTTTTTTTAGACATGGTATCTCCTTTCTTTCAATAAATCCCATGGACCTATTAGCCCATGGGATTAAGAAAATATCAGTCTTCGTCTGCCTGTACATCATCTTTTGGGAATACCATATAGAACAGACGTTTCTTTCTAGCACAGTAGTCAGACTGAGCATCACCCTTATAATCAAATGTAGAATCATTCTTCATAGCAATTGTGGTCTCTGGACTTGGCTGGAAGCTTGGGAAGACAATGTAACCAAGGCGCAGAACGTCCTTTTCACATGGGTCACAATATAATCCAACAATTGTAAGTCGAACTGTTTTAGGGAATTTATTTGCATGATTCTCAATAATAACAGTGTCTTTGCACTTGTACTCATATTTAACGAGCAGCTGTACGATTTCAGTATTACTCTTTACACCAGTTGGGAAAGTAATCTTCTTTGTTTCCAGTTTGAATTTTGTATTCTCGTCAGCCTCACCATCAGACAGAGTAAATGATTTACCTGTACCACCATCTTTATAAATTGGTGTTACACTAACGGTACCAGTAACAGGCTCATCCGGAAGATCGAATTCTGTCTTACTTGGGTCTACAAGAAGCATTTTTGGAGCTTCTGTTTCACCTGCAGTATCAACCATGATCTTTTTAGAACCAGTTGTACCTGCATAAGCACCAAGTACAAGGTGAGTATTTGTCAGAGTAACAGCTGCAGCTTTAGCAGTATAAGATCTCTTAATAAGAGCACCATCCTTATCAACAGAGTCTTTTGTATCTGCAGAAATGTCGATAGAAACATCACTGATATCCGGAAGTCTGTAATAAACTTCTCCAGTGTCTTTATTATCAGCGACAGCATGAAGGGCTGAGTCCCAAATTACACCATCAAGATTAAACATGTGTGTATCCTCCTTTTAAATTTTTGCATAAAAAAACAGACCTAAGTTTGGTCTGTACTACGTAACCAGTTAAATGATTCCTGCTTAATATTTTTTGTATCCATAAATCCACTGTAAGCTCCTTGTGTAAGAGCAATAGTAGAAGTGTATATCTGTGAACGCTTAACAGCATCCATGAATTCATATATTCCGCATTCTTTTAACTGATCTTTACTATATTTGAAACCAGGATAAACAAGCATAGCAGAAATCAAATTAACTAATTGTGATTCATACGGCTTATTTGCCTGAGCTTTCATTCTATTTCGGTCTCTTTCAATGACCAATTTCTTTGCAGTTGCTCCTTTTATAATCTTAGTTCCTGTATAAGTCATGCCATTAATACGCCTTATATAAGAAACTATGTGATGATAAATAAAGGAATCAATTGCAAAATCAAGTTCTTCATTATAAAGAACTGTTTCGCCTGTCTCATTTTTCGTAGCCAAGCGGAATTTACTAAAATCTAAATCTCCAAATAAAATTCCTGTTTTGTCTGGTGTTAAGCTTGTGGCAAAAACACAGAAAAAATCAAATTCACTAATCTTATTCCAATCTTGCCCATTATCCCAAAGCATTACCTTAAAATCTGACGGTGTACCACATAACAAGCCTATCATCTGATAATATTCCTGCTCACCAAAATTAATAATATCCTGCATAGTCGGTTGCGAAATTGTTATATAACTGTTCAGTCTATATGGTTCTCTAAATAGAAGTTTGCACTCATCATATTTAAAGACTGATTCATCAAACTCTAACTTGTCCATGGCTGTTTATTAATAACCTGTCGCTTTCCATTTCGAATACCGGTGATATTATTTGTGGTTTCCTGTTCAAGAACAATAGTTCGGATGATATAATTTGAATCTGTAAAAGATTCCTTGTCGCTTACAATATTGCAATGTGCACCAAAAATATTAGACCAATTAAATCTGTCACGAATAATTGAGCCAATAAGATCATGCCGTGTAATTCCTGTAAGTGGATCAATTGCATCACGTACATCTACCATTACTAAAAAAGTAACATTCATATAACACATGATTTGGTTGTACTTTGGAATGTCTGTGAATTCAGTTTTAAAACAAAGATGATGTCTAACTTTATCTTGTGTATTAGGTAAATAGAAATGAGGGTGGATATTCCCTTCTTCTCCATAGTACATGGTCCAGTCGCCATCGTAGTTGATAGTTCCGTCCGGATTAAAAAGTTCAGTATCTTCTAGGTCTAAATTGTGAAATGCATACAAGAGTTCTGGAGATTTTAGTAAGGCTTTTTTAACCTTTTCTTTTAGATAAATATTATTATCATCAGGAACACTCGTTAATGCTGTAAGCTTTGCAAGAAGTTCCTGCTTTGTTTGAAGCTTATCCATTTATGAGCCTCCCTTATAATACAGATGAAATTTGAAGTTGAATTTCTCCAACAATATTTCTTCCATCTTTATTTATAGAGCATTTAATTACAAGAATTTTCGTTAAATACTCTTTATTGTCTGCTATTTTAATTTTAATTTTGTTGCTTTCTTTTTGCTCTAACCAGGTGATTAAATCAGTATTATCCGTGACTTCGATTTCATCTGGGTCTTCATGTCTGTTATTTTTTATATAACATGACCAGCTACTTTTTGCTAAATAAGGGACAAATTCATCTGTGATTTCGTTACCCTGTATATTAAAGAATTTTGCAGTAATTAGTTTATAACTACCACCAATCTTAATTTTATTGGCATTACATAATAAATCACAATGAGTAGTATCCATTTTTGTTTCAGTGTCTGTATGGAATGGAGTGTCAGTAGGGACTTCATTGTCATATAAATCTGCATACATAGCAAAAATGTCGCCTTGAGCAACTTCAACATCATCTCTACCATCTGTATAAGGATCAAATTTATCCTGTGCAAAAGTAAGTCTCTTCAGTCCAAATAAAGGAGCTGTTTCAACTTTACTTATCTGGAATACATTTGGTTTTTCTACAGGTGCAGAAATGATTATACGCATATTTTTATTGTCTTCTTCTACATAGTAGATATCTTCAGTAATTGGATTCAACGGAACGATTGCCTTAAACTGGCTCTCGGTGGAAGTAGAGTAATACCTTATGTTACTTTTACAGTTCGTTAAGCTGCAAAAGAATTATTTACATAGCGTGAAATATAAACTTCATATTTTCTTTTTAAGTGAATTGTGGAATTGTTGTAAATGTAATCTAAAAATATTTTAGTATTATGTATATTATTAATTTTTAAATCACAAGTTATATCATTATATTTATAAATTGTAGATTCAATATTTAAAGTATCATATAGAACATCTTTTAGCTTATATAAAAACATGCAAGTACCTGTTAAAGAAACTCTATTTCGTGTTTTTATAATAGATCCATCACCATCTAAATAACCTCGAATTAAATGCGGAAGCAAATTATTAGATACCCATTCTGGGTACTCTAATTTAAGACTTTTCTGATTAACTATTCCTAAATTCCGAAGTTGATTTGCCATATATTTATTAACAATAGAAAGTTTGTATTGATTTTTATATGTAATTTTCTTCTTTTTCATATTTATAGGCTTTATTGGTCTATTACTACCTAATAATGAGTTTATTTTTTCCAAAATGTATTTATCATCTTCTTGGAGACTTATTGATATGGTGTTTTTGTGAACACATCCATCTGCCATTAATAATCCAATAATATAAGCTTTTTCTTGATTGTCTATTTCATCAAAATAATGCTCATTTAAAGTATATTTTTGATTAAATTTTTCCGATCCAATTATTTCAACATTATTTCTTTTTAGTATTTCAGAAACCGTTGATTGGCTAATTTTATATTTTTCTGCAATTTTATGTATTGGCAATGGTGAAAGATAATCATTAATGATATCTTTTTCATCAATATCAGATACTTTTGTTCTGGTGTGAATTCCATTTTCTAATAATAATCTACCTATACTTCGTGACGGAACATTAAATTTTTCTGCTATAATTTTCAATTGCATTCCACTTTTTTGTAGTTCAACAATTTCATTAAAATGTTTTTTTAATTCTTGTTTATATTTCCCTGAGTACATAATAAATTCCTCCAAAATTTTTCATATGATAAATTGCAGTAATTGTGCAATTGGAGGTTGCAACAAAATTGGAGCTACCCACTGTCCTGCAATATTATCTTCTCAATTAGTAAATAATTTTTCTCATAAAATGAGAGCTGACTATATCTTCACCATGCCTTGCGGTTTAGGTGCTCTCCGTTTCGAACACTTGTCCTACATAAATAGTCGATGAGCCTTATCCTATTCGGATCTTGGTTGCTGATTGTCCAACACTTGTAATTTTCAAACATTCACACTTGATCGTATTTCATATCTATGTTGTAGTTTACAAATTTCATACAGATTTCCAGCAATTAAAAGAGATTCACTGCATAGTTTCCAAATGCAGTGGACAATTACTTATCGGTCCAGAGGCCGCTGTTGTACGAGGATTGTGTCCTCGTCACTCCCCAAATTTTCCGTTTATACCGTTTACCATTTTTCTTTACAATAAAATGAAACCAATAATCACATGGAAGAATATTGTATTTGACAAACTGATTACCTATTTCTTTTGTACAGATAAGCCATCTATGATAAATACCTTGATCATCAGCTATATCAATATATAATCCTACAAAGTCTTCATTAGAGTATTTTCGTCTGTAATCTGTTTCAAAATAATAGAGTTCATCAGTTGGTTCGAATTGTGTCTTCTGACTTGGTTTAAATTGTAGATAATACTCAACTTGATCTTTATCCAGTGAGCTATAAGATTTGACAATAAATTTTGCATCAATGCGAGTTTTGGTTGTATGTGGTCCATGAGTAATATTTCTATTCATAGTAGGAGAGTCATCATGATAATAATCATAGATATAACAAACCCTTGATGCGATAGAATTATTCCATGTCGCTTCCATAGCATCATCAGATTGTTTTTTAATCTGTTGACCAATCGTTCCAATATTCGCATATAATTGCTGCATCTCTCTAAAGGTAGGCATAATCAGTCCTCCTTTATTTTAAGCACTGCAACACCGGCATCTAAAATGAGTTTTCTATAATCCTCAAATTTAGAATCTGGTTTATTGTATGTAACTCTGGCAGCTTCTAATAATTCAATAATTGGTACCAACTCAATGGGATAGAAGAGTAGGCTATTTAATCCATCTAAATCGTACTGAATATTCTGGAATATTTCATTTACATCTTTACCTGGATATTTACTTGAAGTATTTGGATCTGCACATTGTAATAAAAAGAAAATAGAACCTCGTAATGTCTTCTTAATTTCCGACATTTGCATATCACTAAATTTTCCGTAACGGTGCTTCATCATGACGTTTCACCTCCGGAGATATAACTGTTATTTATATATCCATCATCACGGATAAATTTTCGAAGATTACGCTCTAAAGATTCTAGTCGTTCTATATTCGTCTTATAGTTGGATTGGATGTTCTTTTCTTCCTTACTACCAATAATTCTTGCAGTATTAATCGCATTATCAACCTGTGGCTTTAACCATCCGATTACCATATATTGAGCAAAAATATTTATTACAAAATCATCATCTGATTCCTGATCTGATGGATTATTGAGAGAGTATGTCAACTCTAGTAATCTATCATCTAATTTCAATTGAGAAAATTTTTTCTTAATATATGGCTTCGATGCAGCGTCATGCAACCATGAACGCATACGATCATACGCGAAATCTTGTGGTAATTTATAGAAGTTTGGATCATCCATTAGATTATAAAATCTGTTAAATATCTCATCGTAGGTCATATAGCACCTCCGATCTTATTAATTACATTTTCAGATCAAAACGAGTACCACAAACCTTGTCAATGATTTTCGCTTTGTTCCACTGTTCAAATGTACCGTTTTCCATCTGTGTAGCGTAAGTAGTAATAATTCTGTTTTTTGCTGTAATTGGAAGCTGAATAAATGCTTTTTCAAAATCACGATATGGAAGGTTCATTACTTTCTCAATATCTTTTTCGTTAAACATATTTTCATAAACTTCCTTTACTTCAAACCAGTGCTCGTCATTGATAAGATTTTCATCCTCGATAATAATATCTGGATCAAATATAGAGCCTTTATGTTGAAGCATTGCAGCTTTTAAATCCTGATATTCAATATTTCGTCTGTCACCAGCACCATTAAACGCATATGTCATGTGTGTATGATCACCTGTAAACAAGAGTACGCCGGCAAAAAGTGACCTACATGGAATCATTTCCTCTGGTCTGTAATCTGCGTCTGTTTTTACTACTTTTTTAGGTTCTTTTACCTCTACTTTTTCAGGTTCGTCCGGAACCGTAATATAATTGGCTCTTACCATTTCAATTGCTTCATCAGAAAGTGGAGTCATATGATTTTTCACAGGAACTTCGTTTTCCTTTAATAGCGCTACAACATCTGAACTTGGTACACCAATTTCTTTTGCAAGCTCAAAAACTTTCATAGTTATTTTTCCTTTCATTCATAAAAATAGGAGTGTAGTAATCAACCACACTCCTAAATATTTTTATATTAGACGAAATTACGCCTCAAGAGTCCATGTACCAAAACGTACATTAGTCATTGTCTCAAGACCCATACAAGTTCTAATACGGTAATCTTTTGTCTCATCGCCAGTCTCGCCCATTTCGTTTCTTTCAAATGTTGCATCAGAACCTTCATAAACGAACTTAACGAACTTATCAATATTATTAGGCATAACCAGAAGTTTCTTATCATCTTCCAGATAGTGCTCAACATCATTGTAAGCAAATGCCTGTGGAATCTCTACAATCTCTGTTCCCTCGAATGATCCAAGACGACCCATTCTATAAATATCAGATTTTGCTTCATTAGAAATCCACTGTACATTACCAAAGTTCTGAAGTTCTCCAAGAGCTACTTCAGTACCCATAATTACTGCCTTAGAACCGGTAGCAAGCTGCACGTCAGAGATAAGTCTTTTCAGTTTTGCTCTATTTTCAGCTTTAGCTTCACCTTTGATATTCCATTTTGTAGGAACTGGGAGCTGCTGAGATGCAGACATAACGGCATCATGAAGCATTGTATTTACATAACGATCAAATGCCTCTGTAATTTTGTTAATCAGTTCATTCCAATCTTCAACGCCTTGCATAAATCTAAGAAGACTCATGTATACGCCTAATCCAAAGTAGCTTGTACTAACTGTACGAGTCTGTCCAGCACCAAGTCTCTGACGTTCAATTGCATGATGTCCACCAGAAAGTTTTGCTACAGTAAGGATGCAATCATCTTTAATATAGAAACTGTTTTTCTCTCCGATTGTTGTATTCTTAAAATCAACATATTTTCTGAAGAATGGATCTGCTGACCAACCTGTTACCAATGTATCATCAATTGTGTCCTCAATAATCTCGAATAATGCTTCTCTTACTGCAGTTCTTCCTAATGCACGTTTAATCTGATTATCAGTTGCGTCCTCGGAAAGTCCTGCAATTTCTCTAAATTTTGTTCTAATTACAGTATTGGCATCTGCTACAGACTGGTTCTGAAGTGTACCATTATATGTATCAATACAAATTTTTGTAAAAGTTCTAATATCTTTTGCATCTTTAAATTTTGCCTGATTTAAATCAGTATATTCAGCAAATAATAATTTTCTCATTATGATATTTCCTCCTTTCTATTAGGCTTCAACTGCAGCATTTCTCTTAACGAATACTGCATATTCACCGTTTGGCCACTGCTTGTAGATATAGCCAACAAAACCATGTGTTACAGCTGTTTTGTTTGGGTCTTCAGCAACAGTTGTTAATTTGAAACCAGTTCCATCAACAACAACATATTTGCCAACTTCAACCTCTGTTTCATCCTTGAAAGCTTCTTTAGAAAGGCTAAATCTGTCTGTTTCGAATGTTTCAAATGCACGAATTCTTTCTCCCTGACCAATAAAATACTGGGACTCTTCCTGCATTCTCTTTGTGTACTCTTCGTAGATTTTTACATCGTTAGCAAGGATTACGATTTTATCTGTAATCTTTGGTGCCTCTACTTTAAATACATCGTCCTCTACGTAATTCTCTGGCTTCAGAACAGATACAGAACCATTTTCCATCTCTGCATCTTCATTAACCATTGTGTAAAATGCACTTGGAATATCAGTTGCGTGCATTAATGTGGCATGAAATACGCCATGTTTGTCGTATAAATATTTTTCGAAATTAGATGCCATTTCGGTTTCCTCCTTTAATATTTTTAGGCAATAAAAAAGAACCCTCGTTATAGAAGGTTCTGAATGATTTTAAATTCGTTCCCAATGAAGAACTGTTCCGTCATCTAAATGACCAGTATATTTAATTCGTCCAGATAAATAACTACTTACACATCCGCCATATTTTTTATCCGCTGCATTCATAGAATTAAATATTTCACCTGTTTCAATACATTTAACAGGTGTTCGATTAAATCCGTTTGGACGGTTCTCGTTTCGTTGTTTGTTCTTTTGGTATCCAATATCAAGGGATTGTTGTTTGAGATCGTTATAATCTATATCAAGATATTCAGATTCACAAGCAGTTTTTAAATATCTACTTACAGTAGTATTTGATATTTCAAGCTTCTCAGCTATTTCTACAAAACTTTGCATTCCTTGATTAACTAAATCACAAACTGAAATAAATATTGATTTTTCTGCAACGATACGGCATAAAGAAAAGTTTATTTTTGATAAATCTAAGACTTGAGATAATTCAGAAATTAAAATATGTTCTTTTATATAATCATACCTATTTTCTATATCAATATAATTACAATCAACTCGAACTACATTTATATTATGTGATTTTGCAAGTGCATCTTTCTTGTCATCAATTTGTTTTCCAACAACATCTTGTTTACCATCACGAGTAAAATTCCCATGTCCAATTCCACCATCCATTTCGATAATATATTTTTTATCATCTAATTCAAAATAAAAATCATATCTATATGGTCGTGCCCAACCAGGATTATATTGATGTATATAGTTAATTCCAAGTTGGCTTAATATAGATTTCATGAATTTTTCGGCGTAACTAAATCCATCACTACAATATTTACATTGTAATCCATGCATATATACTTCATTCCCTGTTTTATATAGTTCATTACCGCAAACAGGGCATATAAAATATATTTTCTTATTTGTATTAGTTTTATACTTATAAGCATCATCTGGATTTTTTAGTAATGGTATTAGTTCTGGATTTGTTGTTGCCATATCATTTATTCCAGGAATTACCTTAGTATATAATTTTCCAAAACATTTTGGACAATTAAGATGTTCTCTTGGTGTAATTATATTTTTAGGCTTTTTCTCAAATTCATATCCGCATTTGTGTCTAATTCTTATAAAATTAGATCCACCAGTATATTGAGAAATTAGTGTATACTCGTTTTTATCAAATTTATTATAAAACTTTTCTTGAAATTCTTCATTAGTTAATGTAATACCCATAAATAAACCTCACTTTCAATTAAAAAAGAACCCTAAAAGTTCTTTTTATTTTTTTACTTCTGTATTTTTACAAGAAGTATTCTCAATATTCTCGAACTTAGGATTCTTCCTATTCTTAACATACTTATGTTTCGTTTTAGGACGCTTGTTAAGATAATCAATCAACTCATCTGTATATAAGAACATCCAAAATTCTCTATTGGTAGATGGATTGACTGATCGTGCAATATATCTTTGATGTGCATTCTCCATAAGCTCCTTTCTAAGAGTAGGAGAGTAGCAATAAAATACATCACTCATAAATAAATACCTCGTTCAACTATAAAATTTTTTCTATATTCAGTTGTTATAATTTACTTCTAAATTACTTTTTAAGAGATTTAAAATAATCTCCATAAGGTGAATTCTCATTATCAGCTTCTGGTTTTTCAGAACCAACACCAAATGTCATTCCACCATTAAATTTCTTTTTGGATTTTGTTTCAGAAGTGTGTGCAGAAAAAGTTCCTGCATTAGATGTGATAAAGTCAGCAAAAATAACTTTTGCCTCTTTTTCAAGATCAACAAGACTGTACTGGTCCATGTTCTCAACAAGAGCTTTGAACTCATCTGTATCTCTTAGATCGTTGTATTTCTCAGCATTAAGAATTTCTTCTCTCTGTGTATGAAGTTTTGCAAACTCTGCATTTTCTTTGTATTCAACAAGAGATGCATAATTGCTTCTCATCGCTTCAACTTCATCTAATTCCTCTTTGGTAAGATATGTAGCATATACTTCTACACGATCACCGGTGAGAGAGAAGTTATCTCCATCCTGAGAATATGTCTGCTTATAAGCAATGCATGTCCAATAATCATACATAATAAGATAGTTTTCATAAACCTTTACAGAGTACCAGCAGTTATCTGACTCTCCATACTGAGCATTTACTAGATCAGATAGTGCCCAAATTTTCTCATCGAGAGAAACTTCGAAGTTGGCAGATTTCTCACCAGTAGTGATAGAGTATTTCCTTTTCTTTTTATTATCTGCTCCACAAGCCTCTTCCTCAACTGGATTTTCTTTAGAATCATCGGATGTTGCAACAGGCTCATCTTCGGATTCTTCAGATACCGGATTTTCTTCCTGAGTTTCGCCAGCTCCCTCTTCATTTACTGGTTCTTCTACAGGATCAGATTCACCATTGCCTTCGTCTGCATTTTCATCAGAAGTAGGTTCTGGATCAGAGTTACCATCAGTTGTACCTGCATCACCGGCTCCATCATCAGAAGCTGCGCCACCGTCATCATCAAATGTTTCTGCAAATTTCTGTTCCAGCTCTTCATCAGATAACCCCTCATAATCAAAGGTAATATCATCAGCTGTTACATTATATTTCTTAAGTAATTCTTCAAATTTCACCAGATCATTTCCTCCTTTCTGATTAATTTGTGTATTATTATTGAAACAAACCTTTTCTAACTTAGACTCAACGTTAGAAAGTCTAGTCTGTAAATCAATCAAAACTGAATTATGTGCTTCACTAAAATCAACAATATCTGCTCTGGAACCTTCCATTCCTTCTCCTATTTCAGTACCATCATCACGAGACCCCAAGAAGGTGCTTGCATTTAAATAAAAATCATCTAAATCAAGAACTTTTTCCTTTGCATCGTAGGATAATTCCTCAATAACAAGCTCACAACTATTTTTAGTACCGTTTTTTTCTTCTAATATAGAAGTGGTGCGAGTGTAGTCTTCAGCAATATAAGCATAAGCACATACAAAGTCTTTATCTAATTTATCATCATGTTCCCAAAATGCTGGTTCAGAAGAAAATGATCCAACTTGGGATTCGATATATACTGTTTCGTCTTCACCGGTTTCTTCGTTTCTAACAGTTTTCATTTCGTGACCTTCAAAATCCCACGAACCATCGTCAAGCTGATGAATAGCGGCGAGTACCGGTCTGTCTGGAATTGTTTTCATTGCACGTTCTGCTGATTCTTTAGAAACACGAGATTTATTTCGATTTACTCCAGTATGGAAAATCTTAATTTTAACTTTTTTCATACCACGATGATTTTCATCAACAGAATCTTCCGATTCAAAAGTAGTAGGGACTTTAACTGCAAGTTTATATCCTGTTTCATTTGAACTGAATTTTGCAAATTTCTGTTCCTCGCAAAATTTGACCAAATCATCAATAGTAAGTAGCGTTTTATTGCGCATCTTTGGTATTTACCTCCTTTCTGAAAATTTCTATATAATAGCCCTTAGAAAAGAGGACTAAACACACATAATATTTGTGAATTTTACTTTAGACATATCAATGTCATTTTCAGCAAAATTCATCTTATTGTTATTTACAAACATATAAAAATGAGCAGGTGTCTGAACCTCTATATAACCTAGAGTGATCAACTGCTCACGAACTTCTTTATCATATGTAAAAATAAATTTTTTATCTTTCATTATTTATCACTCATTTCCACGTTCTTTGGATTTACTACCAGAGTCGGTTAGATCATCAGAATCTTTACTTGGGGCACCGCCATTAATAGGATCGGTATCTGTAGTAGAAGTATCACCAGATTGCGTATAACTTGTACTAAGTGGATTGCTCATCAAATCAACAAGCCCTAAATCACGCTCAAGCTTAAGCATAGACATTTGCTCAAGAAGTGTATTCCCATCAAGGACACCAACTGACATTCTTGGTAATCCATTCTGGGCAGATTCAATAAGTTCTTTACGTTTTGCTTTTTTTGTGTAAGGACAAACACCATCTATATACTTAAAGTATCCATGTCCAGTTCCAACAACATAGTTAAAATATAAATTTAGATATCTCTGCACTTGAGGTAATAATGTACTTTGACCATATTTCATATCTGCAATAATCTGTGCTTCATAAATTGTTGTTCCAGATTTATCTGAGTCAAGAATTACACCACCAATATGCTTGAAAATATTAGATATTGAATTGGAAACCATATCTGTATCATCTGTATTATTCAAATCTTTAAATTCAATTGTATCAATTTCCATAGGAGAAAGTACAACATTAACACATGGCGGAACATTAGCTGCAAGTTTGTTATAATATTTTAATGCGGTATCTGGATCAATTTCAAAATCGTCAGGATCAGAAGTTCCACTTAATGGCTTTAATCTTGCTACAAGAAGTTTATAAGCGCTAAGTTCATCCTTAACTGCCTGAATCTCTAACAGATCAATATTATTTATGATCGTCTGAAATAAACTAGCTAGTGGACTGTAATCCATAGTCGGATCATCACTATTTACTTTAAAACAAACTTGTCTTTCAGGTTCAAGTTCCTGCCATCTTAATGTAGAATCTTTCTGATATGCTTCATATTTAGACTTAAATTCAGAATCCCAATATTCAAGATATGCTTCATGTGATCTGAAATAAGAAAAGTCAAATGCAAATCTGAATACACCTGCTTCAACAGAAGATACTCTACAATAATCTCCATCAAGAATCTGATAGAAACAAGTTCCACCTTCCTGATCAGAGTCATCATAAACATATGCGTATACAGAGTCTTCACGCCAAGCTACAAGAAGTAGTTTTACAAGTTCACTGGCAAAATCCATACGTTGCCAACGAATCATAGTCTCATACCAAGTATTAGTACGTTCCTCTGGAGTCATTTCCTGCGTAGGATCATCCAATGGGATAATATTGAACGCATCTCCACAAATCATAGTCGCATAGTGTAAACAGATACGTCTATACTCATAGCAAAGTCTGTACAGATACCTGCTTAAATTCCTTAACTGAGACTCGTATGATTTTGGTGATTTCATATAAGTACGAAGTGTTTCCCTGGAATAGGTCTGGAAAGTACGCGATTCAGTTTTAGACAAATCAGTAAGCTGCAATGCTTCTATCATAGCCTTTGTGGTTTTTGCCATTTCAAGCACACGTTCATGTTTCGTAAGTGTTGTTGACATTTCAGCTACAGTTTTCTTCCCTTTTGGTGTATCAATAGTTGGAACAGTGGCTGATTTGTTTAATAGTAATTTATCAACTTTGTCCAGTTTCTTTGTTGGAGTTTTGGTTGTGGTTGATTTTGTATTGACTGTTTTAGTTGTTTTAGGAGCTACCTTTGACTTCGAAGTAGAAGTTGAGGCAGCTGTATTAACGGTTTTATTTGAAATAGGTGTACCGTCCTGCACCTTTGGCTTATTTTTACTACCTTTGGGTCTACCCATTGGTACACCTGCCTTTCTATTTATTGTTTTTAATTTGAATTGGTTGGAATTTATTTTAAGAAGTAAGAAGTGGGAGAGTAGTGTGGTGTTGGTTAATTGGATAGTGTTAGATTTATTATTAATCGAAATAAGAATGACGCTTCGCTGTACGAATTGGTAGGATGTCAGCGAGGTTTTTCATATCTGTATTCTTTGGTTTAAGTTTAAGTGCGAGTTCCTGAACAACGTAATAATTATACTCAAGTGAAGAATAACGGTCCTTACGCATTCCTGATTTTTCTTTAACTTTAATAAGTCCGTTATTTACTTCATGATCAAGATTGATAAGCTCTTCAATAAGGAATGTTGTTTGATAATACGGAAGACGAAGCTTTATCTTTTGTGTATCAGACAACTTATTAAAACCTTTTATAAGCTTTTGTAATTTTTCATCAATCTCAGTTTCAGAGTTTAGAAGATTAATATTTCCATTCTGAAAACCACTACGAAGAGCAAGACACATATCATTATTTGATTTTGCACTTGCTTTTATTGCATAAATAACCTTTGGAGCATTACGAACTTTGCACCTGTCTGCTAAATCATCGTTATTACAACAATTTAAAGCACTATATGTCATATTATAAACAGGGTCATATCTATCCTGCATTAAATAATCCAATACACCTTGTCCAACACCATTTGCGTCAATTGCAATATAATCACAATCATATTGATAAAAATAGCGCATAGTCATAAGACCAAGCTCTTCGGTCATTAATCCTTCTTGTGTTTCTATATACTTTATATTACTAATGTAATCGTTTGAGGATGTAGGAAGGGCACTGTTAATAATGAAAGCAGAAGCATCATTATCGTGTTTTTTTGATGCAAGAAGTGCAATATCAAGACTTAATATACGTTTTTCTCCAGCTTGTTTTTGCGGAATCCTTACATTACTATTTCTATAAAAATCTAAATCATGGAAACTATCTTGTAAAATTCTACGTGTATTTAATATATTGAAATTAAAAAGTGATTCGTCACCACTACCATAAAAAATTCCTTCTCGTTCCATTTTAAATGAAATATCAGAGAAAGTAGCTTCAGACATTTCATTTTCTATAGATTGACGCATAAGAAGATGCTCTGCAATTGAAAGTGTATATGGTAAATCGCAAATAAAATACTTCATCTTTGGATCAAGCATATTTGCCACATAAGCTTTTACAATTTCATACATCTCAGATTGTTTATACCAGGCAGAAGACATCATAAGGATTTTATTCATTTCCTCATAACCTTTGCCCTTATATTCCGGCTTGTTTATATACGGAGGAGTACGTGGAGCTGAAAGCATTGGCTTTAATACGGTATCTATTATTTTTTGCTGAACCATACGACTTTCATCAATGATTAATATCTGACAATGGGCACCTCTTGATGACTCAGCTGCAACTTTTACCTGTATCCAACCACCAGATTTAAAATATACCGAACAATCATTTTGTCCTATGCTGTATTTAGCTATTTCACTTCGTAATAGCGGAGATTTCCTCATAAAATCATCCGTTATCTTCATTATTGTTTCTTTTCCCTGTTTAAAAGTATAACTACTTACCACAATGGTTGTCCCAGGATACAAAAGACATCTTACAACACAAAATAATGATACCAAATAAGTTTTGCCCTGACCCCTCGAAGCAATATAATAAAAGGCATCATTATGCATCATACAGAAGAGTAGTATTTTTTGAAATAATTTCAATTCTATTCCAAGATAATCCTTTACAAACCTGTGTGGATTAGCTCTATAATACGAAGCTCTTTCTGCAACAATATTCATTATTTTGTCAGTTTTATTTTTTTTTATTTGGGAATCAGATAGATTTTGTTTTAATCGTTTTGCCACTACTTTTGACTTTCATCACCAAAAATTTGGCTATAAATACTTTCAGATTTTTCATCAAGATTTTGTTCTTCTGGTTTAGTTACGGCATATTGACTAACATAATCTTCATACTCTTTGGAATAACCACTTTCTAAACCAAGAGCATGAGACAATGCACCTTTAAACCATACGCGAATATATTTACCTATACCATCACAATCCTTAAATTCCGGATCTGGTTCAGGTATTGGCTTTTCTTGTTCCCATTTTTCAATCAACTGACTAAAAGTTAAAGCATCTGTAGCAGCATTCCCAACGTTCTGTCGTGGCTGTAAATTAGCTGCATCCATTAATTTATTTAAAGATTCATCAAGCTTTGTTGTATCTTTACTTGATTTCTGTGCTTTCCAAATATCCAATAATTTAAAACAAATTCTAACAATATATGTTTGCTGTGATTTAGAATCTACTTGAGTCCTTTCACACCAATCATCATACTGGTCTTGAAGATATAAATAATCTTCATTTGAAAGTCCTGAACCAAATAGTTTTACAATTTCTTTTCGTGGTTTTCTTTTATAAGCAGGAATATCATCACTAGAATCATTAAATTTACTTTGCGCAAACGTCATTGATTTATATTGAGGAAGAGATTGTACTATTACAATAAGTTGCTGCGCAGCTGTACTCCTAAGTTTCTCTTTAACTCCCTCTTTTACCTTAACTAACTGTGCTTCATAATCGTCTTCGTTAAAATACCAGTTAAGCCTTCTAAATGTATCAATTGTTTTTGCCTTATTATCTATTCTATTACCATTTTTATCACGGTCAGTACACATATTAATAATACATTCTCTACATGCAAAATGTTCAATTCCATCAACAGTTTCATTAGAAGAATAAAAATTATCTGCCTTTATTGATTTAAATTTTCCACAATGAGGACAATATATAAAATCCAAATTAATAAGGCGATTATAATCTTCTGCGAGGATAGAGTATGCTTTTTTTACATTACTTATTGTCATAGAACGTAACTCTGTATCTGTTTTTGCTTGACGCAAGTTTGCCATATAATCACCATCCTTTTACTCATAAAAATAAATTAAGCACTCATCTTCAAATCGAAGAGAGTGCTTTTTAAATATTTAACATAACAAATAAAAGCACCTACATTCTTGTAGATGCTCTTACGCCAAATGCATGGCCACTAACTCTAAACGCTAGCTTTACCGTAAAAAGATAGGACAGTGGTGCGAGTATCCACTTTCTCCTATAATGATCAGTTATAAGATCCCTATCTATTAAATATCCGGTAAGAGATTCGAACTCTTGATACCACATAGAAAGTGTGGTGACTTAAACCACTTGTCGAACCGGACAAAATATTCATTTACAAAAACAATAAATCTGTGATAAACTAATGCTTATATCTACATAAGTAGGTATACACATCAAAGCACCGTCAGTTTCTCCAGTTTTGAAATATAAACACGAGAGGCAGGTGAACTACATGGCATTTGTACCGACAATTTTAAAGCCTGTACACGTCAGAGCATATTGGCGCTTCCGTCTTTTTAGGTGGGAGTTTGTTCATGAACACTGGCGCAGTCTTCCTAACCGATAGGAAGAAATAAATTTGTCACCTGAGTCTGGATCGAATCTCTCTGATAAAGATTTTCTTTTCTTACTCAATTCTAGGTACCTGACGGTGTTTCTTCTAAAATTAATTCTTAAATGCAAGCGGATAGTACGACCATCTATTTCTCTTATTACCTACTCACAATCATGTTATCCATGGTTCATAATTGTTTTCAGATCCGGACAAATCCAGATAGCTTCAATGCACTTGCCACACAAGCTCAAATCTGGTTTACTGCACGCAACGCCCCAGTAAAAACCTCGAAGGTTTTTGTTCATTATTTTTTCCTGTCACCGGTATGCAAAATCTACACCATGCCTCCGGTGGAATACTATGTCGTAAATAGGAAAGTTGGAATGTAGGGACTTGAACCCTAGACTTCCTGAACCCAAATCAGGCGCTCTACCAAACTGAGCTACATCCCAAGACGCTGGACCGAAGCCCAGCTTGGAGAAATAATCATGAAAACGAAAAATACAAAGAAAAGAGAAGAATAATAGAATAGGACAGTAGTCCTATATATGGATGGAGAAGGATTCGAACCTTCGAAGGCATAGCCGCCTGATTTACAGTCAGGAGCGTTTAACCGCTTCGCTATCCATCCAAATAAAATTTCATACCTCAATAAAATTGAGTTGTAGGGCAGTGTACCAGGACTTGAACCTGGAATCTTCATTTGTATGTTTTCCAGAATTTGAATATGACGCTTTACCAATTAAGCTATACCTGCCAGATTGCAATGTTTCTTTGCCGCACATTGCGAAGCGTATTTGCGTAATTACGTAGTTACTTCGCTGTCCGCCAGCTATCCTGACTAAATCAGGAAGAGTATTATTTGCTTCCGCTCAGCCGGAAGGTTCCAGTCCTAACACTGTATGATGACTCACGGATTATTTTACATCGGCTACGCACGAATAACTTTGAGGCACTTGTCAACTATGTCATTCTCCGGTGGCAGACGCTCCTTATCTGCATAACAGAATATTTCTATTCTGGGCAATAAAACATAAGTTCTGACTTGTTTATTTAATACCCATGAATCATAATAGAAAGTGTAGAAGAGTACTTCAACTACTCCGATACACTGTAACTTATTGACACAGCACCTGGCATTTAAGATAAGACCGGAAAGGATCGGTGCATTCAAATCAGAAGTCTATATGATTCTGGGCGTTCTGCTCACATATTTCCCTCTGAACTAGTTGGCTACTTTATAGCCAGTAAGGAGGTGAAATATGAGAGACGAGCGAAACAAGCTTAAGCTTGCAAAGTTAGCGATCCGACTTCTTTGTTTTACTATAATTACAATCGCTGCACTGTGGATAATCATTAATCATAATCCGCAAAGCCTTACAGTTTCTGTTAGTGCCGATAAGGTCAATGCAGAAATTGCTGTGAACTTTGCAAGCGAAACAGATGACGATAGTCAATAAAAGGCTATCTCATCGACATTGAGGTGGTTACTTTTGTAACTGCCTCTTTGTTTTTTCAGACTACGTTTGTTATTTATCAGGTACTGGTGCAGACTTCCAGAACAAATCCCCGCTTTTCAGCCTCTTCTTGCCTACCTGATATCACAAGCGTCTTGGGAATAAAATGTTCCACCACAGAACAAATATAATAGAGAATAAGTTACTTAAACATTCCAGCTTTTCTCAAGCGTTCTCTAGCCTCTCGAATTTCTTTCGTATGATCACCCATAGGAGTCTGTGACCTTTCATAAATTTCTTTTGCTTTTTTGCCTGTTATAATCATAATAGGGCTTTGCTGTCCATTGAACATTGCTTACCTCCAATATAAAGTAGAAGAGAAGATAACGGTCGTAATGTTCTGTTATGCCACAGAAATTCAAAAAGTTATGTTGGACCATAAACTAAGATGGTAAATATCAAAAGTGTTACCTTCTCTAATATATACTTCTAAATAAATGCTTCATCTGATTCATCAGATTCATCATTCAGTATAATGTAATGATTTTTTGTGGTACTTACATCCACATGTCCTAATAGTTTTTGTGCTACTTCTGCAGATTTGTGTTCATATACAACAAGATTAGTAGCTCTTGATTCTCTAAATAAGTGTGGATGAACACGTCTTCCAACAATTTTAGTGAATAATCCGCTACACCAATCATTAAAAGTTGATTCACTTACTTGTTGAACACCATCTTTACCTTTGGTTACAAACATATATGGACAACCATCATCTCCACGTTCTTTAATCCATTTTTTTAACCATCCCATTGCATCCTCACCAAATTTAAGCTTACGTGGTTTCCCTACAACAGACGGACCTTTGCAACGAATAGTATGTGTTGTATATTGCTTAGAGATAACAGTGTGTTCAACACCATCTTCGCCCTTTATCTTAATTTCTTTTTCTTTTGGTTCGTATGTAATTACTTCTTTTAAAAGCTGCCTAGCTTCAGCTCTACGGCATCCTGTACTATAAGAAAATACAAGATATGCAAGTTTTTGCCATTCTTCACGTTTTTCAAGCTCTCTACACAAATTTACATATTCATCAGGTGTAAGTGGAACTTTTTCATGAACATATCCAGTTTTTACCACTTTTATTCCAATGGTGAAATTTCTGAAGGTAGGGTACTCGTCCTCGTACATCATCATTACATAATTGCAAAATGCACTTGCACATGATTTTTTAAATTTAATTGCAGAATCAGATAATCCTCTATTTGTAAGCCAATTTAGATATTTTGCAAACTCTTTTTTTTTAATTTCAAGAAAACTTTTATTTTTTAAATGGTCTTTAACCCAAACAAAAAATATTTTAATTCCTGATTCATATACTTTTTTAGTTTTTACAGAAAGTTCAGTTTGATTATCCAGATAGTCCTGAACCATTTCTCTATTAAACTCATTTACTTCATTCCATACTTCTTCAGTTATTTCTTCTGATCTTTCAGCATTTTTACCATCCAATAATCTCACTTCCTTTCAATTATGCAATCATAAAATCACTACATGGTCTATTAGTATTTTTAGTTATTTGTATACAAATTTTTCTTATTCCATCTATTTCATTTCCTTTATCAATTCTCACAATAGAAAACAAAACATTATTTTTTAGTACGAATTCATCATAAAAAGGAATATTATTTTTTTTTATTCTTTCTAATTCATTTAAAATATTAAATGATCTCTGCTGATCATAATCTTTTTGATATTTATGTTGTTCTTCATCATATTCAATAATTAAGCCTATATCTGGTATAAAAAAATCAATACGATAATTTAATATTTTATATTGAGGAATTATTATTTGAGATGGAAATAGATTTTTTAAAATATCATAGAATTTAAATTCAAATCTTGGATTCACACAAGAATATTTATATTTTGTATTTAATATATCTTGTGCTTTTTCGTTTAATATATAACAAGGATACATTCTTCCTCTTGTATTTTTATATGTAGATTCAATAAAACAATCTTTTAAATTTGAATTAGATTCTAATATTTTTCGAATAGTATCCAAAACATCTTTATGTTGCTTGTTATATTTTATTGAAATATCTAAACTACTGATTTCTTCATTTTTAATAATATAAACCAACCTCTTTTACAATTTTATTTCCTTACGTGAGATGACTACGGCAATAGCCATCCCGATATGAAAGAGTGCTATGATAAAAATATCAAAACAGAGGGTTAATCACCTCGCGTAAGAAAGCAATATTTATATTCACCACAGGACCATTACAGTCCTGTGGTTTATCAAAAATGAAAAATTCTATTTATCTAGCAGCATCCTTTACAGCTTTTGCCAGTTTAGCCTTAACAGTTTTATGGGCATCGACATGTACAGTTCCACCAGTAAGTGGGTTCCTTGCATCTCTAGCCGGTACATCCTTAACTTCAAGGCTTCCAAATCCTGGTACTCTAATATCCTCGCCAGCTTTCAGTGTCTCCATGATAACTTCCTGAAGTGCTGCTACGATCTCACCTGTCTCCTTAATTGTCTTCTCTGCTTTGGTTGCTGTTGCTTTAATAAGTTCAGTCTTTGTCATAATTTTGTTACTCCTTTTTTTCTTCTAAAAATTTTTATAATTTGATTTTTATTTTATACGTGGTACCGCCACGCTCGGCATATTATTTAATTGTCTATATTTGAACTGATTTTCATCAGTCTATAACAATGTTGTTAGTTCCTTTGAGACCTTTTTCTTTGTCCCAGATGAAACAAATACATTTTCTTACAGCACCAACAAATCCGGATTCATGTGACCAGTTATCCTCACCTGTAACAGATGGGAGATTGCGGATAATCAATCCACCAAGCTCTTTGATTGCCTGTTCAGAATGAAGGTGTGCGAGATGCGCTTCATGGTATTTTGTTCTTCCCCATGCTTCTCTGGCTTCAACCTGCATTACTTTGTCTGCACGTTTTCCCTCTTTATCTCCATGAGCATACATGATGAGAGAGTTGCCCCATTCGTAATACTTTCTTGGATGCATGTCTACATCAACAAGCACATTAGGATCTTCATGGAAATAAGCCCAAAGTGTCATAACAACATGCCATGAGCTGGAAAAATCATGATTTCCTGGGACATACATAAGCTCAACAGGAGCAAACTTAGATAGTGCAGTAATGCCATTAATGAGCATTTCAACACATCCTTTAAACATTTCCTGGTGTCTCATATTTGTGTCTTGGGCAGTGCCACGAGTTGTTGTTCCTTGTACATTGTCAAAATGGAGGAGGTCGTTGCCGATTGGCATAAGAATTTTTGCGACTTTTCTTGACTTAATATCTTCAATAGCCTCAGTTATAATTGTATTAAAGCATTTTTCAGCTATAATATAATCGTATGATCCGTTTGTAAGATTTCCGGATGCAAATTTACCATAATGTAAATCCATAATTGGAATCTCATACAAAACTCCATCATCAACTTTTGGCTTTGTAAAATAATCTCTATTTGTTGGTTTATAGTTTCTAACTAAATCTTCGTAAAACTCTTCAATTTCAATCTGAGAAATTTCAGTTCTAGGTTTTACATTGATTTTGCTTGCATACAGATTTTTAACACCAGATTTTCCACCTTGATTCCAAATAGAATTTCTTGCAGAAACAAGCTCCCATTCGAGTGGATCATAACCATGTGCGTTAAGTAAAAATTCAGGATTTTTCAAGTTTTCTTCATTAATTTCAATAAGTCTGTCACTTGTAAAAGATCCATCTTTATTTACATCTGTCTGTTCTTTATATCTTGGAAGTGAGAGAGGAGCCGGTTCGTCTGTAGTTTCTACGCTATCTACTTCCATTTCTTTTCTTCTTTTTTCATCGAAATATTCTTTTACGAATACGCTGCCATACACATTGCTACAAGCGTTCCGAAGAGTATTGCGAGATAATGGAATAGAATATTGATCAATAATTTCAGTCCAATCTTTATCTGAGTTTCCCTGTACTTTTGCAGTTATTTCGGCAAACGAAGCCTCATACTGTTCAGATGTCATTCCATAATCACTTATTCTTTTTTCGAAATCCATAGGCGATCACCTACTCTGCGTTATCTGCATCCTCTGCAGGAATTACATCTAACTCTTCCTCAGTTTTAATCTGAGCAGTCATCTCAATATGCTGATTTTTCATAGCGTTAAGAAGATCTACAACAAATATTTCTTTTTCGTCACCATTTTCATCTGTATATGTAATTGTGGAACAATCATCAGAAAGTGTTCCTTTAATAGATAATTTATCAGTTGTATTACGTTTAAATGAAAGTGAACTCTTCATTTTTTCTTCTCCTTTTATTCATAAAAATTTTTTTAAAATATAACTGAAATATCAGAAATAATTTCATCAACAACATTATATTTTTTCAACTCTTCTTCAGTGAGATACCAGTCTTTAGATCTATTTTTATTGAAAGTTTTCTCATCAATAGATGTACGCTCAAGAACATAAGACTTCATATCCTCAATCTGTTTCTTATAATTTTTCTGTGCAGAATCAATTTGCTCCGCAGTACCTGAAAATGATGCATTTCCAGAATGAACCATCATTTGAGTATGTTTAAATGCATATCTCTTATGTCCGGACAGGAAAATAATAAATCCTGCTGACATAGCTACTCCCATAGCAACTGTAATAATTGGAATGCGCGAAGCAATACATAAATCTGCAAAGAAGTTTGCCTGTTCAAGATCTCCACCGAAAGAGTGTATTAATAAGCGAATCGGCTGCAGTTCGGAAGTTGGTATATCTTTTTCGGCAATATTTAACTGAATAATGATTTTTGCAAGTTCAATTAATGCATAATCTTCTTCAATTTCAAAATCAATATAAAATGTTCTATTTTTTCGATCCTCCCAGTAGGTATATTCTTCTGGAGTAGGAACATCACTTTCTTTTGTTGTCCCAACAAGGGATAATGGTAAAATATCCATAAGCATTACCTGCTTTCCTTTTAGTCTTTTATTTTTATAATCTCAAAAACATATCTTTAGAGCTGCATAATACTTTATAGCTCTTGTCATTTTTTGAGATTGATTTTTGTAAATCTTCCTTAAGCTCTAACTTTGATTCCTCAGAGCCATGGACCAATATTAATTTTTCAGTTTTTAGACTTGATCCAAACTTAACTAAATCATCATGATTTGCATGACTTGAAAAAGTATAGAGTGAAATACAGTCTGCTTTATTTTCAACCACAGTATGGTTAATTTTTAATTGTTTGAAGTCTTTATAATTCTTGATTCTATATGCCAGATAACTTGGATTATCACCACAATAACCGCAAAGACAGATTATACTATTTTCATCGGCAATATATTTTTCCAGATATTTCAAAATTCTACCGTTAGTACAAAAACCGCTGCTTGAAATTACAATCTTAGGCTGATCATCAGCTACACAAGTATCTGATTCTGCTTTATCAGAGATAAATCGTACATTTTCCCATTCTGTTACTTTATTCCAAAGCTTTAAATTATCTCCAGATAGAATTTCAGAATAAATATTAGAAATTTCACAACTGAGCATAGAATCTACAACTACTGGTGCTTTAAATTTAGTATCACTACCAAAAATCTCATATAAAACAGTAAGAATTTCCTGTGTACGTGAAAATGAGAAGCATGGAATAATAACACTACCATTTCTTTCAAACACAGTCTCAACAGCAGTTTTTAAATGTTCTTTATCAAATTTACGTGTCTTTTTACTGGTTCTTTGTTTTGAACCATAAGTTGATTCCATAATTGTATAGTCGTTGAAACAATCCGGAATCTCTGTTTGAGAAAGATAATGATTTACTGGATTTATTGCTCCAATATCAGAAGTGTATAAGATTTTCTTACATCGTTGCTCGTCTTTAAGAATAAGCTGTAATTGTGCAGCACCAAGACAATGAGAATTTTTGAACCATTGGAAACTTACGTTATCATCTAATCTAAAAACTGTATTGTATTGATCATAAACATAAAAGAAACCCAATGTTCTTTCTACATCATCCATTGTATAAAGTGGAGAGTAATCACGATTATATCTTTTGGATAATATACGTGCTTCATCTGCTACAATAAATGCACAGTTTCTTAATAATGCTTCGGCAATTCGTGCTGCTTTATCTGTGAGGATTATTTTACCCTTAAAACCTTCTTTTATAAGACGTGGAAGCAGTCCAATATGGTCAATGTGACAATGTTCTACGAAAATATATGATATTTCGCTTGGTTTAAATGGGAATTTCTTGGAATTAATTTTATAAGAATCAAGATAATCATTAGAAGATGCCTGATATAATCCACATTCTAATAGAATTTGTTTACCGGCAAATTGAATATGGTAGCATGATCCTGTGACTTCATTTGAGGACATGCCAGCAAAAGTGATACCATCACCTTTTTTCTTTTTAGCCATAAGCCTTTCAGCCTTTCAAGTTATTTTAATTTTTCCGCCTTATCAGCGTACCAATCTTCAATGTACCTCTTATTTCCACAGGTTTTATAATACCCCACATGGTACCCTCTGGAATTCATATACCCTCCTGAGTATGGCTTTAAGATTTTTTTATCAATAAGGGACTGGATACCCTCTTTTGTAATTGTTTTAATAACAATACACACCTTTCGTTCTAAATTTCCTCGTAAGAGAGGATAATAATTGCAGGAGACAGATTTGAACTGCCGATCTTCAGAGCATGAATCTGACGAGATACCAAACTTCTCTATCCTGCGTCAATTTAAACTACAACTGGACCAGTTACGTAGCCTAGCCCAGCTGCAGTCACAATTTGTGAATGGTCACCCATACACTCACCTCACCCCTGTGAGCTGTTTGTACATTTTAATTCGCGAACCCATATTTATAACGCGCACTCGGCAATAGCGCGAGGGCCTACTAACACAACTCTGTGCTTTCACGTTATTCTCCCTATTACCGGTATTTGTTGGACATGCGAAAATCCCTTATTTTATATAGGTTTTTCGCATGTCAAAAACACCCTAAACGCCAAAACTTTTATATTTTATAAGCTTGAATTAAAATTGCACAGAAATTTTTCTTTATCATAACGATATAATATATTTAAGATTTTCCTTGTATATTTTAATGGATTATATTTTCTTTCATAAGACAAACCAATTTCATGACTTAATCCAAGGCTGATTTCAATAAGTCTATTTATTGTAATGATATTTCTTATTTTTATTTTTGAAATATCAGAAATAATACTTTCTGTTTTTACAACCAATGAATTATAATAGTCTTCGTCTGATTTACAAGTATCCTTTAAAGCTTGTGTATATATATCATAATCAATTACAATTTTCATTATTTTACTAATTTGATCACGATTAGGTCTGCCTGTCATCTTAATAAAGAAATTCTCAGTAGGAGTAGTAACCTTAGTGCTTGCTCCTTGAATTTTATCCAACCATTCCTGTAACCAGTTCATTGGACATATAAGATCTTTATTGATTCGTCCTTTTAATTTGTTCTTGGAGTCCTCAATATCTTCCTGTGGAAGCTCTTTACCATCTTTAGTCACAGCGATTTCTCTTGTGTATTTCATAAATTCAGGGAAGTCACACTTTTTCATTCTTTTATTCCCATTCTTATCAATTACTTCTTTTTTCATTGACATGCATGGAAGTTTACTTATTCTATCAATCTCTTTAACACCATCAATTTCATAAAGCCTCTTGCAGCTGTCGATTATTACTTGCATCTGTTATGTCCCTGGCTCTTTATCCAGGGCAGCTCCGAATTTCTCCGGAGTGTCGGAACATATCTTTGCCCACATCTTATTTTGTTTGGGCACTCAGCGCTCGTGTCCATATTATTAGTTGCCATACTGCAATGATTGTTCTCTGAGCCTTCCGGTTACTTTAACTGGCTTTCACCGGCTTGGTTGCTGATTAGCATGAAAAGCTTTCCAGCAGTTCACTGAGTATTTTTTGAACGAAGTTTCCTCCGAACCGGCCCATTTAATAACAAGCCAATACTGAAAGAATTACGAAATTATCTGATAGCTCATCAAGTCTTTTGGGATTTGGATCATCACTCTGTAATTCACTCCAATAATAAGTCATAGCAAGCTGTGCCAAATTACTGGAATATCCAATTCCGATTCTTGATTTAGAAAATGTATTGTCCATACGTGCATATTCTGATTTGTTATTTTTATAAACTACACCACTTTCTTTTAAATCATTAACAATAGTAGGGTAGTGTGTATAGCAATAAGCTGCACACTTAACCATTGTCGGCTGATTTGTGGCAAGAACGAAGTCTGCATCTTGTTATGTCCCCTGGCTCTTTATCCAGGGCGGCTCCGAATTTCTCCGGAGTGTCGGAACTATCTCTTTACCCTCGTTTAACGTTAGGTTTGTAGGTGACCAATCCCTACGCATACAAAGCTATACCTTGTAGTAATCGGCACTCGTGGATTGAATTATTGGTTTTGGCTCCTCATCAATCTAGTCTCTGAACTTTCGTATGTACTTTTGCCAATTCCATACGCTTAGTAACTGATTAGCATATATGTATTGTATTGTTTTTTAATCATTGTAAATAAATTTCATTTTTCTATATAATTTTCCAAGCCTATAGCATTTATTTATATAACTACAAATTGCCGGAAGCTTGCCTTTTAAGTTATAATTTTCCTTTAACCATTTTGCACAATCCTGGACCATATCAAATGATTTAATAAATTCTCCATCAGCAGTATAAGCACTAATTGATCTGCAACGTCCATTTTTTAAACCAGCGTGGCATTCAGAATAACGACCTTGCTCAATACTATAATTTAAATTATCTTCATGAGTACACCACTCAAGATTGTCTACACAATTATTTTTTCTATCAAAATCTTTATGATTTACTTCCGGAAGATTGTCAGGATTAGGAATAAATTCCTGTGCGACAAGACGGTGAATTGCAATTGTTTTATCATGACAATTCACACTAAGAGTAATAAGATAATATCCATCTGTACTTACTTTATTTTTCTTTATTGTTTCTGGCTTATATCTTTTAAAATGTCCATCTTTATTATAAATAGGTCGTGCAAGGCTTTTTACTCTACCAATGTTGCTAATTTGGTAATAGCCTTCATAGCCAGTTATATCTTTCCATATTTCTTTCAATATATTTCCTCGCTTCATTTTTATATTTACAATACATACTTAGCTTTCCTGTTTTCACCGATTATTTTTTGAACAGAGTTTCCTCTGAACCGACCCAAATTTTCTTAATTAAGTCATGGTCGCTTCCGTTGCTTCTTGCCTGAAAATCAGTCTCAATATTATTTACAGCAATGATATTCTTTGAAAATTCAAAATATTTTTCCATCTCATTACTGTATACATTATGAAAATAACAAATATTATTTGGGGAATTGTGAGGATTACGAAATGCACATAGATGTTCGTCATGTTGAAATCTTGTAGTGTAACACTGAATTACATTATTCTCACTTTTTAGAGTAGGATCTTTTGTAAAATCCTCACCAACAGAATAGAGTAGAAGAGCATAAGGGTTTCCACATGTTGTTAAATTATCTCCGTTCACAACAATCTTGCCTTTTCTAAGCTTATGTACATATGCGGAAATAATTTTAGACTTCTCATGCCTGAAGAACGTACTGTTGCCAAATTCATGGTTGTGATCATATAAATCAGCCATCATCTCATAGTGGTTTACCTCATTAGCATTTTTTCTTAAGAATTTTTCAAACTCATCATTATCTTGTTTCAGTAACTCCACATATTCAATACTGGTGCTTGCAATATCCCTTACATCATCTTTGGTACATGGGAGGGTATTAACCATCTGATAACTGAGCTGTTGGTATTCTCCAAGCTTACTAGGATGATCACTTTTTACGACACCGAACACGCTGCCATCTTCATTTACTTTTTTACACCAATACTCATACGCAGATTCTAATGAGCCGCCCATCAAATCTTTGAATTTTTTCCATTTAATGGCATTGTCAGTAGTGATAATCTTAATGTCTTTCAAATAATGCCAATGACCAAACATGTCTTGAATCTGATATGTTTCGTAATCATTGCCTGTTTTTTCACACCAATCTTTAAAAAATAACTGTATATGAGATTTAAAACCACACATCTTAAATAAATGGTGTCTCATCAGAGCCATGCCGTTGATTTTAACAGTCCATTCCGGATTATAAGCATTTCTGCAATCTTTAAAATAATCAGCTTCGATCAATCCCATACCATCCCAAAGTGTATTCTTGACTTCAGTAACCTTCTTATCTACTACACATTTCTTACCAATTCGACCCTTAGAATCAATGTAATCTTCTGCACGAACAATGTTAGCCATTGTCTTAAAAAATGAATCTTGGTCCCTAAGAATGAGAATATCCTCTACAGGAATATACTTAGTTCCAACGATGGTAGATGTAGTAAGTGGAGCATAGGCAGACATCTCAACAATCTTTGCATTGTCATCTGTCATTAGTTTTCCAAGTCCGATAGTTAACCATTCGTAAGCCACTTCATAAAGTTCAGAGTTTATAAAGATAACCTGTCCAAGCTTTGCTTTAGCACTGGTTCGAAACAACATCTCATAGTGAATTGTTTCTTCACTTTTAATAGTGCCATCTTTATTCTTAGTTTTATAAGTAACATCTACACCTTCGTTATAGAATTTATCTCTGATTTGCTCACGCTTTTTCTCATCATAGAGATCCTTGTTATTCTCAACTTTCTCCAAAGTGTATTTAAGACGTTCCTTTAATTCGCCATCAGAATTTTTATACAACTGCTCAATTCGTTTATGCTCATCCTCGTAAGATCTTGTGCCAAAGTCAAAGTCTAAGCAAATAATATCTCTAGTAGATTCACCTTTATATACATTAAGACCATTCTTTATAAGAAAAGCAGAGAATAAACTATTATTAAGCATTGCTTCAGTATATGAGAAATAATCTCTTGTACCTAAATTAACATCATATAATGTACCGGCACTGATATTTTTAATTTTAATTCCAAACTCACTAATGATAATCACCACCTTACATTATTGATGATCTTTCTTAGTAGAATTTTTAGTTGATTTAAATTTATATTTATTTCCATTATTCTTATTATTACTCTTTGTCCATCCAATAGAAGAAGCTGCAGCATTAATATTACAACTAGGAAATGGAGGATAATCAGTCTCAAAGGCATATAAATTTAATATATTTGATGCATAGCGATGAAATTCTTCACGAGATGGTATAGCAGGAAATGTACCTCCTGTATAATAATTTTTAGTAGTTTTAGATGATAATCTCTGTGTAAGTGCAACGTTGTCTGTGTTTACTTCTGTATTCATATTTAGTATGTACTCCTTTTAACATAATTAGTATTAATCCTTTCTGTGCGAGGTTGATAAGTTACATAACCTACTAAAAATGTGAAGGGTTGAAGGGTAGTAGGTTATATAAAATTCTTCTTAATAGAAAAATCTTTTATTCATAAAAAGTGCAAATGTGTTGATTGTGTTATTTCACATTTGACTATTAATTTCTTCTCTATTTAGTTTTAAGTTGCATTGGAATTTATTTATCTGAATAGATAATGATATTGAATAATAAAATCAAATAGAACGAAGCTAGATGTGAAGCGCAGCGAAACATATAGCGTAGTGATGACAAATGAACGTAGCGTAAGCGAAGTGAGTGCGTCAGTACCTGGTGGAACACCAGTAAAATATAATTAAATCTTATAATCAAAATTTATAATCAAATCTTATAATCAAATTAACTATCCTGTCGTTCCGACAGTGCTTCACCGCATTCACTACGCTAAAGCTTCGTTCATTTGGAGTCACTTCACAATTTTTCGCTAACGCTTCAAAATTGTTCGTTCGAAATTGGTTTGATTGTATAAAATTGGTTTTATTTTTATATAGCTCTTTTTATAAATTTTTTTATTTTGTCTTTTAAGGAATTAAAATTGAGATCCCTTTATTTTATTGGCATCGAAAGCCCTAATTTTTCAATTTTAGGAAGTTTGACTTCCTAAAAACTTTTTTCATTAATTTTCTCATCATCTAATTTTAACCATTCTTTGAGAAGCATTCTCATACGGACAGAAGGAATGTAAATATTAATTTTTTCATCATTTCTTATTTTACTTCTCCAAATCCATTGAATCATTTCTGATAAAGCATATTTATTTGCATTTAATATTAAATTGTGTTTTGAAAAGAAGTTAGTTATTCCTGGATGAAAAAAGATATTGCAACAATAAACTAATGTAGATTTTTCATTATAATCATTTGTTGATCTACAATTACATGGAACAAACTGCTTTGTATATCCCTTACCTTTTAGTTTGTTTTTTGCTTTCTTAAAACAAGTCCACATAATATCTTTTGATGAAGAATTAATAATATTTGTAAAATAATTGTAAATGTTATTTTTTAATTTATCTGTATAATTTTTATTTGCAGTATCAAACCAGCTACTTGAAAATGATGTAAGTTTACATGGAATATTTTCATTAAGTTTACCTTCGTAAATATTAATGAGATCCTGATATTTAGTTGTATCTGGTTTATAATAATCTACAATTTTATAAAATCCATTTTCAAGTATAATACTTTTTACTGTATAGTCGATATGATATACATCAAAATAATATTTTAAAATACTTGCATCAAACATATATGTAAGAATATAAATATTTTTAAAATAAGAAAAAATTTCTGGTGGATATCTCCAAAGAAGAATAGTGTCATTAATACATAGCAGTGATTTTGTGATTGCTAATTGTTTAATGTCGTTATATTTGCTATCCAGTTTATATTCTTTTTCATTCCATATAACAAAGCCATCTTCGTCAATTGTAATCCAACCGCCTTGCTTAAGAATTCGTAAATCACCTTGTTTTAATTCTGTATAAGGTTCAATTACATTTAATACCTCATCAAGAATAAGAGTGTAATTAAGTGTTTGTGAAATTTCTCTTATGTTAGATCGAGTATTTTCATCAAAATTCTTAAATAGTTCGTGGGTAGAAGCAATATTAGAACCTTTCTGAAATAACATATTGATATTATTTAATTTGCCCTTTCCTCTGTTTTGTGGTTGGAAGAAATCGACATCAGTTTTATCCATAATACGTTTTACTTCATCTAAGAATGGAGTTATATAAAGAAAACGGTCATTACAGTAATCAGCTTCATTAACGTGTTGAATTGCCCAACTGGTTTTACCAGATCCCATGATAGAATCAATTACAGTTATCATAAATTATTTTTCCTCCTTTGGAATTTTTATAATGCGCCATGCACTTTTATATCTTCTTCTAATTTTATTTCCATTTTCATCTACAAAAGTAATTTGTTTTGTTATTGGTTTTATACGAAAATTGATTTTTCGTTCTTCTAAAACTTTATTAATAGAAGATGCTCTCTTTAAAAGTTTTCCATTGCTTTTAGCATTTATAGTTTCTATTAATTCTTTTCTATCTGCCCACATAAGAAAAATAGTTCCTTTATTATAAAGTTTTCTTAAATATCTTTGTAGCTCTGTATATGGTCGTTGAGCCATAAATAATTCCTCCTTAATATCTACTTCTAAATTATTTTTCTTTATATTCTGAAAAAACGTTATTGTATTCTTCTTCAGTTAGTGCACGAAGTAACCTATATTTGTATTCTGGTTTACAAAGAACTAATGGTCCATAAGGATTTTTCTCATCAACTGGTTTGCAATAAAAATATTTTTCACCACGTTCAAATGCTTCTTTTGCCCATTGTGTAAGATCTTCTCTACGGTAAAGCATAGGTTCGCCATTTTCTACTGCGTCAAAACGTCTGGAGATATGTACGTCATAGCGATTAAACAAAAGTTGTAGATCTGATATTGTTTCAACATTTTCTTTGCCAAGTAAGATAGATACGTATCTCTGAATTTCGTTATTATTCATATTTAAATTCTCCTTAACTGATATATGCTGTGTTATTTTCTTCTTGTTTAGATTTGTATTTAATCTAAAAATAGTGATAGTGAAAGTGAGATAGATGGATCAATATAGACTTCTAAATGGAATTTTATTTTATTCTTAGGAGTTAAATTTAATGCGAAATGAGAAGTATATTAGTTTAATGTGATTTTAAGTTAGATTCGAGTTAACTTTGAATTAACTTCGAGTTAGATTCGAGTTAGATTCGAAAAAATTATAGCTATATATTAGACCTGGATGGTGATATGGGTAGTGAGTGCAGCTGAGACTAAAACATACCCCCCATTACTGTACTTTAGATGAGTTTTTGAGGGTAATTTTTGACGAGATAGTGGTTAGTGGTAAATTGGTAAGGTAGAGGTGTTTGGACGATTTTTATGGTAGAATTTTGATTTAGAATAGGTGTAGATTGTAAGACGTGTTTGAAATAATAGGATTGAAGCGAGTGAGAGTTAAAAAATAAAGCAGCACGTCCGTAACTGCTTTTAAATTTTTTTAGTTTAAATTGTGTGAATTAAGTTGTGTTTTTTTGATACCGAGAGATAACAGTGTTTATATAAGAAAGAATACGATTGGTGTGATGAGTAAAATTGGTTTTGAGTAGGGATTTATTGGGATTTTATATGTGGAATAGATTAAAACTGATACAAGATAGTTTTTGTTGTATAAAATATGAGAGTATTAATAGTTTGAAAATATGGTAATTTAGGCGATGATAAAGAATATCGTGTTTATGAGCTTGGAATATATGGGATTTAATGGTGCGATGGATATAATAGAATGAGATAATTTATGATGATTTATAGTAATTTTGAGTGACTGTTAAGTGTTAATTTGTATGGGATTATTCGATACGGAGTGCGATAGAGCGGTAGAGTAGAAAATAGGTGCCGATTACAATATATGGTTGGATTTTGGGTCTGTGTAGTTAAAGGTGCTTATGCTGCAGAGCCGATCCTGGATCTTCGCCAGGATTAAAAGTACCCCCATCCCTTATTTTTCATGGCTTCTAATAGATATTAGTGGACATGAAAATATATTTTTATGATAGAAAATATAGAAATCACTATACACTGCGGACTGGGGCAGTCTGGCAATGGCTTTAAACTGGTATATAGTAGGAATTTTTCAAAAAAATAGGGTAAAAAGTCGTAGAAATCCAGTATTTACAAGGGGTTGAGGGCTATGGATAAAATGAATTTTTTCACCAGACGGTGTGAAAAAGTGTTGCATTTGCAACATTATCGTATTTATAGGTTTTATCTATAGATAAACGATTTATCTATAGTTTCCACCTATAGTACGCCTTGCCATAACTATAACCTATACCAAACAATCCAGTTATAACTTTCACTTATACCAGACTCACACACTATTATACACTTTGCACAATGCCTTTTCCGATTCCCTAATTTTCACCCTCAAAAAGACACTTTTCACTCCACATCACCCCCCACATCACAGCCAACAATCCCACTAAATCCAATACTTTTGTGCAATATGCCTATACCGCAGCTCGACTCACTGCTTACAATATGTCTTTCCAACACGGACGTTTTCACACAATTGCACAATTGCACGTACAATAGCTATAATACAATAAATTGTATTTAAAAGTTATTTAAATCACGTTCTATTTTCTCGTTTATAGCACTTTTAATAAAAGTTGATACATTTTTATACCCAAAATCGGCTATATGTGTTTCTAATTCCTTTTTTTTTCCTTTTTTTACTTTAATTACTATTCTATCATAGTTTTCTTTTTGAAAATTATTATCATATTCTGCTTTATTAAAACTTTTCTCTTTATTGTTCATACAATTACACCTACTTTAACGTACTAAAATATTACATATATGTTACAATTCAATTTAAAATAAATTAAAATATATTTCAAAAAGCTTAAAACATTTTACAAAACAATTAAACCGTATTAATTATCTATTATAAAATATTTCATGTTTGTTACACTTTTAAGTTAGACTTGCCTAATCTGAAAAAAATTCAAAAAAATTTCAACTTTTTTTGAGCCAAAAAAATTATACCACAAAAAGCCCAAAAAAGCTAGTAAAATCAATACTTTGAGGCATACTCGATCATGTTTTTGCCGAAAAAAACGCTACATTATAAACACGCGTAAAGGGTTTTTGTGTTTCGAAAAAAAATGAAAAAAGGTATTGACAATACGGTACACCAGTGTTATAGTTGTCACAAGCTCAAATGAGTGAGGCGGATTAAACCGTTGAATTAAATATAGGCATTGAAAAGCATTTCTTCTTTTCTTCTTCCATTCTGGAATATAGCTTTTCAATATTTCTTTTCCAGTCTGGAAAATGCCATAGGTAGCAATAGGCAGTGTCAATGAGTCCTAATGCCTTGTAAGTTGGTAGTGTCAATAAATCCAACTTTTACCAACGCTATTAAAGGTAGCAAGTCCTTGTGTGGGAATGGACTATAAACAAGACCTTCACAGTATGTACGACTAAATGTTACACGGTTCCCATGTATGAAACGTTAAGCAATACAGAAGCTTTACACGTTACATATTTTTAAGTTCAACGTGAGGTTACATACCAAACCAAAAAGTAGCAAACTTGTAATAGTTGTAAACCCTTGTGAATAGTGAAGGATGAGATTAAAGGTGTTGAGCCTGGACGGTATTCTGGGGATAGCAAGAAAGTACAACGAATGACACGACTTATAAAAAGTCGGGACTCACACAAGCCCACTTGTGAGTTACAAAAAAGCTACGGTATGAAAAACCATTCAGTGTAGGGACTGAATACAATTCGAACGCAATACAGAATAGTGACCGGATTTCATTCGGGGCTTGTGATTTCATCATAAGGCTATTCATACATAGACTTCTGGCATATGTTCTTATGGCAATAGTCAGACAGTCGTTTGCAATACGTCAGTTTCCAGGACGTTAAAAAGAGTACAGCAACAATTCATTTTAACTGCATATCTCTTTTCAGTAGGCGCAATCCCTACGTTGCAATTTTACTAAAAATTATATTTTGCGCTCACTGCATAGTGTGAGAGAAAGAGGTCAATCATGGCTAGAAAGTTAGTATCTATTTCAATTCTTTGCAACAACGAAAAAACAGACCGTCACACCGAAATTGTAAACTATGTCACAATGTTAGTTCGGTCTATGGAGTGCCAGAGCTTAAAGTCTGGTATGAAAACTGCACTTGAAAGTATTACGACAGCTCATCCGGAATATTCTGACAAAATGCCAGTATCTAGCAATACTGATGACATGGCAATCATTCAACAGGTTTTAGGCGTTTCCGCTGATACTTTCACAGAATCACTCAAACTCTATGAGAAGGCTCAGTCTGAAATTCTGGCTACCGGTGTGACTAAAGAGGATTTCCAGAACCTTAAAAAAGCTGACCGTATGTTCCTTACAATCTTAGCGCACATGAACTGCCGTGCTGTCAATTTCTCTTATGAGGAAATCAGCAAAGAAGAGCTTGCAAAGTTCAAGGATAATATTGTAAGTTTCCGCAAGGACTGTAAAATCAGTGACCTCAAGTCACGCCTCCAGGCTATGTTTAATTCTTTAGTATCAGAAGAGGGTGAAATGTTTTATGGTCTTAAAGTGCGCAAGTCTAACCTTGCCACTGATACAATTGTCCAGGCTGTAGGTCTGACCTCTGGCAAGGCTCGCTTTAACAAGGACAAGGACGATTATTCATTCAGTAATCGTTTTAGCAAGCTGAACCTTCTTCAGATTCTTTCCGACTACTTTGGTGTAGTTTGCTATGGCAAGTCCAATGAGGTGGAAGTTATTAAGCCTCAGTCTCAGACAACATCAGAAGAAAACAAGGGTGAAAAGGTGGCATAATGCCACCGATTCCACCACTAGGCACACTGTCTATAGGACTATGCCTCAACGTCAAGTGTGCCATTTGTAACTTATCAACCAAATATCCCATGAAAAAAGTCTGCCTAATCCGCAGCATTTCCCTAGGGATAGTCTACCCAAAAATAAGGAGGTTTCCGCAATGTCGAACCGTCAATATGTCCACCTGGCAGAACGCCAGACAAAAATGGAGGGATTCTGTATCCCAGTAGGCGCTATTTTTGGTCGCCGTAAAATCAATAACAAATCTCTGTTTTGGGTATCACTTTGCCCTTCAGAGATATCATTGAAAAATGAATCACGCAAGTTTTCCCTCTGGGTGAACTCTGGCAACGACTGGAAGAAAGTTTCTGTATCTTTCCGTGGGCTGTATGAACCGATCCGCTCTGACATGGTGAAAATCTGCCAAAAAATCAACGGTTTTCCGGTCGTTGAAAAATGGCAGAGACCAGTTCGTCCGGTCATTACACAAGCTGACCGTGACGCTCACAAGTTAGCCATGGAATTTTCATGGCGCAAGGTTCCGGAACCGCAGCAGGGATATTCTCGCAAAAATTCAGACGGTACAGTGCGCGACTGGGACGCACAATACATGGTAGACGGTCGTGGATACGATATTTCATGGGAAGAAAAAGTGTTCCCACTGGAAAACTACAATGGACTTCCGGTCTACTACCGCGAGAATTCCAAGCCTTCCATGACCAAAAAATGCTCAAACACTGGTTATGATGGAGCATTCGATGGAATTGGTAGTACTCGCCGTGACGGTATGAAAGTTAAACAGATAAAATGCCGTCCTGGAAAACCATTTATTGTTGAATAGGAGAGAATCTGTAATGGAAGTAATGGAAATGGATTTATCAACTTTCTGTGCTACTACACACAGAATTAAAATTCAGTTTTCAGAAGGGAAACTGTCAAGAGAATCGGCAATTAACAAACTTGCCAATCTATACGCAGACTTTTTTGGTATGTTTACCGGATCATACCAGGAAGCTATGTTGTCAGATTTTTACATTGATGAGGATTAATCTTTTCCTCATTCCGCCCACATAGTACAACCGGCAGTACGATCCACACGCATCATACAGTCACGCACAACGCAGTAAACCCCTCAAACTGCGTTAAAAAGAAATCCGCAGCTTAACCCCTGAGTTGCGGTAGCCTCTCCCTTAGTGTGTGGATAAATAGCGGTTCAATTCCGCTTGTGGGCTTTGATTTCCATAAGGGAAATCACAATTTTTTATTGACAAGAATATACTTTTAAGTTATAATCGGCTCAAAAGAAAGGAGAATAAAAGATTTGTTTGAGGTTATTTTTTACAGAGACAAGAAAGGCAAAGAGCCGGTAAGAGACTACATCCTCTCATTATTTGAGAAGGATACAAAAGACAATAGAATAAAGCGTGAGAAAATTTTGGACTACATTGACGAGCTTGAAGAGAAAGGAACGAGAGCAGGAATTCCTTTTGTAAAACATCTCGAAGGTAAAATCTGGGAGTTGCGACCACTAAGGGATAGAATTTTATTCTTTGCATACATTGATAATAAAATCGTTCTATTATCTCATTTTCAAAAGAAAACACAAAAAACGCCAAAAAGGGAAATTAAAAAGGCAGAAAAACTTATGAATGACTATATAGAAAGAGGTGAAGATGATGAGTAAAAAGAAAATCAGTCCCAGGGGTACATCCTGGGACGAATTTAGAGATCAGATGTACACTCCAGAAGAGATTGCAGAAAGTAAAGTTCGGAGAGCGATCATAAATGAAATTGTTCAGGCAAGGGAAGAGGAGGGTATTACTCAAAAACAGCTTGAAATTATGAGCGGAATTAAACAACCAATTATTTCTCGGATGGAGAAGGGAACCACAGATCCACAGTTGTCTACAGTATTAAAAGTACTTAATTCTTTAGGGAAAACCTTAGAAGTAGTATCAATGAAACCTGTGAAATAATAATAAAACCTCAACAAAGCGAATATTCTCAAAATGAAGTAAGGGAGAGAATAAAATAAGTGAAAGTTCGGTATTAGTTTTATCAACACACAAGAGTCTATCATTAGATAGGCTCTTTTTTAATGCCCAAAAATAATTCCAAGAAGGGAGATTGTGTTTATTATGTCTGCTCCAAAAACAACCACAAAATAAAATTTCATTTTTCAGAAGGGAGACCACAACAATGAAAAAACTTCTCGTAGCTACAACACTCGCAGCATTAACAATTACCACACCAACAACAGTTTCTGCAAAACCAAACAATGTTCGGTATAGTACCGGAATTGTGACCGGTGCAAAATCTATTACAACTACAGATGGAAATGTCTGGCATACCAAGCGAAAACTCCATTTATGTAAGGGAGCTAATGTCCAGGTTAAATTTGACACTAAGGGAACTAAGCGAAAAAAGGATGATGCAATCCTTAAAGTTTCCAGGGTACCAAAGAAGAAAGTGAAACCAGAGATTTCCATTCCAATCTCTGATATTGCTTTGGTGTATACGGATTCCCTTGGCTACACCACATTACAGCTGAAAGATTACGGCTGTGTGGCTGACGATCCAAACAACATTAGTTATGAAACTATCAAACAAATGGTTAATTCCTATTACGCTTCCGTAAGGGAAGCTACAGATTCCGTGACGGTAACAGAGCCAAACGGAAATACCTGGATAATAAGGAAGTGAGGTATTACAGATGAAAAGATATAAGCTGAGAGTTTATGTAACTTCTGGACCAGACAAGGGGAATCTGGATCACGAAGAGTTTTTCGATTCCATTGAAGAACTGGACAAGAGATACAATGAGCTTTTTGACTATAAATTGTTTTCACTAAATCCTACTGCTTGGGTTTGGAACGGAAACAATTATAGAAGAATTAGTGGATATTAATGGAGGTACTTGCAATGTCAGAATCAGTTAAATCTTATAAGCGAGATGCAATCAAAGCTGCAAGGCAACTGAAATATTCAGATTATATCCTTGCACGTCTCAACAACGCCACAACGGAAAGCGAGATCTGCCGACTGATGATCGAAGGCAGACACACAAAACGGTATTATTAAACGCATTATAATAAGGAAGCTTTTCATTCCATCTACGGTTCGTAGGTGGATTTTTTAATATAAAAAGTTTCCGATTTTGGAAGAGAAACACAAGGAGGTGTAAGGCAAATGGTTAGAACATATGCACTAGCTGAGCGAAAATACGACAAACTTAAAGCTGTTGTAATTTATGATCGATGCGAGGATGGTTTTCCACTAGCCATAATGATGTTTGAATTTGCAGATGAAACTTATCCATACAAGTATCCTTCACCATTTGGCAATATTAAAAATATCTCATGTGATACTGCAAGAAATGAGAAGGAAATGAAAGAGAAAGGATGGGTGAAACTAGATGAAAAGTAAATATTATAACTGTGAGCTTCAGGAAGTAGATGCTCAGAAGTTCAAGGCAAAACTGAAAGAAGAAAATATTACATATAAATCCTCATCCGCAGGATTCGGATATACACATTTCGAAATTCTGTGCAATGACGTAGAAGTAGAAACTATTGATAAGTTTTTAATGGAATTGTAAGGGAGGTGCAAGGAAAATGGTAGAGGTATTAGCAACAATCAATACTACTGAAAAATCAGTAGGAAGAGTATGCAACTATTTAACAAACAGAAGAGTGAAACACAGAGTAGTTTCATCTGGTGACAATATGCAGATCAAACTACTCACAACTCGAAGCGAAATCTCAGCAATAAATAGATTCTTGGAAAAAGAGGTAAATTAAAATGGGAGCAGAAGCTTTAAACTATGATTATGATGTTATTGATACACCAACCGAAACACCGACAACAGACAAGATTGTTCGGTGCTTTACAGATAGCGAGCTTAATGATGAGCTTGCTAATCTGTTAAAAGATTCTTTATCTGGAGTACGCAAGGCAAACTTAGAAGATCACGGTTTAGAAATCCGTAAAAGAAACCGTGAGTTAATCATCAGAGAGAAGAAGAAACAGAAACTTCTTTCTATAGTTGAATTGTCTATGATGATCTTTGTGTTATTACTGGTTCCGGTTTTAGGAACTGTGATTGTAAGGGAAACTGTATATTTATGGTTGTATATTATCACAGGACCAGTCGCAGCTTATTTAGCGAACCAGTTAAGAAAAATGTAGGAGGAGGTATAAAAATGTATAAGAGAAAAACTGTAGATTGTTACGCTATTGAGGGTTTTACGAAGGGTATGGCTGGGACATTGAATGTAATTGTGAAGATTATAAGGATGCAAAGGTACAGTTAAAAACATATAGAGAAAACGTTAATTATCCAGTTCGGATTAAAAAATGGAGAGAGAAAATTAAGGAGGCATAAGGCAAATGGAACTGAAAAAGTATATTACCTACGAGGAACCATTGGAAGGAAAAAGTTTTACAATCAACCAGCTTCATGAGGTTTACAGAGATCTTGTAGACAAAGAAGAGTATCAAGATTTTGACTGTTGGTTTACCGATATGTTGAAATCTGGCGTGTTTAAGGAGGTGTAACAATGGGCAAGAAAACAACTAAATCATGGGATAAGAAACAGGAGCGAAGGCTCCGGTCTTATCTCAAGGCAAACGGTTATTTGTATATCTGCTCAAAAGGCAGCCATGACAAATACCGGTCAACAATTACAGGAAACAACGTAGAGGTAAACAATCATATTAATAAGATGGTTTGGAAACGAACCATTGAAGAGGTCGCAGATGATCTCAAATCAAAAGGCTACAATTACGTTCCTTATGAGCGTGTTCGGTAGTCTTTTTTTTATTGGGAAAATTTTGAAAATTGAATAATGGATGCCATAAGGCAAATTGAAAATACATTGATGAATAAAGGAGAATAAGATTATGACAACAGTTAATATGAAAGATTATGTAAATGGAAACGTAAATGAAAATAAGGCAGTACAGGAAGTTATTGGAAAGATTAGTAAGGCAGAAACTAAAGTTAGTGCAAATGTTATAAATACAGTTGTTCCGATTCTTGGAAACAAAGAAAGAACATTAGAACAAAGAGCTGAGGATATTGGAGAGCTTAAGGGAATTCTTGCATCTTCTATTGCATCAGGTTTATCAAAAGTTATACTTAAAATTCCTGTAAGATTACTTGCAATGGATACAGCATATCAGATTCCAGAACGAACAGAAAGAAGTTTGGGAAAACTGTTAAAAGAATGGGACTATGATTCATGTGATCCATTACTTGGTGTACCACATTTTGAAGATGGATACATAGCAGTTGTTGATGGAACTGGTAGAGTTCGTGCATCTAATGTTATTGATAGTGACAAATACGAAAAACTTGATGTTACTGTCCTTTTAAAAGCTCCAAGTGACCCAAAGGAAAGACAGAAATTTGAAGCTAAAAAATACGAATATCAGAATTCTGGAACAGAGCCATTAAAAGATTATCAGAAGCATGGTGCAAGATTAATTAGAGAAGATCGCCCTACTATGTTGCTTGAAGAATTAAAGCACCAGTATGATTTTGACTGGGTTTTAAAGAAAGGTCAAAGAGAGGGTGGAATTCTTGGTTCATATCCTTACACAAGAGAATTGTGCGAGAAATATGGAAGAAGCTGTATGGAATATATTCTTGATATTTGTAAAAAGTCAGGCTTTAACCGTCTTTCAAATGGATATTCAAGATGTGTATTTAAAGCGTTAAGGGATATGTGGAGATATTATGCAAGTGATAGAAATAAGACTGAGCAGTTTTTATCAGAATATTTACACGGAAAAACACCTGCACTCATTAAAGCAAGATCAAAGGTTGCATATGAATATCTTGACGCTGATGCAGCATTTAGTTTTTACATAGAAGATGCAATTGTTGAAAATCTGCATTTACAGCAGACTAGAAAACTTTCAGATGATGAACAGAAACTTGAAGTTATTCGCAAATTTGCATAACAAACTTTACATAAACTAAGAAGTAGAGGGTAGCAAGCGAAATTAAAACTTGTTGCCCTCAAATTATATAAGCAAGAAGGTAGATAAAAATTATGGCATCAACAATTGAAGCAACATCAAAAGTTTATAAAAATGTTCGGTCTTACTTTTCAGCTGGACATGGAGTTGAAAATTATAATCTTGTATCAGTTCGACAAAAATTAACCGAAACTTATCTTTATAGGGTAATGGCACAGCACAAGACAACTGGGAAGTATGCAGTGTGGACATGTTGGAATGAAAGCACGCAGTCGTTGAACTTTGGTCATTACAATTTAAATTTAGAGGATGCTATGGACATTTTATATTGCAAAGGAGAGTGGGATTTTTGAAATATGTATATTTTATATTCTTTGTTCTCTTTATAGGTATCACCCTTGGAATTGTAGACATTGATGTAAAGCTTTCAGATGGAAGTCATTTTCATTATGATAGTTGGATTCACTTATTTATGAGATAAAATGAAACTTTTAAGGGAGGAAAACAAAATGAAGAAATTTGAACTTACAACAGAAACTAAAATTAATATTTGTGGTAAAAAACTTTTTAGAATTAAAGCACTTATTTCTTTTGGACTTATAATTGCCGGAGAAAAAGGAGGATGGATAGAAAAAGAAGAAAATCTAAGTCAGTATGGTAACGCATGGGTATTTGGCAACGCAGAGGTATATGATAATGCATGTGTACGTGATAATGCATGTGTACGTGATAATGCATGTGTACGTGGCAATGCATGTGTACGTGGCAACTCAGAAGTATATGATAATGCATGTGTACGTGGCAACGTAGAGGTACGTGGTAACGCATGTGTACGTGGCAACGCAGAGATATCTGGCAATATAGAGATGTCTGGTGACGCAGAGATATCTGGTAATGCATGGGTATCTGGCAAGCTGCATTAAAAAGAGATTTAACCGCAGAAGAAAAAACACGATATATTAAAGAAACTGCCCACGAATGTATGATGTTAATGATTGGGTTAAGTTGCTCATTGGATGAAGCATATAATACGCTGATGAATTAAAAACGGAGGTAAGGTAAATGAAATGTGATGAATGTACATGCACTTATGAATCATGTTCTTGTAAATTGCCAGGTTCAAAATGTGCTTACGAAACTGATGACAAAAAAGATGATGGAGCAAGAAAAAATGAAGAAAAATAAACCGAGATGGAAAGATCTTCCGTTCTATGAACGATTTGCTAGGACTTGTAAGCGAAATGGTTCTGCTGATTGGATGGTAGAACATATTAGAGAACGTGGTAAACAAAAAGAAGTAAGAGAAACGGAGGACAAATAATATGAGCATTACAAAATTGATCGAGTTACTTCCAGATAGCGTCAAGTGTGACACTGTAGATTTTAAAGATGTTCGGTTGATGGATGGTCGTAGCGCCATCCGTGTTACTATTGACAGACTTCTTACCCAGGAAGAGAAAGATAAAATGACCAGTAAGAGATTTGTTGGTCTTGACTGCGTAGGTTTTTACAAATATGCACCGGAAATCAAAAAATCATATTTCTATGTGGTTTAGTGAGGTAAGGGGAAAATGAGAGAATTTAATGTAGATATTGAAATGTTTAAAAAGAAATTTGATGAAGAATATGATTTTTTGTATAAAAATCGAGATCAAGTTGCAGGTTTTAATGAAGCAGTAGAAGCCGGAGACAAATTCTTAAATGATCATGGAGATTTTGTTGGAAAATTTGCAAATTATAGAGGCGATTTTATTACAAGTGATAGAGAGGTTGCAGCATTTATGTTTGCACTTGATAGTTTGACGGAGGGGTAATGGAAATGAAAGAAAACCAGATCTGTTATTTCATAGAAAATGATATGGTTATTTTTGGTGCATACAGCTATAAAAGCACATGTACACATGTTGTAAAAAGGCTCAGAACACCAGAAGTTCGGTTGATTAATGGAATTCCGTTTGATGAATTTGAATCAGAAATTGAGTTCAAAAAGTTACCTAAAGACTGGACCTATAACACAAGACTTTGGGAAGAATCTATTGACCAATGGAAATATGAAAAATATGTTGCAGAATTTGGAACTGTCAATGTAAAAGATACAAAAAGAATACAGGAGTTGTTTGACAATGGTTTATTAGTGATTGCTCCAATAGTTGATAAATTTATTGAAGCAGAAATTGACCATGGTTTTTATAGAATAGTTAAAAAAGCGCATGGCTATCCACTTGGATATGGTGAGCACAATGATTATTATCCTGATGATGTGTTTGATACATACGAGGAATGTGAAAAACATTTAAAGATTCAAAGGGAAAACAGATATAAAAATCATATCTACTGTAGACTTTTAGATGTATATGAAAACATTGATTGGGCTTTAGAAAAATATGAAGCGGATCATGGTGGAAGAGAAATTGAAATTATAAAGCAAAAGCTTTTATCCATTCCAAGGATTTGGGAATACATGTTTAGATACTATAAAGGTCAGATTTTTAAAGGAAAGCGTGAAGAGAAAAACGAAGAATGGGAAGTAATTGCATGAGTAAAGAAGATCTAATTCAGTTGATGGATTTATTAACTGAATATAGTGAAACATATTGTGAACCAGATATTAAACAGTATGCAGATATTAAAGATAGGAGCGAATTTGCTGTGATGCTTATGGTATCAGAGCATAAAAGAGTAATCGAACAGATTAAGGAAATTATCTGCTTAAACTTTTAAACAATAAAACGGAAATTTTAAGGGGAATTTTACATGCAATATATAGTACTCGAAAGAAAAGTTTACGAGCGTTACTCTGTTGTTGATGCAGATGATCCGGAAGAAGCAAAAGAAATTTCTAGAAATAAATCATATGAGAATGATGAACCAGCCACTTATGTGGGAACCGAATATATTGCGTCAGAAATTTTAAGAGCAAGAAAGGAAAATTAAAATGAAAAAGTATAGTGTAACTTATCACGAAACCTATGAAGAAAATTATGAAATTGAGGGCCACTTCACCGGAAGAAGCAGAAGAAATTCTTAGAGAACGAATTAGAGAAGGTAAAGAAGATGGACCAGAGCAGTGCTGTGACAGTTGGTGTGATGTAACAGAACTATAAAATCCGCATTTTGTAAGGGAGATAAAATATGTATAAGGTAAAATATGAAAAATATCGTTACGGCTATGGTGGAACCCAAGAAGTTAAAATATTTTATTCGTTAGAGGAAATTGCAGATTGGCTATTTGGAATGGTAAAAGGGAAATATGAAGGCTCTATGTTCTTTATTAATCCTGATGACAAAAATGATAAAGAATTGCATTTAGATAGTTCTTGTATTTCATCAAGGGATGATGAAAGATACCGTTACTGGGTTGAACAGATTGAAAAAGACGGATTAATTATTTATTCTTGTGGAACGTTCACAAACGGAGTGTGCTATTGGAATGAGGAAGTAAAACAGTGGTTAAGAGAATGTATTCAGCGAAAAGAGAATCCTCAGTTCAATTTTGGGTAAGGAGACGAAGACTATGACGTTTGAGGAAGCAAGACAGAAATCTGATTATAACTTTGCATTAAATGGAATTGAAAACGATATTGAAGATATTCGAAATAATTATATGAAAAGTTTATATGAATATGGTGATCCGGAAAGAGGAATTGCTATTCTTGAAATCGGTTATGTAGACATTGAGGTAAATTTAATGACATATGAACAGGTTGGAAAACATCCTGGTGATAAACGTCCAATTATTGATTACTTTGCCTGTATTAAGTGTGGAGATAATGAAGATGATTGGAGATCTGATGATTATGTCGATCATGATATTAATGTAAATTGGGAATCAGAAAATTGGGCAGAGCAGCTTGAAAGAGATATGTTTGAAGCTCTTGATAAATATGTGGCTGATAATGGCTATAGTTACGATCATGCAAATTAGAAAGGGAGATAAAAATCATGACAGTAGATCAGTTAGTTAAATCTTTAATGCAATATAATCCAGATGCAGAAATAGTTATTTTTGATAGACACACCGGTGCACCATACGAATATTGTTTTTCTTTTGAAAATGAAGATGAAGGGGAAAAACAAGTAATGATTGAGGTTGAATAATAAAATTCGTATTTGATCGGAGGAGAAAAATGAAATATTCAAAAATTGTAAAAAAAGAGTGCCCAATGTGCGGTAAAACACATTTTGTCAAATTGACAGAAGTTGAATATGATCAGTACAAAAAATATATTGCATACGGAAGCTTGATTCAGAATGCCCTTTCAAACACAAGTCCAACAGTAAGGGAATTTTTGAAAACTGGGTATTGTCCAGGATGCCAGGAATTATTGTTTGGAAAAAGTGAGCAGAAAGAATTGTTCTTTTCTTATGACGATATTAGAGAAGATGTTATAAAAGAGTTCTGTGAAAGGCATGAAAATATATTAAATGCTCTCATGTCTAATGAGGCAGATGTTTTGACAGAAGAAGAGTGGCTATTGCTAATGTATGAATTTTAGTGAAAGGAGCAATGGAAATGGCATATTATCATAGTCCAAAAGAGTATGAAGCAAAAACAGGAAAACGTTTTTCTGATAAAGGAGCATCAATTCACAGAACTGGATCTGTAAAGGGAATGGTTAAGTTAGGATACTGGGATAAAGATGCAGACAAGGTAAGATGTGGAAGCTACATTTATCTGCAAAATAATTTTAGGTAAAAATTATAATCTACGGAGGTATTTTAATGTATAGAGTAGAGTGGATCGATGATGAAGGAAATCTTAAAATTAAAAGAGGTTTTAAAAAATCAGAACTGGCGCATCTGTGGATTGAAAAGATGCATTTAAAAATAGACAGTTTCCCAATGGTATTTTATGAGGGAGAGGGAGAAAACGATGACTAAATTAGAAAATATGGCAGCTGATGAATTTAAAAAGTTGCCGAAAAAGAAACAGAAAGAGATTAACAAGGCAAAACGCATTCCGGTAGCAAAACCTGGACATGAGTTTAATAAAAGTAATGTTCGGTGTAAACGCTGGAATACGGATGAGTGATGGAGGTACTACATGAAAGGATTTGATTTACCTGTAATGGATGGAACACGAAAAAGTTTTTATGGAAAGGCAAAAGTAATTGAACACGATAATGGAGATATATGTCTGATAAGTTATTCAACATTGGTTGCTAGAATACATAATGGAAATTTTGAGAAGTTATGGGATGGATATAGTGCTACAACAATGCGGCATATAAATTCATTCCTTTTATTTTACAATCTTCCAGGTGGTGGAAAGTTGTGGTGGAATAAATTAGAGGTGGTGGCATGACTGAAAGAGAGAGAAATCTAATTAAAAGTAACCTAAAAGCTTTCGTACATAATTTTGGAACAGTTCGTATTGAGAAAGAAAATTGTGGTAAAGGCTTTTATGTGTTTTATCCGGAGGATAGTGATTCATATATCCAGTATTGCTATAGCATTGAGTACCTGGATGGTTGGCTTTATGGATGTGTTCAAGGAAAACTAAGATTAAAATTAAATGATGAAAGAGAGCGTGAGTTGTATGGTTAAAAGATTTAGAAAACCAGATACGGTTGAAGCATACAATGCTGCCGGATTCAGAGAGAGATACGCAATGGAAAATGGAAATAAAAGTACAGTGTATCTAAATGGACATAAATGTTACAAGTTTACATATTCAAAAGATGTTGATTATCAGGATGCTAATGGAGCCTTATATGATACTGTCGAGAAAAGATGGAGGGCTTAATATGTTAAAAGATATTAAAGATGCAAAAGAAATTAGCTGCTATGACGCACTGACAGGAAGATATACTGGTGAAGAGGACGGTTGGCAGAAATGGAAAGATTTAGATGAAGATACAAGTTATGAAGTGTTTTGCTTATGTCGTGAATTTGTAGCAAAAACAGCTAGGGGAAATCGGAGAACAAGAATTATGAATAAAGGAAAAAATTATGTTGAGCCTTGTGGAATTCTCAGAAGACTTGCATATAACTTTAAGAGAGGTGAAATTGAGTATACTGCTGGCCAAGATTACAATGAAGAAATGAAAACATTAAGAGGAATTTTTGATTAAAGGAGGATAAAAATATGTTTAAACTTACAATTAATACAGGTAATGCAGCTTTTCACGATGAGTATAATGATGATAAGGCTTATGACAAATACTGTGAGGCAGAAGAAATTTCCAGAATTTTAAAAGAAGTCATTGATAAACTTGAGTATGGTTGTGAGTCAGGCGTTTTAATTGATATCAATGGAAATAAAGTTGGAGAATGGAGCCGGTAAAAGGGAGGTTTTACAATGGAAAAAGAGTATAGATATTACAAAAAATCCGAAGGGAAAATTATTCGGTTACATATAGAGGATGATAGCAGTCCTCTTAATCCGAGAACAGATTTCGATGGACATGTAGGTAAAATGATGTGTTGGCATAGATATTACAATTTGGGTGATTATGAAGAAAATAATTATAGTGATTCAGATCAATTCTTGTCAGATTTATTACGTGAAAATGTAAGCGAAAAATCAATAATTAATTTCGTTAAGAATGGTAAAGCTTCAAATGATGTAAAATTAACTTATAATAGAAGAAGCAAAATGTGGGAGTTATGGGTCTCGTATTATTTAACAATTCAGTCGATTAAAAATGCAAAATATCAGGTTTATGAAGAAAATGAAGATATTACCTGGTTGGTGGACGATATTATTGATTGTCTATCACGCAAAGATAAATGGTATCTATTAGAGAAACATGCAAATATTATTGCACTTCCATTATATTTATACGATCATAGTGGAATTACAATGAATTGTTGTGGATTTTCTGATCGGTGGGATTCTGGTCAAGTTGGTTGGATTTATACTGATAAAAATACTGTATTAGGAACTGGTGCAGATATTAAGAGAAATTGGAAAGAAACTGCTTACAAATGGATGGAAGGCGAAGTAAAAGAGTATGATATGTATCTTCAGAATGAAGTATACGGAATTATTACTGAAGAATATGATGGAGAGGGAAATCCAGAGGATGATGATAGTTGGACCGATAAAGAATCTTGCTGGGGATTTTATAGTGACAAATGGGGCGATGATTTGATTGAAGAAATCGTCAAAGAGTATGGAATATCAGAACAACTGTTTGAAAAATTTGAGAATGTAGCATAAGGCAACTGGGAAGTAAATATTACCAATTGTCTTTTTTAGTACAAAAAATGGAGGTAAGAGAGAATGAACAAAATGAAAGAAATTTTAAGTCGCAGTGGAAGCGCAGAGATGATGATTATTTATTATATGCTTGACAAGGGAATTGAAAATTTAAAATCCATTACAGAAGATGATATAAAAACTGTAAGAGGAAATGGGTTGATGACAGAAGAGTTTTGCCAGTCAATTGTTAGAACTGCGGTTCGGATTGCAAATGAGTGTGATACTCATGAAATTTTACAATACATCAGATGTGAAGCATGGTTTACTCCTGCAGTAAAAGAAATCGAAATAGGTAAGGCAGCAATGTCAGATTACAGTTGGGAATATTTATGTAATGAGATGGATGTTGATCCAGAAGAAACAGATTATATGAAATTAAAATTTATTGTGGAGGAACCGTAATGAACAAAACATTAGATAGTACTCTTGATGAGTTATTAAACAAGCTTGGTAAGACAAAAGAAGATTTAGTAATGGAGTTGGATGAACTTAATAAGTGGATGGAAACAACTAACTATAGACATGGTTTTACCGGAATGGAAGGGTTCGTTTCATTAGGTTATATGTTTTATAAGAAAAAAGTTTTCGAAGGTAAAGTTGATGATGTATTGAATCGTGCAGATGATTGGGGTTATGACATCAGTTGGGAAGAAGCTGAAGAAGTTGTTATATTGTTTCAAAGAATTTATGACTGTAACTTAAGTGAGAATGACCAGATTGAGAACTGTATCAAAACTGTTATACAGAAAGGAAACTGAAAAATGGCAGAAATTACTCATATGATTAACGTAACTGATAAACAGTTTAATGATTTAAAAAATTGTTTGAGTGGGAATCCTGAGTTTTTATTGTTCTCAACAAATCTATCAGATACAACATTAAAAGTTGATTTAAAGCAAGAAAAAGAGGAAAAGGATAGTGCAGAAAACATTGTAGTTCGGTGGATGAATGATATTAGAAAGAAAACAATCAGCTTTACTGATTATTCGAGTGCAACGAAAATGTTAGGAGAAATTAAATCTTATTGTGAGGTAGTGATTGTGGCAGTAACTTCAAAATAAAATGTAGATTTGATGGAGGCAAAAATATGCTTTTACTCTTAGGAAAGCCAGAAGCAATTAGAAAGTATATTAAAGAAATGTTGCCAGACATTGATGAGTATTCAGATGTTGTTTACTATCCAGGTAAAGAGCACTATACAGAATTTAAAATCCTTATAGAAGATCTTAAATCTGACAACCCACCTGTGGTCACAACACAAAATAAAGAGTTTATTGAATATCTATTAGAATCTGATTTAGATTTCAATGTGACGACAGCATATTTAGACGAAGATGACAAAAAACTAGCTCATAGAGACGTAACAAAGGAAATAGCAAAAGAAATGGTTTATAGTATGGGACTTGAATTACGGTAGGTGGTGAAAGAGAAATGATTACTAAAGTTGAATTTTACAACAATAAGAATGGAATAAGAATTATTATTCCAATGAATTTTGATATAGACACTGATAGTTTAAATATTGATCAAAGATGCCTTGCGTATGAAGAATTATCAAACTATGTTAGTGACGATTTTATTCACAATACAGTAATTGCAAGTGCAGAATAATGGAGGTACAGAAAATGAAGATATTAGCATTTTGCGATGTTGACAAGGGAATTTTAAAAGATGCAGCAGGTCACACTTACATAGACGATGACGATTATAGTGTAGATGATATTCTTGAAGATTTTGATAATGAATTTAACTGGCTCAATCAGTCCGGTGTAAATCTTGATGGATTTACAGAATTTGATTCTTACGAAGAAGACGAAGAATATCAGGCATACATATTTAGATATGGATCTGGATATGTGCCAAGCGGAAAAGCTACACTTAACAAAATGTTATGTGAAGAGAGATTGATGAAACGTTTGCATGAGCTGTCAGAAGAGAAATACGATGTAACTCGATATAAAATCTTGAAGAGAACAGTGTACACGGTTTGTACAAAATACGAGGAGGTGTGCTGATTATGACGACAAGAGAAAAGATTAGGCAAGTAGAGCTGTTAAATACCAGTACTCCTGAAGGTATAATTATTGATTCAGACACAATTTTGGCTGATTTGTTATCAAATGTAGATAATGAAATCTCAGGTTTCTCACAAGATATTTTTAATATTTATAAGAGAAGTAAGGATAAAGATGCTGTAAAACAAATGTTCTTTGAATTTACAGATACAGAATTTGATGATTACTTGGATAAATGTATGAAAGAAATCACGAGAGGTAATTAAAATGAGAAAAACCACAACGAATGATAGTCAAACAGACAGAAGAATGGAGATGGGTGAAAATTAATTTGACTTAAAATTTTGAGGTAAATAAAGTATGAATTTTAAAATATATAATGAAAACGGAGTTGTAAAAATCACAAAAATATTAGGTCCTGAAAAAGAAGAAATAACTATGTTTTCAAATCTTAAAGATGGAGAGGTTGCTACTATTGAAGTTAATACTCATATTTCTAGCAATGGAAAGAAAAACAGTATAGACAAATAAAAGAGATATTTGGTCGGAGGTATTTTATGAAGCAGTGTTTATGGACCGGTGAAGAGCTTGAGCCATGGAGTTATAAAACCTCACTCAATAATGGAATTGCAGTTGGAATTTTTGATGGTATGTGTGGTAAAACAAAAGCATTGGTAAATGTTGAAAATTTTGATGCAGGAAAAACTTTCGATAAAAGAATCGTTATTAATAAAGAACTTGCTGAAAAATATGGATTCAAAATAGTGATTAGATAGGGGGCAGAACTATGGCAAAGGAATTCGTTTACACAAAAGTACAGGATCTTGGAAAAATCGGAGACAAAATTGTTGAGATTGGTCACTACATAGTAGATGGTAAAGTAATGCCGGATAAAGTTTATATGGTAAATCACTTTACAAGAAAGAATGGAAGCAAAGATAGTAAGGCAACTGCAATTTGTACTATTGGTGAAGCAAAGGAAATTGGAAAGCTGCTTATGGAAATAAAATAGCAATTTTGTTTAGAAGGGAAATTGAAAGTTATGATGACGATTGATCAGATAGTTAATAACTTAGAAAAACTATCAAATGGAACCGATTTTTCATTTGAGATTAGTGAGAATAAAAATGAAGAAATAGAATTGCTTGTGGATGGAGATAACCCTCAATGTGAAGATTGGTGTTTCTATATTACAATCGAAACTCCTGATACAGAGGAAGACTTAGCTAAAAGCCTTAGTAAGGAATTTTGGAATTTATACAATGATTATGATGTTGAGGAAAATGTTTACATGTGGCTGGGAGCGAAAAGAAATGGAACATCTGGTGTTCCAGGAGTAGTTGATCTTGTACATAACGAAGAATATAAAGAAAAAGCATTAAGAAATTTTGCTGAAAAAATGGATTTTATGTGCTAGGTGAGGTGAAAATATGACCTTTGATGAAACTGATTTTGCAAAACGTGTACCAAAGAAAATATTAGATCGCACAAAAGAAAATATGGAAGTATATAATATGAGTTTATATGACTCGTTTAAAGAGGCTGTGCGTGAACTTTCAAAGACAGGAACTAAATTGTGGAAAGCGTGGTATTACGATGATTTTAGAGAATACATACCATGCGTTTACAATCAGAAATATTTAGATTTTGAAAAATACCCACTGAAATATAAAGATAAATAAAACAAGAATTTTATAAGAGAAAGTGAGGTGGGACTGTGACAAAAGAATTTGCAAGAGAAATAGCAGATAAATTTATAAAGGAGAATAATCCGGATTTGTGGGACGGATTAGGCAACATGCCTTCAAATTTTTCAAGCGAAATAGAGGTATATAATATATTTAATAAAGAAGTATATATGACAATTCAGTTTGAAATTGATGCAGACGAGGGCGGATGTTGGGCACATATTGTAAAATTATACAGTAATAAAGATGGATGCAATGATGAATTAATTGATGGTTATTTTGGAAAAGGAATTAATTCAGCGGCTTCTCTGTCAGAAACAATTGTGGATCTATGTGATGATTATAAAGAATTTTACGAATAAAGGAGTTTGTTATGTTTGAAAGTTATAAAGAATATCTAAACAGGACAAATCAAGAAGATAGTCGAACAGCCTGGAAGTGGTGGAAAATTGAAGTATGTGGAATGAGTGAAAAAGAGGCGATAAAGGCAAGCATTACAGAATATGAACCGATAAAACGATGATTTGAAAGGAGGATAATATGGTTAAGGACGCAACATTTATTTCAGTTTGGGATGGTGGTTTCGAATTACTTAGCAGCTGTAAGGTAAACACAGAAACAAGAGAAGTATTTAATATTGAACAATTTGAAGATGCAGTTGACGATGATGGAGATGAGTTAGAAAACCTCATTGGAGAATATATAATTGTGAATGGTACAGAATACTGTGTTGAAAGTGCTGATTCTAAAACAGATAAAGATTATTGGTATAAATAAATTATAATATAAAGTGAATGATTGGAGTAGAATAATATACAGAGAATACAAATTTGAAAGAGCTGCTTGAAGATTATGAATTATGGCAGATTAGATAGTCTGGAGGTGTGAGATATGAAATATTATAAAACAACAGAAAAAATATATGATTTTTGTAAGTCTTACATAGATGAGCATGGTTACGCTCCAACAATAAGAGAAATCGGAAAGGGAGTTGGGCTTAGTAGTACATCAGTCGTACATAGACATATGCAACGATTATTTAGAAATGGTAGGTTTGAAACAGAACATCCTGGAGAAGCAAGGGCATTCAGAGTTATATCACAAAACAGCAAATCAACAAATAAATCAATTGATAAAGATGGATTACTAGATTATATAAAGGAAGAATTTCCAGGAGTAATTGATACACATTGGAACTGGGATGTATTAGAAAATATTATTGATTATGCAACATCCAAATATAATGGAGAAGAGTTAATAAAATTTTTAATGAATATAATTCCAGAAGTTACATATGAAGAATATCTAATGTTTATGTAGAAATAAAAGTCGTATTTGATTGGAGGAAATGTTATGACAAGAGATGAATTGCGGAAAGAATTAAAAACTGGTGTGAAATTAGAAGATATATTTGAATTCACAGAAGGTCAGGATTGTCTGATTTATAAAGGAAAATTTCTTCCTGGTATTATTGGCGATGATATTTGTTACATTTCTGATCTTTCTTTAGTTGATATCCCAGTTAATAAAAGTATTGTCAAAAGTTATGAAATTGATAGCGTTATGGGTCGGTGTTATACAACAAACGACTTTATAAAAGAATGCAATGGGCATGAAAATATTGCAGAAGATTTATTTAATTATGTTGATTGGCAAACTCCTGATATTAATGATTTTATGGAAGGGTACGATGATAAGGAGCAGTTTTTTAAAGAATATAGATTTCCTATGGACGATTTGTTTGTAACAGAAGAAATGAAAGATTTATTATCCAGAGTTGCAGATTTAGCAGCACAGGCTTCAGATAAGGTTTATGACGATGACGATGATAATGGAACCTATGGAATTCTTTCTCTTTGCGACCAGCTATATGAGAAAATTAATAGATACTTGGAGCGTGATAGCGATGACTAAATATCAGCAAGCGAAAAATAAAATACGTGATCTGGCTACAGATTGGCAGTCGGATTTTGGAAACAACAATTACTCCTGGTTGGAATTACTCCAATGGCAGGAGTTTTTTAGTACAAAGGCAAAACGATATGGATTGGTAAATGAATTTCGTGAGAATGGAATTATTTGAAAGGAGAAGATATAGATGAAAGAGACAATTGAGTATTTAAAAAAGGACCGGAAAGTAAATGACACTTTTATGAAAAAGCTTCAGAAAGTAGGATTTGAAATTGATTATACACGATGTGGTTATTGGAATAATGTAGAATGCGTTCGGATTGGAAGAAGCTGCATACCCTTGTATGAAACACACTTTTCTGACAATGGAAATTCAGAGTCACTGGATTACAGATATCAAAATGACGTAATTAAAGACATTTACAATGCACTTGAAAAAGAAAAGAGAAAAGCAGAAGAATCAGATAAGATGGTTGACGATTTCTTTGCAAAACTTGGATTAAAGGAGGGTTAACAATGGAAATTGCAAAAATGTGGACACTGAGTACAGCGCATATTTCAAAAGAAACAGACAAATGGTTAATAGGGCAAGTAAAAGAACCGACTGAGGGATTATGCGTGTATGAAAAAACTGGTGGATATTTTGTTTATGTGCCAGATGATTTTGATTATGAAGAAATGAATCTTCCGGAAGATATTGAAACAATAATTGCTTTTGCAATTGGATGTGGAGTAGATTGGATCTGTCTTGATTCCGATGGTCCGATTGAGAATGGATTTAAAACATATGAATGGTGAGGTAATTAAAGTATGACTGAATTGGAAAAACAAAAATGTCACAAACTTATGTGGGAAGGAATTAGGAACGGAAGAGAAGCGCAAGATGTTTTTAAGCGAACAAATATTTCTGAGGTACAGATGCGGTTTGCAGATCAGAAACAAGGCTATGCCCAAGGAATTAACCAGGCACTTGCTTACATTGGTTATAGCCATCCAGATATGAAAATGTTATGGGATGTAATTTGAAAAAGGTGATTAAATGAGAGAAGAATGGGTTTGTACAGATTCAGATAGCAGTCAATATTGTAAGATAAATTCAGATGGAACATATAGTTTCATAGAAAAAGTATGGTTGGATACCTGTAAGGGAGATCTTGGGTATCCGGATAAATCATATACAGTAAAAACTGCTTTGGTCGATCTCGATGATTATACAGAGCATGAAAAGGAATGTAATATATGCGGATATTACGATTCTCTTGAAGCATTAAGAGAAATTTATAAAGAAGATTCTGATCAGATTATTGCAGAATGCATTTTCGAAGAAATGACAGATGGCAGCGCTTCAACAACAGAAATGATGACAGAAAAAGAAGCAGATGATTATATTCAGAAATATATTTCAGAAAGATAAAATCGAGTTTTTACGGAGGTAAGGCAAATGAAAATTTATATGTTGAAAGAATATAATACGCAGCGTATTGCCTGTGTGTCTGAAGATATAAAACTGATTAGAAAAACAATGTGTGATAGAAAATATTTTGATCCAGAATACAAGGATTACCCTCTGCTTTCGATTTATGAAAATGGTGTTAAAATTAAAAGTATTGAAGGTTGTGAGGTATTAAATCATATTGCAAGAGAAATTAACAATTTGAATAAGTGAGGTAGGCAAAATGGGAACGACAGTTGGAGATTTGCTTTCATTACAAAATGGTTCTTTTGGAACAGTAAAAATATACAATAGAAAGGAAATATTTTCAGGATCTGTTAAAAAAGCCATAGAATTATATTCTAAGTACAATGTGGTGAGCTTTGGAACAAATTGGTATGAAGATTTGTGTATATATGTAGAAGATTAATATGAAATCAACTTTTTATGGAGGCTGAAATGGACAAAAGATATTGGACAGCTGAAGAAGAGAAATATATGAATAAATATTATTTGCGACAGCCTAACAAGCGAACTGCAAAAGCTCTCAATCGAACAGTTGAATCTGTTCGGAAGAAAGCTGCTAGAATGGGAATCAATACATATTATGATGGGTATCTGAGTGCTAGAGTGCTTGGAAGATGCTTTAGTACGAATGAGAGAGCGGTAAAAAGATGGGTGGAAAAATTCAATCTTCCGGCAATCAAGGTAAAAGAGCCAAACCGTACAAGATATCAGATAGATCCAGAGCAATTTTGGAAATGGGCAGATACTCACCGAAGTATAATCAATTGGTCTGGTTATGATTTATGTTCCATTCTTCCAGAACCACGTTGGGTTGAATTTGAGCAAGCGAGATATAAAACAAAACGTCATGGGCAAAGGTTTACGGACAATGAAATTGTTAGGATAAAACATATGAAGCACCGTGGATTAAATACAAAAGAAATTGCTGCAGAGATGGGAAGAACGGAAGTAAGTATTAGACACGTATTAAAAAAAATTGCATAAGGAGTGATAAATATGACGAATTATAAACCTAAACATGGCGATATGGAACTTTGGTTAATTTGCGCCGCGATTAAGGGAGATAATGATAAAATTTTAAAAATGGCTAAAAGTGATAAAGATGGAACATATCCGGTAAAATTTGAAGTTGGCGGAATTGAATTGGACTTTTCAGTAGTTGCAAAGAGAATTGAGGATTCTATTGATGAGCTGGTTGCATCAAAAGCACAAGAATTTCTGGATGATAAATATGAAAATTTAATTAAAGGTATAAGTGATATCCAGGAACGAATATATGATCAGAAAGAGAAGTTTTTCAAATACAAAGATGAGTGAGGTAAGTAAAATGGACCGGCTTGATAAGGTAATTGGCTATTTGAAAAGTAACACAACATCGGAAAGATCCGATGGAGATCAACTTATTCAATTGGCATGTAATTGTATTAAATATGCAGATTTCTACACAGGACGTAGTTCTAAGAACTGGACAGCAAGGGAACTATTTGATGGGGTATTAACAGAGGACCAGATAAAAGAAATTTTTGATTCGGAGGTGTGATTATGGTTGACAAGCGAAATAATAATAAAAAATATGTGATGATTGTTACAAGTGAGGATGAAAGATATAATCCAAATGCTCCACATGATGGGGTTGGTGTTCAGCTCGGATTCTTTGTAGATCATCCCTGGGAAGGCAGATTTGAATGTTGCATAGATGGAGACAATTTTAGAGAGCTAAGTGAAGAAATAGAAAAAGCTGATGTTGAAGGGCTTTTTTATCAGCTTTATGAGAACGAAGACGGAAATCGTATTGGATATGGCACAGTTGATTATGATGCTATCCAGGACGAGATTGATGAATACGAAGCTAAGAACATGGAAAACATTGAGGCTTTGTCATATAATGTCCAGTACGGAGATGAAATACTTTTAACAACACCACATTTAGGATACGCTGGCATGTGTAAATATTATTTTCAACAGCAGATACTTGATGGTATATTTGATGAAAACTGGAATATTAAACCGGGAGAGAGAAGATATGTCGCAAACAAAATTGTCATTGAACCAGTAAAATGATGGAGGTATTAAGAATTAAGAATGGAAAATTATTATAAACGTACTTTTGATGGTGCTGTTTTCACAGAAGAGAAATTAAAAATATTTTACCTACAAATACTAAATATAAAAGAAAATAATTTTCACGCATGGCTTAATGAGAATCTGGCTAAGGGAAATCTTAAAATTATTTCCATGATCGAGTATACAAGAAAATTGATTAATGATTATAATAGTATAAAATGAGCAGAGGCAGAATAATGGGAAGCTTTAGTTGGTTAAGAGCAGATAGAACTACAAAGAGAAGTAATCTCACTAAAGGAGATCGCTACAAGATACTTATTCCAAAGGAATTTGGTGGCGGATTTATCAAAGATACATACTATGATTATGGACATGTTTTTCATGGGACAGAAAATGAAGCAGATCTATATGGGATTCTGGCATATTGGAATGGTTGTGAGGGTATGGATTATTCGTATGAATGTGGGCATTATCCAAAAACAATGGAAGAAATCATAAAATATGGAAATACATGTAAACAATCAAATAGATGTAAAGGAATTTGTATTGGATGCGATGATAAAGATATTGATAAATTGAAATTCCCATTAAAACTTGTTTCGGCATCCTATAACAGAGCTTATGAAGAATGTGAAGGTAGAAGTTATAGAGATCCAGAACAGGGATTTGTAAAGACTTACTGGGGTAAAGATGAATAACTCAATATACATAGAATATAACTCAATATTTCGTCCATCAAAGGAAACAATACGCAAAAATAAAAAGTTATGGGAAACTATTGAACAGAATGTTTCAATACAAAGATGTGAAAATGGATTTAATGCAGAAATTAAAAATCTAGACTTAACGTTTTTGAATGACATAAAATGAGAGTTTTAAAGAGGTGACATAATGGAAATAATCATTGTTACAGGTCAACGAAATGGAAGTTTATATCTTGCAGGGAATTATGAACATGTAAAGTATTTTCCAGAACAAAGCACATTACATCCTTATAAACTATCTGAAAAAATTTTGAAATTATGTGATACGTATTTTAAAGCAAATGAAGATTTGATTATAACCACATACTCTGAAATTGTATTAGATTCTGTTAGGTTATGGGGAGCAAGAACCGGACACTGTGATATTTTGAAATGTATTAACTGCATGGATAATGGAGAAATCCGCACATCTGGATTTAATGAATACGGAGAGATGGATGTTTGGGAAAACGGAATATTTGACATTAAAAAAGTTATCCTAAAAGAATTGTTTGATATTAAAAGAGGGAAAATAAATAGTTGAAAAATTGCTTTCAAGGTGAAGAATGGAGATGACAATATGACATTAAGGGAATTAGAATTTTTTAAAAATGTAAATAAGATCGCGGAATTGCGTTGATAGTTTTATTGTCAACCCAACAAAAGAATTTTTCGATTGGTTAAAATTATGGTTCAAAGAGAAATATAAAATAGAGCTTAATTGCAATAATACAGGAAGCGTTATGTGGAGTAATAATTTTAGCGAGGAATAGATACATGGATGACATAGAAGAATTAAAAATTTATATAAGGCAACTCGAAGATGAGAATCTTCGATTAAAAAATTCTATAAAAGCTCTCAGAAAAAATAATGCTGGAATGTTGAAGGGAATAAAAAAATTACAAAGTTATGTGCATGAGTTAAAAATTAAAGGGAATCAGTATATGGATGACATAGATATTATCATAGAAGTTGATGGATGGACAATTAAGACAAACACAGATATGATTGAAGAAGATGTGATTCGGCAGCGAATGGGATTGAAACCTAAAAACGAGTAGATAAGCGATCAGATTAATTTCTGGTCGCTTTTGTAAAAGTTGGATTTTACAAGAGAAATCTACTGACAATATGAGATAAATGTGGTATGATTTAAGAAATTAATTGTACGTGAAATAATTGGAATGGAGGAAAGAAAATGTCACATTATGCAAATGATGATCGGTTTGATCATATCTTTTTTTACGATTCTGATGATTTCTTGAGTAGTAATAAGAAAATATTAGCATCTCAACTAGAACAATTTGCAGAAATGTTTGAAAAAGGTAGAAAAAGAGAGTTTGGATATTCAAAATTTATGCTTATTTATGGTTGTACAACAGATGACTATGAGAGGGACATTTTTAATTATGAATGCTTAGAGTTTAAAGGTGTCATGACAAATGAAGAGAAAGAGTTTTTTAAGGAACTTTTATTTGTAAAAAATGCACAACCATACATAGATGCAGGTTATCTTGTATACGATGGAAAAAAGACTAAGCCACCTATACATGCATATGCTCCAGCAACAACAGATGATTACTGGTTTCCAACGGAAAAATGTAAAATTGACTACGAAAAATATGTAGAGGAAAAGAAGCAGAAAAAATACAATGAAGCTTTGAGGAAAGCAGCTATAGAAGCCGGTGTATTGTCAACGGATGGAACAGGAAAACCAGCGGAATTTTGTAACCCAGATTGTTATACAAATATTCCTTTTTTCACAGCCGATCAGATTAAAATAGGATTAGGATTACTTGTTGTATCCGGAATACTTCTTATTACAATATTTGCACCTTTTATTGTATTAATTTGGGTTTGGTATCTTTGTGACGTTTATAAAGATTATAAACAAAGGCAATTTGCAGCAGAGCGATATTATAGAGCCACACATGGACTTCCATATAATAAAAAATAATATTTACAATAGAAACAGCTTACATAAATGTAGGCTGTTTTTGTATTTAAGAAAACCGGAGGTATAAGCAAAATGAAGAATATAAGATTATTACAGGCTGCCAATTCAGAATGCACAAATAAAACTTTCATCATAAGAATGTGTGAATGCGTAAAGGATAGATTACTTGAGCTACAAATGCGTACAACTTTTCGCCCCACAAGCGTTAACGAAGAAACGCTTGGTGAATGGGAAGAAATTGCTGATGTAGCAAATGATATTATGAAAAAATATAAAGATGATGAAATTGATGATGAATTAGAAGATATGATTGTGGACATGAAAGAAAAGATTTTAGATTATCATATGAATTACCAGGGAATAAGCAAATTGGTAATATAAAGCGAGGTGATATAAATGATAGGTAGAATGGAGATTGAAGTTAAGTATATAAATAACATTAATCGGCTCATAAAAAATGAGCCAGAATATATGGAATTGTTTAATGTATTCATGATTGCAGATGATAAAACAGCAAAAACACGATTAAATTATATCAATAATGTAATAAGGTTAGTACATTATCTAAAAGATTCTGGAGTTCCAACGGAAACTATAGATGATATTGGAAGATTAAATGTAGAAACTATAAGAAAGTATATTGTAGACGATGATAATCATATAATTATGAAGAATGGAAAAATTTCTGATTCTTATAAATATATTAGATATTTTTCTTTGAATTGTTTTTTTAAATTCTTGGAAGATGGTGATCATATTAGTAAAAATCCAATGAGAAAAATTAAAACTCCAAGTAATGAGAGAATGAAGAAAAAAGTATACCTAGATGTTGATGAGGTAAAAGAGATTGAAAAAAATGTATCTTCCGGAAACACTAAAAGAAGTAGATCATATCTTTCTCAGTGGAATGAGAGAGACGAAGCTATAATTAACCTTGGATTCCATAAGGCTCTGCGTGTTTCTGCAATAATATCAATTAATATTGATGATATTAATTGGGAAGACAAGTCTTTAAGTGTTATTGAAAAGGGAAATAAACCAAGGCATGTCCATCTCAGTGATGGTACAATTAAGATACTTCAAAGTTGGGTTCAGAAGCGAAATGAGTATGTTAAAGAAAATGGAGTGAAAAGTCCTGCACTATTTATTTCAAATAAGTCTGGAAGAATTTCTCAAAAAACAGTTGGAAGGATACTAAGAGCATATGCCGGTGACATTAATAAAGAAAAAAGAATTGTTCCACATACAATGCGTAGTTCAACCGGTACAAACTATTATTTGAAAACAGGTAATGCTAGAGCGGTACAGCAATTACTTGGACAAAAGAGTTTAGCAGCAACACAGAAATATTTGGATGATACAGTTCAGCAGAGAAGAGAAATTGCTGACGCAGTAGAAGATTTATATGGAGATGATTAAATGAGTAAAAGTTTAGATGATATATTAAGAAACAAAGGAGACTTGAAGCCACGCCAGGTTGAAAAGATATTCAATGCAAATGGGTGGTACATAGTTAGAACGAATAACCATAATATATATAAGAAGGAAGGTAGATCGGAGCTGGTAATAGCTCCGATTGGAAATATGAACTGGAAAACATTTCGTGATACTTGCAAGAGATGCGGTATGGCAATGTAATGTAAATTGTGGTATGATTAAAATAGTTTAAGTTGGTAGAATCAAAGTTTTAGAGGAAGTGTTTAAATGAATTATAAACAGTACGATAGATATGTCTATACCAAAAAAGATCTTGATAAATATTTAGAAATATTTAATAAAGACATAGAACAACAGAAACATGAGATTATAGAATTTGAAAAACGTGCAAAAGATAGAATCACTCTAATTGATAATTGGGAGCAACAGAAGAATTTTATAATATTAGGAAGAACATATAAATGTGGTAAGAAAAAAGAGATACTTTTAATAAAAAGATATCCGGATCAATCACAGAGAGATGAAAGATACGAATTTGATAAAGTTGCAGATATGAGAAAGAAAATGTTAGAACTTGAAGATAAATATTCAGGTGCTGATTGGTCTAAATTTGAAAGGGATGTTGAATGAAATGGAAACTATTAGGTTAAAAGTTGGTAGAGATATACTGGAAATTAATAAAAATGATTTAATTATGGATAATGGAGCTTGTTATCAGATTATTACTAAAGAAGTTGGTAAAACAAATTGTAAACACTCTCCAGTAATGAGCAAAAAATTATTCAGTGATTTAAGAAAATGTGAATTAATCTTTACAAACGAAGAATTAAGGCAAATGGCAATAAAAAAATACAATATCAATAGCTTTATGTTTTGGAAATTTGATATTGATCGTATGAAAAAAATGGGGTATTGAATATGAAAGAATTATATATTGTTAATGACATTCCGGAATATAAAGGCGATGAACCAAATTATTTTTATGTTGTAAGGGCAAATAATTGTAAGGACGCAATTGAAATAGTAAAAAGCAAAACTGGAAGAAAAAAATTGTTGTTTGAAGCAACGTTGGTGGATAACAATGATGTATGGGAGTAAAATTTAACTTTTACAGAGGTAGAAATATGGAATCGGAATTATTAAAATTGAAAAATAATTATGAATTTTGGGATTTGTTTTTTAAATTAGATAATAACGAAGAGATTTCTTTTAATGATTTAGAATATTTGATTTGGTCGATTATAAAACTGAAGTATGAAAATTTAAATAATGATGAAAAAATTGAACTAAAAAAAAGTATTGTAGAAAACAGAATGATACATTGTATTCAAAAATTCGAGCAATATTTTAATAAAAATTATATTAACGGTCTTATAAAAGAAAGTAAATATAGAGAGTGGTTTAAGTTAGAAGGAAGCCATATTATTGATTCATATTATTTTATTGATCCTGTTAATAGATATTTGAAAAAAATATTATTTGAACAGTTATTTGAGCATACAGAAGTAAGCGATGGTGGAAATAAAGATTTTTCAGAAATAGGTATAGATGACTTTGGTACTAGATTTTGTGTTAATTATGGCGTGTCTGAAGATAAAATAAGTTTAGCACAAGATTATGTTTATGAATATATGGAAAATGTAAAAGAAAATATAAAGAAAACAAATATTGCTGGCAAATTAATTAATGCAAATGAAAATCAAAAGTATATACAAGATAGTATTTTATAACTTCTATGGAGGTAGAAAATGTATTTAAAGTCAAATAGGGCTGGTGTCGTTGTAGAACGAATTGGAAGCAAAAGACAGCACAAATATAAACTTACAGAAAAGTCAATCACAATGGTTTCTGCAGGAACATTGGTTATACCGGTACATTTTCTTAGCGACAACTTTCAATTGTATAACCAAAATTGTAATGAGTTAATACAGCCAGAAGGGAACTTTTGGATTACTGCTGAGACCATTGATCCGTATCATGTGGTAATTGATATGTTTTAAGGAGATATAAAATGATAGACGAATATGGAAGAATCAATACAAAATCTCAAGCTATAAGGGAATTTAAAACAGAGCAAATGGCTTATCTATTAAATGACATAAATATAAATCCAGAGAAATATCCAAGTAATTATGAAGATTGGCTTAAATGGCTAGATGAAGTTAGTGGAGACTCTGTGGAAAAATTATAATATAAAATGACGATTTGAAGGGAGATATAAGATGGCAAGATTAAAATGGAACATAGTTCACGAGTGTGACGATGACAACGGAAATCCAACTCAATGGGCTGCTGAAATAAATCATCCGGATTATGGAAGATTCGTTTGGATCGACGATGAAGGTGAGAAGTTTGGAGTATACAGTGGAAAGAACTGTAATACAAAATTGGCGGAATGTAAATCTCTTGCAAGTGCGAAGAGATGGGTTGCGACATATATATTTTGAACGGAGGCGACATATGAGAACATTATATGATGAATACACATCTGGCATATTAGCAGAATATGCATATTGCATTCAGTTAGGGCATGATATGCATATTGGAGACACATATCCTATTGGTAAAATTTGGAATGGCGTTGGAAACATTTCTGAAATTTTAAGAAACCGAAAAATTTCAGTAGAAGATGAGGACGGAGAAATATATACATTGTTTTTTAGAATTATCAAGAAAAAATCGCAAATATTAAGAACTACGGTAGAAATTATTGATGCAGATTGATTAATAAAACAGATATTTAATCGGAGGTATTAGTTCGTGAAAGCAGAATACTTAGAACAGCTGATGACTATATACGATAAATGCATAGTTGAAAAGAACAAGTTAACCGAGAAAGATAAAGAAAATATTTTATTAGCAGTCGTTGATGGGCTTTTGCCGGCAGAAGATAAATATGAAATTTATCTTTTTAAAATGAAATGTGAAGCTCACAAAGTATTTAATGAATTTCATAAGTGGTGCATGAGTGGAAAACCTGTCAGAACATTTGAGGAATATGAAAATTTTTATAAAAATACACTAAATAATATATTTGTTTATCAAGTGTATGAAATAATATATGATGTGTTTCATCCTATTGTAATAAAAAAGAATTTTACATATTTGGATAAACATAATAATAATGTGATTTTCAATGATGAATTTATAATGGCTGCCCTTAAAAGTGAATTATATAAAAAAATGGTATTTAAAGAACAGGTAGAAACCATAGATTGGGAACGTAAATACTCACCAGATGAAAGTAAATTTAGGTTTGCAACGTTAGTGTCTTATAATGAATATGGCGACCCATTTATATATAATGAACCTGAATATCACCTGTATTCTGATAAAAAAGACAGAATACTATTTTAACAGAGCAAAGGAGATAACGCTATGGAAGAGCCACCAATAAGGCAAACAAAATATGAATATGAATATGGACTTTGCAAGCGAATGCATTATAGAGGACTATGGTTGGTTCAGTATGACGGTTATCCTGGTGAAATGAAGAAGACAAAAATGGCTTGTTCTTGTGTACAAGATGGTTGTGATAAGGATTGTGCAGTAATGGAAACGGCAGATGAAGTAATTCCAATTGATTGGGAATGGCACATGCTGGATAAACCACCGATTGGATGAGACTTGATAAAGGAGAGGAAATTATGAGTTACTATAATACAATTAGGTTGTTAAAAGGAACGGCATTCCTTACGACAAGGGAATATAAAAATTTTGAGCCTGGTGATACAATATGGGGAAATGATTCTGATGCAGAAGAGATTTCTCGATGGAATGAAGATGAGAAAGAAAAGGCTTTAGATGCATTGAAAAAATACAAATGCAGTTATCAAGAATCGAATGGAATGTATGATATTGAAGAATATGCATTAGAGTATTTTGATTCAGATGAAGATGGAGAGTTTGTTGCAGGATCTGATTATGATATTGCAGAAACAGAATGAAAATATAATGATTATACTTAGACATCACATTATGTGGTGTCTTTTTTATACTAAAAACGAAAGGAAGTGAGAAGTAGTGGACGAATACAAACAGTTTGATATTGTTTACGCTGATCTTTCTAGTAAAGGAACCATAGGATCTGAGCAGAAAGGTATACGACCTGTGATAATCATTCAAAATGATACCGGCAACATTCACAGTCCAACTGTTCTTGTAATGGCGCTTACAAAGGAACTTAAGAAAGCAAATCAGCCAACCCATTACATAATTAGGAAGAATAATGCGAATGGGTTGAAATTTGATTCGATGGTATTAGGGGAGACTATTACACAGATCTCAAAGCAGCGTATTAAACAGAAAATTGGTGTAGTAGATAATACCGCAGATAAAGATGGAATTATTGGAACATATATGGCTAATCTTACTGGAAAAAGTAGATATGGAAATCCATTATGGACCAAGATTACACAGCTTTTCTGTAAATTGGTTAAGGAGGGGCAAATATGTGCGAATTGAATAAGGTGGAGGCAATGGAACTTATAAAAGGGATTGTAGGAAGTAAAGTTTGTGCAATGTACTATAACAAGAAGAAAGGTATATCTTCAAAATCTAAGAAAATTGGAAAAAGGAGGGTAGAGAAAAATATTCAGAATGCAAAGATTATTACTTATAGCGATTCTGAATATATCAGGAAGATAGAGCTTCATGGAATCAAAGGGAAATTCAAATTTTCTCCATGCAGCTCTATTGTTATTCTGTTCTGATCGAAAAAAATCGAACAAAAGTTCGAAAATGTTAAATTATACCTTTTTATTGGTACGATAAAGTGGTATAATCAAATACATAAAAGAACAAATGTTCTGATTTTTAATCGACATTGATCTTATAAAGAAAAATGCCCTACCAGCAGAAAGTTTGGCTACCGTCGGCTGATAGGACAGGGTTTTCTGTACCCACGGATGGATACATACATATTATGTAGCAATTCAATGGAAATGTCAATATTTTCCAATTCTAATCTCTTGCCATTCTGTAAGAGAAATTCCGTGAGTATAACTGTATATTAAATATGCTATTTGCTAAAAATGGAATTGTTATCTTTTTAAGAATAATTTCATTCTCTTTTTAGAAGCGAATAGTGTATTTAGTATACGCAAATTTCAAATGTTAAAGGAGAATGAAAAAAATGTAGATAAATGTGTACAAAAGTGTTATAATGTGTTCATAAGGAGGACGATATTATGAACACAAAAAATATCACTAACTATAAACCAAGAGAATTTGCTGAATTGTTAAATGTATCTGTAAAAACATTGCAGCGTTGGGATAGAGCAGGAATCTTAATAGCAAATCGTACTCCTACTAATAGAAGATATTATACTTATGAACATTATTTGCAATTTAAAGGTGTAAATCAAAATAAGGAGGACGTGAATGCTAAAAAGCTTCAAAACGGAGATAAATCCGACATTGGAGCAGAAACAAATAATAAATAAAACTATTGGGACATGTAGATACATTTATAATTTCTATATTGCACATAATATAGAGATGTATAAAAAAGAAAAAATATTTGTTTCAGGAATGGATTTTTCTAAATGGTTAAATAATGTATTCCTAAAAGAAAATCCTAATTATCTATGGATAAAAGAAGTAAGCTCCAAATCTGTCAAGCAAAGCATAATGAATGCAGACAAATCTTTTAAACGATTCTTCAAAAATCAAAGTAAATTCCCCAAATTTAAAAAGAAAAACAAATCTGATGTAAAAATGTATTTTGTAAAAACCGATAGTAAGTCGGTTATATGGTGTGAAAGGCATCGTATAAAAGTTCCTACATTAGGTTGGGTCAGGCTTAAAGAAAATGGTTATATTCCAACAACTAAATCAGGATTAGTAATTAAAAGTGGAACTATATCTATGAAAGCAGAAAGATATTATATTTCTGTTTTAGTTGATGTTCCAGAACAAGATAAAGCTATTTTAAATGATTTTGGTTTAGGAATTGATCTAGGTATAAAGGAATTTGCAGTAATAAGCGATGGTACTGTAAAGAAAAATATTAATAAAACAAAAAAATTTAAAAAGCTAAAAAAGAAATTAAAAAGAGAACAACGTTGTCTTTCGAGAAAATACGAAAGTTATAAACAACGAAACAAAAACAATAAAGGAGCGGCTACTAAACAGAATATTCAAAAACAAGTTTTAAAGGTACAGAAAATTTATCAAAGAATAACTAATATTCGAACCGATTATATTAATAAAACAATAACAGAGATAGTGAAAACCAAACCATCTTATATAACTATTGAAGATCTTAATATAAAAGGAATGATGAAGAATAAACATCTCTCTAAAGCAGTTGCATCACAGAAGTTTTATGAGTTCAGATCAAAGCTTATTGAAAAATGCAAAGAATTAGGAATCGAATTAAGAGTTGTGGATCGGTGGTTTCCATCAAGCAAATTATGTCACGAATGTGGATGTATTAAGAAAGATTTAAAACTTTCTGACAGAGAATATATTTGCGAATGTGGATATTATGCTGATAGAGATTATAATGCAGCACTTAATTTAAGAGATGCGATAGCTTACGAAATTGCATAAATAAAAGCAAAAGTAAGTATGTACCGATGGCTTAGTCGGGAATTTACGACTGTGGAGTATACAAGGATCTGCGAGTAGTGAGTTAAATAACTATGAAAGCATATACAATGAAGCAGTAAGAAATATCCGTGAGGATTTCAATTCTCGATATGGATATTTTGTTCATATTTTGAGTGGCAGAATGAAAATTATGGGATCAGAAAAATGGAGTAAGAATGAGAAACTTACAGAAGATGAGGTCAATAACATAGTTGACTTTTTCTACAAAGACAAAGGAAAGGAGCTTAAAAAACTTTGCAACCAGATACTTCATATAATTTGGAATGATATCCCAGATTATTACAGAGATGATTTTGAATCTTTAGCAGGATATATTATCACATTTTGCCTGGAGTCTTATGATCCAACTACAGGACCATTTAGAGCATATGTTTATCCGTATATGCAAAAGAAATTTATCAGCTATATTTATGGAATTAATTCTCTTAAGCGTGGTGGCGATGGAAATTGGGATTCTGAAAAACGTGATGAAAATGGTAAAAAACTCAAGAAATCCGTGAAGGTGAAATTTGTCAATTTAGATGACAAGGTAAAGGAAGATTCAGACTCTACATATGCAGATATTATCAAAGGTGGCAAATCTGTTGAAGAAATTATTTTTGAGAATAAAAAAGATTCAAGATTGGAAGCATGTATTAACAAGCTTAATAAAACACAAAAGAAAATAGTTTCTCTGATGATTGATGGGTACAAGCCGAACGAGATTCAAGAGGAATTGCAACTTACTAACAAACAGTACTTTGATTATGTAACCGACATGAGAACTTCAGAATTTAGATTAGCATTGGAGGAAGACTAATTATGTTATGCATCAGACCAAACAAAAACGAAAAGATGGTAAGAGACCAGAAGTTTCTTAAAACTCTTCTTGGTAAGTTGGATAGAGGTGAAATTAGAAGAGATTTTTGGCTGCAGAGAAAATCTACTCAGTGGAATAATCAGATTCGTGACCAGGCAATTGTAACAACTGTACAAGGTGAAGATATTGATCCAGTAAAAATCTGTGAAGAAATTCGAGAAGGCAAACCATCTCAAAAGTGGATTGTAGATGGTGGAAACAGATTTGAAACATGGAATAATTTCTATAATAATGTGTTTGCTCTTGGGAAAAATCTTGAAAATTACATTGTTCCATACGAGTCAACAAAAAAGGATGAAAACGGAAATGTAGTTAAAGATGAAGATGGCTATCCAATTATGGAAGAGCTTGAGTTTGATCTTCGTGGAAAACGCTATAAAGATCTTCCTATGGAGCTTAAGGAAAGATTTAATAACTACAAAGTAATTTATGTAGAGCATTCAAACTGTACAGAAAGTAGAATGGGTTATCACATTCGAAGATATAACAACCAGAAGAGTATGAATAAAAATCAGAAATCCGTTACATATATGGAACAGACTGCAAAATGGACAAAGGAAATTATGAATTCCAATCCATTCTTTAAAGAGCTTCCGTGTTATCATGGAGCTTCTGAAAAGAACAGTGATCCAGAGAGAGTAATGCTTGATACTGTAATGATTATCTTTTTTAAAGATGAATGGAAAAGTAATGCAGAGAAAAATGCTTTATATGTGGAAACAAATGGAGAAAAAGAGCAGTTTAATCTCCTTGATAACTATCTTGGAAGAATGTATGCATTAGTTGAAGACAACGATGAACTTTCAAAACTTTTTGAGAAAAAAGATGCGCCAATGTGGATTGCTTTATTCGATAAATTCTCAAAACTTGAAATGGATGATTCTAAGTTTAAAAAGTTTTTAGAGGCATTTGTTGGTGGGTTAAGAGAAACTAAAATTAATGGAGAATCTTTCGCTGAAATTAAGGGAAATAAATCTACAAAGAACAGAAATACAATCTTTGGAAAATTAGAGTATCTTGAATCTCTTATGATGGATTTCTTCTCTATTAACAAGGAAGATATTATTGATACTTTTGAGACAACTGATAGATTTGATGCATTTGCAACAAAATTTGAGAACACAGAATTAATGGAAGCACTTGGCGTTCCAATGGGAAGTGATATTGATCGTATTGCTGCACAGACGCTTATGACAGTATGTGGAAAGACAGATTTTTCTGATAAGGCAATTCAGAAATTTATCACCGCTGATGAATACACAGAAGATAACATTGAAGATGCAGATCTGTACCTGGATGAAGTGAATGAATGGAGTCTGGAGCTTCCAGCTGGTACCACACTTCTTAAGGCAAAATACGTTCCTGCAATGGTAGGATTCGTAAAATATACATATGATAACGATACAAATACAGATGCTCTTAATTGGTTTAAAGATTATGCTTTCCAGTGTACAAAACCAGAGAACGATGTTCAGAAACTTCTCAACGATATGAAGGAAGATTTTAATTCATATTTGACATACAAAGAAAATAAGACAGCGTAAGGCAGGTGGTGATAAATATGGCTATATTTTGTAGACATCCAAAAAGTGTAATTGTCGCAAAATCGAATGTAATCCAGTTTGACCAGAGTGGGTTTCCTATGAGACTTGAGACTATGGAGTGTTTGGTCTGCGGCAAAAGGTATTATGCTTGGAATTATATTAAGAAAAGTGAACTTGATGAACTGAGCACAGGAAAATCTGTGCTATGCAAATGGGAGAATGTGGAATGATTTTAGAGCCTGGTGAAGAAAATGATTTTTATAAACTACAAGACGATATAGATTATTGCAGAAAATTACAAGAAGACCTTTTAGATAGAAAATGGGAGAGAATATATAAAAAAAGGTGCCAAAAATATTATCTTCCATTAAATAAGATAATAAGAAAAATTGAGAGTGAAAATTGGTCTAATATACCTTCTATACCATCTATAGGAACAGAGCTTAAAGAATTTGTTTACCATAATACATTTCAAATTTCTGGCATAATTGATTTATTCAAATATTGTAAGGATTTTCATCTTGATATTCCTAAATGTGCAAAAAATATGATATGTGAAGCTTGTGCCTGTAATGGTTGTGAATTTATGAAAGATCACTTAGGTTATACCTGTGAAGATTGTAAAAAGGACTATTACACAGGATATCAAGGATATTGTGAAGAATAAAACGGAAAGGATATTAAATTATGATTATTATATTAATATTGGTCATTATGTTACTTATTGCTTTTGTTCTTATTGCATATAAAAAAAGTTCTGAAATCTATATTGATATTATATGTGCAGTACTAATAATCCTATCAATAACCGGCTTAGTTCTTTGTATTCCAACTATAGCTATAGAGCAGTGTAATACCAAAAAGAAAGTACATTCAAAGCAAATTGAGTATGAATCACTTATAAAGCAATGTCAGATTATTTCAAGTGAATATGAAGATGTTTCCAAGGCAAATGTAATTCAAAATGTATATAAATGGAATAAAGAAGTTTATGATGCAAAATATTGGGCAGACAATCCTTGGACCAACTGGTTTTTGAACCAGAGAGTAGTGGATTCGCTGAAGTATATTGATCTGGAAGATTACGGATTATAAAAGAAAAGGAGAATTTTATGGGTAAATTTAAAATTGGAGACAAAGTTATTGTAGCTGCACATAAAGACGAGATGGAATGTCCATACGTTTTTTCAACAAAAGATCCTTTTAATTTGACTGGAATAATATGTAGTGTACATTTTACTTGGTCAAATGGAAATACATCTTATGGAGTTAAATTTGAAGAAAATATTGGTGGACATGATTGTGATGGAGCATGTGAATATGGTTATGGACAAAATATAAATGAAAAATATTTAAAATTATATGATAAAAAGAAAAGTGAGGATAAAACTATGCAGAAAGATAAATGTGAAAAGAAACCATTGGAGCAGCAGATCAAAGAGAAATACGAAAGTAAAAGAAATGTATTAAATGCAAGAATTGGATTTACAGATGGACACGAACAAACTTTAGTTCCTAAAAAAGTTTATTACGATTCAACAACAAGTACAATTGTAATTGATTTTGGAGATGTTGTTGGAAAAATTAAAGCAAAACCAATTGCTAATGATAAGTATGATCCAAGTATAGCATTTAATATTATTGCTTCCAAGGCAATTTATAAAAGATTTAGTTTTCCGTTTGACTCTGATATGAGTTCTCTTGAGGCAAAAATAACTGCAAAATATTTATTACATAAAAATACCGGTATTGCACTTGATAAATACGTAAAATATCTTAAAAATATGGTGCAGACATTTTTACAGGAAGATGCAGAATTAGAAAAGGCAGAACAGATTCGTAAAAATCAGAAAGCTAAAAACAGAATTCGAAAAGAAAGACAGAAGCAGAGAAGACAGAGTAGAAAATGAGATTAAATTAAATATTAAATAAGAAGAGTAGAGTGTCAGGTGGTAAGCTTGGCACTCTATTTTTTTTTATAAAGGCAGGTGAGAATATGTGAGTTGTTTAATTAGATATAACTATCAATATGTGTATATTGACAGCGAAAGCAAAATGAAACTTGGGTCTAAAGCTAGAGCAAAGGTTTTTGATGACCAAAAGGCAAGAAATCTCATTAAGAGTCCACCGAAAAATATGCGGTTATATAAATTTGAGCTTGAACCTTTGACTGAAGGCAAAACAGAACAAGAAATCAAACAAGAACAGATTTTGATGAGAGCTGCACAACATGCCAAGAAAACTGGTTGTTATACAGAAATAAAAAATGACAATAAACCAAAAGAGAAATCAGAAGTAAATGATGTAAACAACATAGATAACTGGCTCAAGAAGCTGAGTACCTGTAATGGAATAAAAAGGGAAGCTCAAGAGAGACTGGATTATCTGAGCGAAAAGTTAAGTCTAATCGACCAGGCGCAGGATATTATTTTACATATGATAGAGAAAAATGAACATCCAAATGCACCAACGGCTTATAAACAGCGAATGAAAATCCTGGAGATCAGAAAGAAAAGAAGAAAAATCAAAAACGAAATGATTATCGTACAGATGATTGTGGCAAATGATTTGTCATCAAGAATGTACGATCACATTTCAGCAGTTTCAAATGGATTGCAGTATCCTCAGAATTTGGATGAAAAATACAATCTTGATGTTGCAGATGAGTTACTTAAGCAGTTCGATCAGTTGTAAAAGGAGGAATGAATATGTTTATAAAAGCACAGAACGAAAAAAGATTTATTAATCTGGCTAATGTAACAGATGTTTATTCAGAAAGAAAAATTGAAGGTGGTAAACAAAAATATGTGTTGTACTTCGATAAGATTCCTGCCGGAAGTTTTAGCAAACAGGAAAGTATCGATAAGGTTCTTACAATGTTAGAAAGCAAAGTTCAAGCGAAACAGAGGATGGAAATTATTGATGGCGAACCACCAAAGATTATCTATTATCAGGACCAGGTGTTCCAGATCCCAAATGAGGATGATTTAGTATGAAGAAACAATTATCTGCAAAAGATAAAGCATTTTGAAAAAGAAAGAGCTGAGTTTAGAAAACAAATCAGAGAATTAAATCGTGAACTGAATTTAGTAAAATTTGAATTATACGATAAATTACATAGTATGCAAAAAGAACTTGATTCTAAAAATAATGAGATAAAAAATATGCAGAAGATAATTGATGAATTAAAAATGTATGCAAAGTTATCCGATGATCAACTGGAAACATTATTAGAAGCAAGAGAATTTGATAAAAAGATATATGGTTATTTTTCTAAAATATTTAAAGAAGGTTTGATATGAGGAAGAATAGAGCAATTGTATACATAATGATGTGGATCTGTTGCAGTATTGTTACCGCAATATCTGTAGCAGCCACAAAGCAATATTATTGTTTAACTACGATGGTGGTACCGTTGGCATTTATGCTGATGGATGAAATGTTTTTTGGAGGTAGAAGATGAGAGCCATAGCTTGCACAATGATTGGTTTTGTTGTGTTTTATATAGCAGGACACACAAAAAAAGATGCCATAATGCTTAGAGGAGCTTATTCTTTAACCGCTCATGTATTTTTGGCACTTGCGATTATTTTAATGATTTTAGGGAAATAGGAGAGACAAATTATGAGAGATCCAAATAGAATTGATAAATTTTGTAATGAATTAGCTGCAATATGGAAAAGTAATGCCCCAGACTGGAGATTTGGACAGTTAATGAGTAATTTTCAAAGATGGTGCGCAGTAAAGAAAATTGATATTTTCTTTCCGGAAGAGAATGAAATGCTTAGATTATTTAAAGAATTTCTTGGTGTCAATGAAGATTAAATTGGAGTTTTATTGGACAAGACATTTTATAAAAGGAGAATAGAAGAATGAGTAATTTAGTTGTTAAAAATTATGATTGCAAAAAATGTGTAAAAAATAATGATTGTGTATATAAGAAACGTTATGACAAATTCAAAAGTAATGTAGAAGGGCATGAATATGGAAAGACAATAACATTTAAAATAAGTTGTCAATTCTACAAAGAAGTATAAATTAAATTTCTGGAATAAATGATAATGAAAAATGGAAGTAGTTATTGCGAGGTGATGATATATATGATTGAGTGACAGAGTAATGGAAATACAAATTACATATTTTAGTCTATTGACTACAGGATATTTCGATCCTAAAGAGTGAGGATTATTTAATCACTCACTAAAACCTATGTTGATAGGTATCTGCAAAATTTGAGGGTTTGGATACCTATCAAATAGCATAGGTACGAAACAGAACGTACCATGCCAAAGAGCTGGAGGAGGTCTGGATACCTATCAAATAGCATAGGTACGAAACGTCTGGAAAGCCGCATAAACACTGGTTTTTGGTCTGGATACCTATCAAATAGTATAGGTACGAAAGACACCTTTTAAATAACTTATGTATAAAAAATAAGGAAGTATAAATTATGAAAACTAATAAAGATGAAACAACAATCACTATTACAAGAAAATATGCAATTATTCCTACTTCAAGCGAAACGAAGGAGTGGAACAAAAGAATTTATGCATTCACAGCAGATAAATTAAATAAAAAAATTACAAGTCTTACAGAAGATATTGAAGAAATAAATGATAAGCCAGAGAAGAAGAAAACAGATGAAGATAGAAAGCATTTAGAAGAGTTAAATAAATCTTTATCTGATGCAAATAGTACTTTGGAAGAGATTACAAAAACAAAAGAATATACACAGAAAATGATTAACGATTATACATATTCGCTTGTTAGAACAGCAATGGAAGAAGAAGCGAGACGTAAGAATTATATTTTATCATGGATGTTTTCAGAAATGACTAAGCATGGTGTTCAATATATGGAAACTTTAAAAGAGAAACAGAAATTTGTAAAAGATACTATCAATTATGCCTATCGAAAAAAAGGAAGTAAGGCAGGAAGTTTATTTGATAACACAGAGATTACGAATATTCTTAATGGATATGGAACTGCCTTTAAGCAAGCATTTACAGGAAAAATAAATGATGCCGTAAAAGATGGATTACTTGAAGGCAAAGTTTCACTTCCTTCTTATAAAATAGATTCACCATTTACACTCGAAAAAACAACCATGGGATTTACGCATGACTATGAGAATTATGAAGAGCTGTGTGAACATGTTAATGATAAGGATCTTAAATTATATTTTGATTATGGCGGAAATCAGAATCCAACTATTGCTAGATTCAAAATCAATTTAGGACACGGAAAAAATAAAGACGAATTGAAGGCTACATTATTAAAGCTTTATTCTGGAGAATATCAGTATTGCGGTAGTAGCATTCAAATCTCTAAGAATAAAATTATCTTAAATCTTTCCATGAAAATTCCTAAAAAGGAAATGGACCTGGATGAAAATGTTGTGGTCGGCGTCGATCTTGGTATGGAAGTACCAGCGATGTGTGCATTAAATAACAGTATTTATGAAAAACAGCCAATTGGAAGTGCAGACGATTTTCTTGCAATAAGAACCAGGTTACAGGCTCAGAGGAGAAAATTACAAATTGCATTAAAATCCACAGCCGGTGGACATGGAAGAAAGAAAAAGCTTAAAGCATTAAATCGACTAAGAGACAGGGAAAAGCATTTTGTAGAATCGTATTGTCACTTTGTAAGCAAACAAGTTGTTGACTTTGCTCTTAAACACAGAGCTAAATACATAAATATTGAAAACCTTACTGGTTATGATACAAGTAAATTTATTTTAAGAAATTGGAGTTATTATAAGCTTCAGCAGTACATTACATATAAAGCAGCACGTTATGGAATTATTGTAAGAAAAATTAATCCTTGTTATACATCTCAGGTTTGTAGCTATTGCGGACACTGGGAGCCAAAGCAAAGAAAATCTCAGGATACTTTTATTTGCGGATCAGAAGATTGTATTAGTAACAATAAGAAAAAAGTTAAATATACAGTCAATGCCGACTTCAATGCAGCAAGAAACATTGCAATGTCTACATTATTTATGGAGACTGGTGAAGTTACTGAAAAGACAAAAGAAAAAGCAAGAGAGTATTATGGCTTCGAAGAAGAATATCAGAAATATAAAGCAAAAAACGAAGAAGCTAAAGAGAACAAGGAAGAAGAATTATACGATCTGGCGGCTTAACAAAGTCGCCTAATCATACAAAATGTATGCGGTGTGTTTTGGGTCTTCGGACCGGTTGCGTTAAATGGTTTTAATGCAGCTACGCCAAAGGTTGAGGGTGATGACCACTCACCAAAATTAATGTTAAATTATATGTTTTGTATTATTGGATTTGAGGATTTAGAGTACTTTAATTTAACATTGATACAAAATGTGTACGTGTGTTGTACATTCCAACAGAAAGATTTAGAGTATTTTAATTTAACATTGATACAAAACATTGGATTATGTGGTCAAACAGTTTTATGTGATTTAGAGTACTTTAATAAATCTAGCTTTAATGCTACGGCTTATTTTTGAAGCCAAAGAGTGAGAAATAATAATTTACTCACCAAAATTCATGTTTGAGGTTTGAGAACTCTATAGAATTACATGAATACAAAACAAGCTTATTGCTAATGCTGTCCTGGATCGTGTTTGAGAACTCTATAGAATTGCACAAAATATAATTTGGAAGAATAATATAAATTAAGTAACACATAAAAGGAGATGATCACTATAGACTCAGAAGAGAAAAATACACAACAGTCCATCCTGCGTAAGCACTTCGAGATGCTGTATCCGGATAAACTTAAGGATGATGAATGGATAAGACTGGTTGGAATACGGAAGTTGGAAAAAGAAACCAAACAAATAATAGAATATGTAAAGACGTTTGATGAGTATTTCAAATTTGTTCAGAATAATAAATTACAGTACGATTTATATAATCAGCTGGCTACAAACCGAAATACTGATAATGGAACGCTTAAATCACAACGATGCAGAAAAGTTTTATATCTTGATTTTGATTTAAAAGATTTCGACCATTTAAAGAATCCAGATGCGGAAAAGTTTACAGATATAATTAAAGCAAAATTTCCAAAACTGTTTTTACATGCCTGTGTAAATTCTGGACATGGCCATCATATTTACATATCTATTAAGAAAAATTGTAGTCTTACTGAAATTGCAGCTTTAAATAAAGAAATGGCTAAACTTGTTGGCGCTGATGTTAAAGCAGCATTATCTACGCAGATCGCACGAATTCCTTGTACTTATAATCACAAAATGGATGATGGAACTTATGATTATAATTTAGAGCATAAGGACAAATGGGAATATGTAAAAGTAGTTTACAATGCATATGGTGAAGGTGAACAGTTCAGAGTTTATGATTTAAAACAAATAAGAAAAATCATTGACGATTATTATCGGATAGCAAATAAATTTGAACTTCGAGAGAAAATCAAATGGGATTATACAAAAGAAAAAGATAAATGCTATTTTTGTGTTAAGAAAGTTATGAACGAAGGAATTGAAAAAGGACAGCGTAACTTTTGGCATGGTAGGATTGTCCAGATGTACAAAGAAGAAGGAAAATCTGCAGCTTTTATTTATCAGAAGTGTCGTGAATACAATTTAAGATGCAATCCACCAAAAGATAAAAAAGAATTAGATAGAGACACAACTACATTTTTGCAAAGAGAATATAAATTACTTGGTTGCTATAATGTAATTCCTGATAAAACCAAAAGCGATTGGGTAGCTGCCCAATGTGATGAAAATTTATGTGATACATTTGCAAATGGCGCAAAAATTTCAGTAGATGAAGATTTAGCGGTAGTTAATAAGAAAATTTTAACTAATAGGGATCTGAGAAAAATGAAAGGAAACGATTATTTAGTTATTACAATACTTTACTTTTACAGAAATTCTTATGGTAGAAGAGGTTTTAGAATAAGAAATTTGAAAGACCTTTTGTTCTCACAAGTAACACAAAAATATTGTATTTCAGATAAAACCTTAAAACTTATTATGGAAAAATTAGTTAATGAAAAATGGATTACATTGACTCCTGATCGGAAAGAACCAGAAAAGTATTGGGAACAACATATAGGCTTAACAGAAAAAATTATTAATTTTCAACGTGGTCCGGTTACATTTTATTTTACTGTTTCAGTTGCATTAATAGATGGAAAGATTACACAAAGAGAATATGTTGTATTTCTTACATTAGCACGAAATATTTCCAACAAGAAATGTGTAACTTATGAACAGTTATCTGATGATTTGAATATGGACAAACACAATATTCAGACTTGTATTAGTAATTTACAGAAAGCACATTGTCTTATTGTAAATAAGAGTGTTACTAATGGAACTGAATATAACTATTATAATATGACTAGCCCTGGAACAGTATTTGAGGAGAATATCCATCTTGCTGTCTAGGTGTCTATAACAGGGATTCTTATATAGTACCATGTACTATATATTATACATTTGTTATACAATGGGGGTCAAAATTTCCGAAAGTTGAAAATTTCGACAGACTGAGTTGTTATATATTTATTGGTATAAACAGCGATTGAAAAAAATTTATTGACCGGGATTTGAGGGGGTCAAAATTCCCGATGGCGATTTGCGATTAAGTCAATGTTTATAATGGTTTAAAGCCATTTTTGACGTGCAGTAGAAAATCCGGTTAACCGATTTTTGTCAGTCATGGTGACCAAACCGATTTCATACAAAACGCTTTTTAGCCTTATAAAATAAGGGGAAAGTGCTTCGTATGACGGTATGTAGTACAGTACGACATTCGTGTGACAAACAATTTCAGATGGAGGTAGAGATATATGAAAGCAGTATTACAATATATAGATATATCAGATGATAAGCGTTGGTTTTATGGGATTTTAGCGGCAAATAATATTTGTGTAATAAAAGAAAAGTATTGTATAGATTTCCGCAGAAAAGTAACAATTAGCATAAAAGACTATTACGAATTAAACAATTTGGTAAGAGAGTTAAATGAGAAAACTGCTTATGGGGTTTCGGTTGTAAGAGCTTTTGAAAAAAGTTTTATTGAAAAATTATTTGGAAAGTGACAACGATAAAACAACAGTTTTATGGGGAAATGACCCTCGTGAATCCCTTATTTTTAAAGGGATTGCGAAAATGGAATTTTGAGAAAATTCATAAAAAGGAGAAAAAATGTTACTTGCTATTATATTAACAATTATTTTTACAGTATCATTTAGGTTTTGCTTAAATGAAACAGAAATATCAGATCGAATTGTAGTATTTAGCTTTAGCTATTTTGTATTATTTATTATAGGTATTTCTATTTTTATGATTATAGGAAATTCTGTCTTTTCTGGAACTGCTAATCAAGAAATGATTACAAAAGAAGAATCTATTGTGTCGTTTATAGACAATAAGGATAACCCAGTTTACGTTAAATATTCATTTAAGTGGAATGGTGGAAGTACATATAGATATGTAGAACAGAACGGAAAATATCTTGAGTATAAAGAAATCCCAATTAGTGCAGACGTAAATATAGTAGAAGGAAATTATGAACCGGTGTTAATTACTCATAGTTATAAAGCAAATAAAAATTGTGATCTATTATTTGGTCAAACTGCAAATAAGTTTACACATGATACTTGGTATGAATTTTATATACCGGAGGGGACTTTTATTACATATTAATGGAGGATAAGAAAATGTTATATGGGCTTAAACATCGTGATTATAGAACGATTAATTATACAGAAGATTTGGATGAAGCATATAAATTTTGTGCAACGCATCCTGGATATGAGATTATAGCAGCTGAAAAGTTAAAAAAAGACATTGATTATAATGAAACTGAGTTTATTTATAGATATATTGTTTCTTTTAATTTATCAATGGATGAAAAGTCTTATGTCATGATAAAACACTTAGAGAATGAACCAGAATTTAATTATTGTAATTGTTATACTAAAAATTTTGAATTCCATGATTCAGTAGGTGCTTATAGAGAAGGACGGCGTGTCTACTTCAATATTTTTATTGGAGAAAGAAATTATAGCATTGCTTGTAAAATTGCTGAAGAGTATTTAAATAAATTAATTAATATGGGCAATGGAAAAGTTACAAAAGAAAACATTGAGTTGATGAATGAAGAATTACGAATTGCTAAAAAATAAAGTATTTATATAAGGTTAGATATTTTGAAGATGCAATTCGCAAATCGAAAGTTTATATAAAAAATAAAGAAAACGATTTACAGAAATTAAAAGAAGAATATGAAAAAGAAATTGGAAGTAAATAATAGCTGAAAAGCATTATAAAAAATATATAAATAAAAAAAGGAGAAAAGATAATTATGATGAACAATTTTTTAAACGGTATGTTTGGTAAAGTAGGTAACGGAATGTGCAGACTTTCTATGAGTGGCGGTATTGCAGTAAAAACATCTAATGGTTATAAAAGTTATAATGTGAAGACTGGTAGACTTACAAATTGTGACAATTTTGCATTTGATATTGGACAGGATTTCTTCTTTATTATTCCAACAAACAAAGTTAGTGCAGGTGATATTATATTTGCAAATGGAAAGCCTAAATGTGTTATTAAAGTAGAGAAGAATATGATTACTGCAATCAATTATGAAGATTCTACTGTAGAGAATATTATTCCAGAGCGACACGTATTCATGGGAAATACATATTTTTATGGAAAGATTGTTTCTTTACTTGGAAGTAATATTACTAAGGGAAAAAACGGAATGAACAATATTTTCAAATATATGATGCTATCTCAGATGATGAATGGAAATGGTTCTACCGGAACAGCGAACAATATAAACTCAATGCTTCCGTTTATGATGATGGGCGGTAATATGGGTGATATGTTTGATGGTATGTTTGATTTTGATGAAGTAGACGATACTAATGAATTTAATGAAGTAGATACAGAGGAGGAAGAATAATTATGGGATGGGGAGAATGGGATACAAATAGTTTTATAAGATATTCAACATCAAAGGGATTAGCGACAGATTCATTAGGGTTTGTTACTTCAAGTGTTTCTAATCAGGAAATGTTTAAGGCAAGATCTCTTGATCCAGTACTTGATCCAAACAATGTTATTAGAGAATGTTGCGATTCAGAAGATCATCCAAATACATTACCAGTTGTGATTGCACTTGATGTAACTGGATCTATGGGGCAAGCTGCAGTTGAGGTAGCAAAAAAACTTAATGGAATTATGACAAAACTTTATGAAAAAATTGCAGATGTTGAATTTATGATTATGGGTATTGGAGATTTATCATATGATTATAATCCAATTCAAGCATCTCAATTTGAATCAGATATAAGGATTGCAGAGCAACTTGATAAAATTTACTTTGAATTTGGCGGTGGTGGAAATGGATTTGAGTCATATAGTGCTGCATGGTATTTTGGAACTCATCACACTAAACTTGATTGCTGGAATCGTGGTAAACGAGGAATTATTATTACAATCGGTGACGAGAGATTGAATCCTTATCTTCCAATCCGAAGTAGATGTTCTGGTTTAATTGCAACACTTGGAGATAATTTAGAAAAAGATGTGGAAACTCCAGAGCTATTTGAAGAAGCTTCTAAGAAATTCGACATTTATCATATTCATGTAAATCATGGTAGTAACTATGACAAAGAAGGTATTGAAAAATCCTTTAAGTCTATTATTGAAGAAAATCATTTCAAAGAAGCGACTTTAGATAATATTGCAGAGACTATTGTAAATATTATTGTTGATGCAGCTGAGAACGATGTTAATACAATTATAACACTTGCGACAACACCTACTCAGGTAAGTACAAATGAGAATGGTGAAATTGTTTGGTAAAATAGAATAGGAGATAAAAACGATGAAAGACATTAAGATTGTGGCTGGAGCAAACTGGGGAGACGAAGGAAAAGGACTAATGACTGATTACTTTTCACAGAAACCTAATAGTATTGTAGTATGTTCTAATGGTGGAAGTCAAAGAGGACATACTGTGGTAACACCGGACGGAATCAGACATGTCTTTCATCATTTTGGTTCTGGAACTTTTAATGGTGCTGCTACATATTTACCAAAAGAATTTATTGTAAATCCACTTATTTTTGCTCAAGAATATAAAGAACTGATAAATAAGAGAATTATTCCTAATATTTATGTTCATGGAGATTGTATGGTTTCGACTCCGTATGATATGATGGCAAACCAGGTCATCGAAGAGAGTCGTGGAAAACAAAAGCATGGTAGTTGTGGATTTGGAATTTTTGAAACCATTAAGAGATATAAAAATGGTATAACCGATTTTGATAAAATAAAGAACTATTATCTTGAAAAATTTGAACGAGATAAAATTCTACTATCAGACGACTGGAAAAGAATATTTAATGATCCAGGAATAAATGATCATTTTATAGAAGATTTGGATTTTATGAATGATCACATTAAATCAATTAGAGATGAAAGCTTTCTAAATATGTTTGACCATATTATTTTTGAAGCTGCTCAAGGACTATTACTCGATCAGAATAATCTAAAATATTTCCCATATCTTACGCCATCTAATACAGGTCTGAAAAATCCCAAAGAAATTATTAAAAGAATTGATTGGTATGATGAATTGAATATAGAAGTATGTTATGTAACACGTACATATTTAACTAGGCATGGTGCCGGTCCGTTTCCAACTGAGTGCAATAAAAACGAAATTAATTCTGAAATGCACGATAGGACGAATGTACCTAATCCTCATCAGGATACTTTACGTTACGGAAAGTTAGATTTAAATGAGTTATATCAAAGAGTGATGGAAGATGTTGGAAATTATAAATGTAAGAAATCTATTGCCATTACACACTGTAATGAATTTAGAATGGATGAAGATAAGTTTGAGAAGTTATTTTTAGGATGGAATATTTATAAATCAGATGGTGAAACACATAATAGCATAAAGGAGACAAAATAAAATGAAAACTAAAAACTCAACATGGAAAGTTGTATTAATCGCAATAGCAATTATTATTGCTGTAGCTCTTATGGCTGTATTTGGAGTCCAGAGCTACATGAATAGGGCAATCAGTATGGAAGAACAGGTATCAACCGCAAAATCTGATGTAAATGTACAGGAGAAGCGAAGAGTAGACCTGCTTGGTAACCTGGTTGATTGCGTAAAGAATTATGATAAACATAATATGAGACATTAAAAGCAATCGTGGATGGTCGCTCATCTAATGATGATAAGGCTACTGAAATTAAAACTTCTATTAAGGCAGTATCTGAAGCATATCCGGAATTAAAATCCAATGAGAATTATAAACAGCTTATGAATGAGCTGGCAACAACTGAAAATCTGATTGCAAATTATAGGGAGAACTACAACAAACAGGTCAAAATTTATAATGCGTATGTGAGAAAGTTTCCGCAGAGAATGTTTTTGGATTTTCTTGGATATGAGAAGCAAGAATATAAATTATTAGACTTTGGTGATGATCTCCAGGATGCACCACAGGATTTGTTTGCGGAGGATTAATTTATGAAAAAGAAACAAAAATGTGATAGGCATTTTTATGTGGCACTTGGTTGTGGTAAATATTATGCAGTAATAGAAGAAAATGATTGTCATAAAATTTACATAATTTCACCTTGTATATGTGAAAAATGTAAAGATTTTGAATTTGGATCTTTGAATCCAAGCATATTTCCTCACACACAAGAAGGCTACGAAAATTACAAAAATGCGATTCAAGTTCTTAAGGATTGTAAGTATAAACCATTTGAAGAATTTGAAAAGGAATGCCCTGAATATTATGAAAGAATTGTAGAGAAATTGAGGATTGAAAATGAAAAACATAAAGTTTCGGAACTTTACGATTACTAAAAGAGAAATTCTTGTAAGTATTGTAATTGCAGCTTTGATGATTATGTTTGGCTTTCTGATCAGCACACAATGGTCAGAGAGCCAACAGGAATCTGATATTAAATATAACAAGGCAATTCAAATAGATAATGATACAGATCTGTTCCAATATGGAATAAATACAAATGTTGGTAATGCATTTGTTTATGGAGAGCTGAAAGCAGTAGATTCAGTTACATATCCGGAAATTGGTGGAGAATACATGTATGTTCGAAAAGTAGAAGAACATTATAATATGCACACTCGAACTGTTACGACTACTGACTCAAAAGGGAAAAAGCATACAAGAACAGAAACATATTGGACTTGGGATTATGCCGGAGAAGAAGATAAAAGTTGTAAAACAATTAATTTTTGTGGAATTGATTTTGATAGCAGTAAAATTCCATTTCCTGGTAAAGACTACATTGATACATTGAGTGGCGGTTATCATATCAGATTTGAATATTACGGTGTTCCTGCAGTTAATAAAGGAACTATATTTACAAATCTTAAAGATAAAACCATAAATAATACAAAATACTATAACAATATGGATTTAGAAGAATCTTTTAGATATGTTACAACTCATTTTCCGATGTGGTTATTTTGGCTGTTGTGGATTATGTTGATAGGAGCTGTCATATATGGATTTTGTTACTTGGAAAATAGATGGTTGGAGTGAAAAATATGGATAAAATTAATAACTTAAAATATAGAGGATTCCATGCAAAGTTTAATCACGATTTAAATCAAGAGAAGATAATAGGATGTATTGCTGACATTGAGGACCTTGTAACATTTGAAGTCGAGCATAGCAGTGATATTGAGTTCGAATTTCATAAAGCAGTAGATGATTACATGGCATTTTGTAAAGAAGTTGGAAAAAAGAGAATTAAAAATTGTCCTGGTATTGCAATACAGTGTCGTGGAAAAATTGTAATGGCAGAACCACATCCGAGGTTTAAAGGAGCTTGGAGATATGAACTAAATGGTGAAACTTGGGTTTGTAGTAGTTGGGCGTTTGAAGAGGGTTATTGATGGATATTATTGAAGATAAGAATGTATATGTTTACACAGAAAATGACACAGTGTTTATTCTTCCTAAAGATCAAGATAAGCCAGTGAAAATTTATTATGAAGATCCTAATAGACGAGTTATTACAAGCAATGATGATTCTATAATAATTGAGGATACAGTATCGTTAGAATGGCTTGCAAATCACATTGTCGATAAAGAAGATTATGAGAAAATTGAGAATGCCTTAAAAGAGGCTATAAGTAAAACAAAGTGTACTGTATATGAAGAACAGTAAAAGATATGTTTTACGAAAGTGTATATACTTATGGTTAAATTACAAAATATGGGGGTAAAAATGGGCTGTCCAGATATCAGTTATAAAATTATGTGCCAACGCTTTGATAAGTTGATTTATAGTCGAAAGGATATTGATTTGTCGGCTGATATAAAAGAGTTGGAAAACAGAATTCAAAGTAAAGAACATACGCCGGAATATTATTTTAACGCCGGAGTGATCGCCAGGGGATATCTGGATGAGATTCATAAGAACGGTGATGCAGTTAATGCTTACATTGGTGGATTAAATCAATTCTGTTGGCTAATTGGTTTAGATAATGAAGAGGATGATAATGATGAGAATAACTAAATTTCCTGACAAGTGTGATCCAAATAAAATAATGATGGATACAATTATAAAAAGAAATAGTGTATGTCCATGCTGTGGAGAGAATAGATTTTGTACAATTAAAGACGAATTAGATGCGATAAAGAAACATGAAAAATTATCCGGTGTAAGACAAATTGATGGTATACGTTTTAGAAGATTGGGATTTCAAAAGCCTTGGTATAAACATATTTTTCAAGGAGAGAAGTGGTGGAACTCATTAAGTTTTAAATGTGAAACTTGCGGAGCAGAATGGGAATCGGAAGAGTTTCCGGATATTGAATGTTGTATTGAGGAATAAGATGGATAAGATTATATATTTTGAACTAAATAATTGGATTCCTGGAATATTCTATCCAGACGATGAACCGTTTAGATTATGGATGAAAAATGATTTACAAATCAAATTTGATGATGAGACTTGGGTAAAGAAAAGCAGATTATGTGTAGTTAGAGAATTAATTGATATGTCTTCAAATTATTGTATTACTGCTACACGAGAATGGGTCGTGAATAATTGTCCAAAACTGCTTACTGATTATGCAGAGTTTATTAGATATAAAGAAGATGATGGTAAGGTATATGGACGGTTTGGGACGGAATTTAAAGAATACAGAGAAGAAAATATTGGTATATGGGATTTGGAGGAAAACTATGAGCGATAAAAATTTTTTGGTTGGAGATACTGTTTGGTTTTATATTAGAAAACACGATTTTATGTCTAAGGGAATTATAAAAGAAATATTTATTTTAGATGAAATTCCTTTTGCACTTATTAGAAATGGACATATGGAAACTAAAATGCCTATTTCTCAAATATTTCATGACGATCTTGAACTTATTGCTTGGATTGAAAAAGAAGAGAAAGCAAATGTAAAACGCATAAAAGATAATATTCATGATGCGAAAGAGCTGGTTGAACTTATGTATTCTGTAATTGAAGACTGTGAATTCATGCCAGTAGCAGATTTAAATGATAAGAAGATTGCTATTAAAGAAAGAGCAAAAGAAATTTTTGATGTAAAAATTTAAAGGACATTGATTATGGATAGTAAAAATTTTAAAGTTGGCGATAAAGTTTGGTTTTGGGATTTTGGAACAGATCAACCAGACTCAGGTATTGTTGTTAAAATTGATAAGTGCGTAAAACCGTTAACAAGCGATCTTTCTCCTTATGCTAAATTGCAAATTGATGATTCCATTTTTTATTGTGAAAGATATTTCGATCAGTTATTTTCAACTAAAGAAGAAGTTATGTCGTTTACAAGAAATAACCGTGATAAATATATAGAAGGATATAAATCTGAAATTAAAAATGTTAATGATCTTATTAAATTTATGTATAATCATCCAATTTGCAAAAATATTGGACAGTATACTGATATAGATGCTCGATTTGCAGCCAAAGAAAAAGCAAAAGAGTTATTAGGTATTGATATTAAATATTAGGATAAAAGCAAAATTTGATTGGAGTGATTTTATGGCGTTTACTGTAAATTTTCCTGTTGATACAGGAACATTTGTAATTACAGATTATAAAGATGTTGATTTAAGCAAACCAGAAACCTTACGTGGTAGAGTTGGTACTATTGCATGTTACCAAAGTATTACTAAGGAAAACGATGATAATTCGTTTATCGTTATGGTGTCAGGTTATAAAGATGCGTGGTGTCAAGAAACTTTGTTAGATTGGTTACATATTGCAACAAACGAAGAAGTTGAATTATATAAGAAAGTAATGGGTGTTAAATGAATAAGAAAATTTTAGCTGCGATTGCGGCTGGATTAATTTGTGTATTTGCAGTTGGATGTGGAACGACTTATCAAAAAGCATTAAATGAACCAACTAATAAGAATTATGGAAATGGATATTTTACAAGTATACTAGACTGGAGTAGCAGCGATGGCAGCGATGGATATTATCGTATTGTATATGCAAATGATACAAAAGTTAAATATTTTATAATTAGCGGTAATAAGCATTTTGGTATTACACCGCTTTATAACGCAGATGGAACGTTACAAGTTTATGATGGAGAATGATTAATGGAATTAAAGAGAAGAAAAATGCGTGAAGAAGTGCGCAAAGCATGGACCTGCGAAATTACGTGGTTTTTAGATCAAGTAGCTGGATTAGATGAACGGCTTCATTATATTGTAATAAACGACTTAATATTGTTTGATGACGAAGAACCTGCAACATATTATATTAGAGTTCCAGGTGGAACGGTAGGAAGCATCTTTTTGGATGATGACTATAACATTAAAGAGATTTTTATTGATCTGAATAATGTGGTAGAAAGTTATCCGGCGAACATTAATAAACAGATGAAGAAATTTATTGGTGAAAGGATGATTGAGTAAATGGAATTTAAACCAGGTAATATTGTAAAAATGATTGATACATATTGGCATGGATCGTTAAATGAATCAAGAAAAGATATTGGTAAGTTGTTTGTAATAGAATATTCTTACGGAGAAAAATATGGTAACGGAAAATGTTACGGAGGATATTCGATTCTCAGTATGGAAAATGGATCTAGTTCTTCATGGTGGGATGATAGTCAGTTAGAGTTTGTAGAAGATGGAAATATTGATCTTATAGATGAATTAAAAAGAAAGTATGAAGAGATTGCTAATCAAGCAAAAGACATTAAATGGATAAAAGAACATTTTTCAAAAAATTTACCTACAGATTCTATACTGACATTATTTCATAAAATTGGATATAATTCTGCATTTGAGCAAAATGGAGAGTTTTATTGTTTGACAATGGATTGGTTATCGTTTTATCCTGCATTTCTTTTATTATTTGGCAAAGAGTTTGACTTAATGATAAAACTTCTCGATGGAGGAAATAGGAAAGATAGAGATAAATATTTAAGAAATTTTACTGCCTTATATAATGAAATTCATGGCACAGACAAAAAGGTTGGTGAGTAAATGGAGCTGTTAAAATGTCCATTTTGTGGGGAGTGAAAAACTAAAAGTTGGTCACAAAACAAAATTTAAAGATCCGTGGAAGAAAATTGTAAGAATGAGTTTTTATGTAATGTGCAATTGCTGTCGCGCAAAAGGAAGTACAATTTCAAAAGAGATCCATTATGATGATCAAGCAGAAGAAATTAGTAAAGCAAAAGATTTGGCTATTGAGAAGTGGAATATGAGGGACGAGATATGAGATTAATAGATGCTGATGCAGAAATAGAAAGACTACAAAAATGGATAAAAATGACTGAAAAAGAAATAGTGCATTTTGATGACGAAAACGATGATTATAAAATAATAGGATATTTAATGGATCAAAGAAATATGTTTTTAGATGAGATTAGAAAACTTCAATCATATAGCACAGCTTATGATTTGGATATTTTGCTTGATGGTCTTAATGAGATTTTAAAAGATGAAATTTCGCAGCCGATTGCAGATTGTGTTTATGAGTGTGTGCAGCAAGGTTGTTGGTAATATAATAAAAACGATATTTTAAGGAGATCTTATGAAAGAAATTAGAAGTTTTTTATGTGATAAGAGACCGGATTTGTTTGACTATATTGCATCCAGGGATATTGCACAAAAAGACAATTGTGTTATATGTCTTCAATGGATTGTCCCATATTCTGGTACATATAGTGAAGTGATTTATGGTAATGAAAGTGATGAAGGCTTAGAAGCAATGGACAAGAAACACTATGTATATCCAGTGTAAGAAGGGAGAAAATAATATGCCAGTAAGCAGTGATAAATATTATAAACCTGAAGAAGCTCTACAGGATCTACAGGTACAGGAAACGATTTTAAATGTGGCAATAGACGTACAGGTGTTACTTAGAATTTTAGTTGATAAAGAAATTATCACTAGAGATGAAGTAGCAGAATATAGAGAAGAAGTTAGAAATTCACCCAAGTACAAAGTGGTAGCAGATGATATTCAAAGACAAAAAACTGGGTTTCAGGCTGCTAAAGATAATCCACAGGAATATCTGAAAGCAATACTTAAAGCTAAAATGGATGGAAAAATTAATTAAGAAAGGATAAGTTCGAGTCCCATGGGTTAAAATGCGCGCAGCTCTTACGATGGTAAGATAGGATGAGAACTTTATTATTATTTCGTGGCGCTCCTGGAGTTGGAAAGAGCACCTATATTGAAAAGAATGGTTTAAAACCATATACGTTATGTGCAGATGATATTAGGTTACTTTGCCAGAGTCCGGTATTATCTGTAAATGGTAATACAGAAATTACACAGAGCAATGATGGTACTGTTTGGAAAACATTATTTACTCTACTAGTGGTTAGAATGCAGCGTGGAGAATTCACAGTTATAGATGCAACTAATTCCAAGACTTCTGAAATGAATAAATATAAGAAATTATGTCAGGAATATAGATACAGAATTTTTCTTGTTGATTTTACAGATGTTCCAATTGAAGAATGCAAGAAAAGAAATAGTCTTCGTGCTGCAATGAAACAGGTACCTGAAGCTATTATTGATAAGATGTATAGTAGGTTTAAGACACAGAGAATTCCGTCCGGTATTACAGTAATTAAACCGGAAGAACTTGATAAAGTGTTTATGAAAAAGATTGATTTGTCCGAATATAAAGTGATTCATCACGTAGGAGATATACATGGTTGTAATACAGCTTTACAGAAATATTTGAACGCAATTAGCGGAATCAAGGACGATCACTTCTTTATATTTTGCGGAGACTATATTGATAGAGGAATTGAAAATGCGGAAGTGGTTCAGTTTCTCTTAAGCATTAAGGACAAACCAAACGTACTTTTGCTTGAGGGCAATCACGAAATTCATCTAAGGAAATATAGTGAAGATAAGAAGTCATTCTCAAAAGAATTTGAATTATTTACAAAACCTGCATTAGATAAAGCCGGTTTCAGTAAGAAAGATCTGCGGCAACTGTGTAGAAAATTTGCTCAGTGTGCCTATTATACATATCATGGAAATACATATCTTGTTACTCACGGTGGTCTGAGTACAATCCCACAAAATCTTACTTTTGTAGCAACTGATCAGATGATTCATGGAGTCGGTAGATATAACGATGTAGAGCAAGTTGCTGATACATTTTTCACCACTACCGATGATCATACTTATCAGATTTTTGGTCATAGAAATACTAAAGGATTTGATATTAATGTTAATCCAAGAGTATACGATCTTGAAGGGCAGGTTGAATTTGGCGGATATCTAAGATGTGTTGATATTGTTCCTGGTGGAAATACAACCTATAAGATCAAAAATGATGTATTCAGAGAGCCGGTAAGAGCAGCGAAAAAATTGAGTAGTAGTGTAGCTGATGTTCTTGTTGATTTACGTCATAACTCATACATTTCTGAAAAACAGTTTGGAAATATTTCTTCATTTAATTTCACACCTGCAGCTTTCTATGAAAAGAAATGGAATGAGCAGACTACAAAAGCAAGAGGATTATATATTGATACAGAAGAATGTAAAGTATTCTGTCGTGGATATGAGAAGTTTTTCAATGTCAATGAACGAGAAGAAACACAGATGGATGTATTGCAGCATACTTTGAAATTCCCAGTAGCTTGTTATGTAAAAGAAAATGGATTTCTTGGACTTGTTTCTTGGAATAAATATACGGACGATTTATTTATCACAAGTAAGTCTGATCCTGAAGGACCATTTGCAGAATATTTGAGAAGTATGATTTATGAGAAAATTCCAAAAGACAAGCTTGATGATATGAAAATTTATCTTAAAGAGCATGATGTGACTTTTGTGTTTGAATGCTGCGATATGAAAAACGATCCTCATATTATTGAATATCCAGAAAGTAAATTAGTGCTACTTGACATTATTTATAATACTTTGGATTTTGAGAAATATGATTATGAAGACATGGCTCATGTAGGTCGTGAGCTTGGATTAACTATTAAGAAACAAGCTTATGAGTTATCTACATGGCAGGAATTTTATGATTGGTATTTTGAAGTTTTAGAAGAAGATTATGAATACAGAGGTGATAAGATCGAAGGATTTGTAATCGAAGATGCTAATGGATATATGGTTAAGCTTAAACTTACATATTATAACTTCTGGAAATTTATGCGTGGTATTGCTCATGAGACTTTGAAGAAAGGTCATACAAGCAGGACATCATTGTTGACTACACCTGTAGCGAATGAGTTTTATGCATGGTGTAAAAAACAGTTCGAAAATGGCAAAGCTGATGAGTTACCAAGAGATATTGTTACTTTGAGAAAAATGTTTTATAAGGAGAAAGAGAATAATGTGGATTAGTAAGAAGAAATATGAAGAATTAATAAAAAGAATTAATACTATTGAGGAAAAAACTTCTAAGTTTACTCCTTATGTTCCAGAATGGTTCGACCACTGTCGTGATGATATAAATGATATTCAACGAGTTATGAAAAATAGTAAACTTGGAGAAATCACATTCAAATCAATCTTCGATAAAACATTGTTTATACCGTATGAAGAACACGATAAATCTAAAAGCTATACACTAATTTATAAAGATTTTAAGGAATATAAAATTACTGGGTTATATTTATTTGTACCTAAATTCGAAATTGATGAAAAAGATAATAATCTTATCCATGTAAAGGATAATATTAAGCAACTAGATGGAACAATAAAAGTAGAAGAGTATATTGTAGACCTACAAAATCAGACTTTTATCAGAACAAAATAATAGATAAATGAAGAAGTAAATTGTGTGGTATGATGCCGCAGCTGGCGAAATCACCTATATTATAGTAGTTTGGCGATAATACCAAATACTATACCTATAAAACTGAAGACTAAGCTCCAGCTGTTAAATAATTCCTTTAACATAGGCAACTCCTTTCAAACATAGCAAATTAACAAGTTACTAGCTAATATTTTACGCAGGAGCTGATCCGCCTTAACACCTATCGGTTCCAATAGGTGATTTTAGATTTTGCCAGTACATTGTGTATGTATTGGATACCCAAACACCTTAGCAGGTATTGTACCACACATTTACCATATATTTCAAGAAATTATTAGTCCAATAGAAACACTGTTTTATGGAGGAATATTATGACTGAACTAGAAAAACTGAAAAAAGAATTAAATTGGTATAAAGAAAATTATAATACAGTGTGCAATATAGTATATAGAATTTCAGATAGTTTTATACCAGGATATTATACTGTTTCATCTTGTAATGGAACTCAATGTTGCCAAATTTTAGCAGATAAAATTATTAAGTTTGCACCAAAAAGAACTTTGCTAAAAAAATAAAAGGACTAAAGAATTTATGAGTGAATTAGAAGAAAATAATACTGAAGAATACGATATAGATGAAGACTACGATATAGATGAAGACTACGATTATGATTTTGAAGAATATGATGAATATCAAGACGCTTTAGATTATTGCGAAGAGTGTCGCATTTATGGAGATGATTATTATATTGACGATGATGGCGAACATGTTTACCGATGTCCTAAATGCAACATGAATCCTGATAGATTGGATGATGATTATATTGATTAATAAGTATCTTCAATATCTTCGTCCATGAAATAATTTATTGTATTGTCCTATTAAAAGTGAAGAGGTGGAAAATATGATTGATTTAAAAGAGAAGAATGTATTGTGTACAACAAAAGATGAGGCTGCTGCTATTTTAGAAGAGGCAGAAAAACAAGGAATTAGATGGTACGATGGGGATTTAGCGACTGCATTCAATCCATTAATTAAACATGATGGACCTATTGTATTAACTTTTAAATATAATGGCATTAATTGGATTGGCGCAAATGCTACAGATACTGCTAGAGATTTATTAGATACAGATAGAGAAATGACAGCTCATGAATTTTTAAATAAATTTTTAGATATGGCATATCATTGTTCTAACTGTGAAGAATGTAAAACTATTAAAGTGGATGGATGTGATTACAGATGGTGTGATAGTGATTTATGGACCAAAGATAATATTGATCAGGTTTATGAAATTGTAAAAACAGGGAATAAATTAAAAGAAAAACCTGAGCAAAAAGCTATAAACAATATAACCAATTACTTAGATGGTAAAGAGCAATTGAATATTAATGCACTGAAATTAGCTATAAAAGTATTGGAGGAAAAAATAAATGAAAAATAGAACTAAATTAAATATTATACTTGCAACTATTACTTATGTATGTACAGTGTTAGCTTATGTAATTGAAAAAAGAAGAACTCGTGAGTTCGAAGAGTGGGATTACGAAGATGAAGAATAAAGAGGCTGCAGTTATACTATTTTCATTTTTATTTATGATACTATTTACGGTTTTACCTATATTTATAGAAGATCCTGGACTTCAATGGGACTTTGGACTTCTGACAGGTTTGAGCTTTGGTATATTTGTTAAATATGGAGACAAAATAGATGAATAAACGACAGAAGAAAAAAGTTGAGGATAGATTATTATTTAGAATTAAAAAATTACATCCTGGTAAAAACGATCTAATTATTTTGACTTTTGATAATGATAAGATTGATATTGATGTGGCTTTTAAATATTACAATGCAATTATAAATAACTTTGATGACGTTGCAAATTTTGTAATAGTTCCAAATGGAATAACATTGAAGCAAATGGGTAAAGACGATGTATTAAAATATATTAATAAAGTAAGGGAGATAATTTTAAATGAATGATGTAGCAGTAAAAGAAAAAAGTTGGAAAGAGTTCCAGGAAAGTGGAATGTTATGGATGGTAAATACAATTTTACAGGTGTTTGGTTGGTCTATTGTTATTGACCAGGATACAGATGGAAATATTATTAGCGTGTATCCTGCTAGAGTAAAATATAGAGGATTTACACACGAGACCAATACCAAGGGGTACATTAAGACTGCCAATTACATGAAAGAGAATGCAGAAGAGATTCTGAAAGAGGCAATGCAGTAATACATAAAATATGTTTTTTATTGGAGGGAATAAATGAAAATTTTAACTAAAAAAGAATTGCTTGAGGCTCCAGCCGGTACTGTTTATGTAGGATATACACCTGAAATAACAGATGGAGAAATTAAGATTAAAGTTGAAAATAATTGTAATTTAGATTTGATTCCAGGTTTTGATTGGGTTAATAAAACCAATAAAAAAACTAATTGGTCAACTGATGATCTAAATATTCAAGCAGATTATGACGAAGGTGATTTATTTGCAGCGTTCAGTAAAGCCGAAGTTATGAAAATGATTAATTGTCTATCATGGGCGTTAGCAGATTGTAAACCAGATTTCAATATGGATGAAGTGTATTATCCAAGTGGAGTTATTGGGTATGATCCGTACTGGACACCAGATGAGGAATGATAATGAAAGAATATTATAAAGATAAATTCAAGAAATTAATGCAAGAATATCCTGAAGGTGGAATTGTATTTACAGCAGTTGATGAAAGAGGTCTTATGGTCACAGATGGTCCATTTGGTGCAACAGAAGTAATTCCATACGAAGGAGAAGTATTCGATTTTGATTGGAATATTAATGAATACAGAGATGATGATTGGTTCACTGTGTATGATAACAATGATGTACTTCAGATGATTCAAACATTGACTAAAGGATTAAAAATTCCGTTAAAAGATGAAGGTTTTACATTTCTAAGCTGACAAATTCTTGTCAGAAAATCCACGTTTTATTTGAAAACTGAATAGAGAAAAGAAATAAGTACAATGAAAATTAAAAACATTAAAGATGTAGAAACATTTCTTAAAGTAGTAGATGAGTGTAAAGGTGATGTTACCTTAACATCTGTTTATGGAGATAAGTTTAATCTCAAGTCTAAATTGACACAGTACGTAGCAGTTTCTGCTCTGATCGGTAATCACGGTGAGGACCTGGAGTTGTGGTGTACTAGCAAAGAAGATGAAATGAAGTTTTTACAGATGTTTAAAGAAAATCCAGAAATGGTGTAAGAGATTTTTAGAAGTAATTGTTGTAAGCAATATATAAGAAATAATCGGAAAGGATAAAGTTAGTTACGCACTAAGGACATGTCACTTTCTGGCAAAAGTGATAGAGTCGTTGGTGATACGGTTATTGAAAAGTTGTTTATATATAGCGGAAAAGATAAATATTTGACTATAGAGGAGAAAGTGTAATCATGAATCAAATTTCAGATATTAGTATATATACGTCCAGAATGGCAAAATCATGTGAAGATAAGCTATTCTTTATGAATAAAATTTCAAAAGTAAAAAATATTGTGGATTTTGGATGTGCAGATGGAGCTTTAATTAGAGAAATGAATAAAGTTCTTCCTGATATTAATTATATTGGATATGACAATAATTCTGAAATGATTAAAATTGCACGAAATAAGTCAGTAGATACAGCAAATATTAATTATACAAATATATTTCCAAAAGATATCTGTAATAAAAATTCTTTACTTAATTTATCAAGTGTAATTCACGAAATATATTCCTATTGTAGTACCGATGAAGTTAAAGAGTTCTGGGATAATGTATTTTTATCTGGATTTGATTATGTTTCAATTCGTGATATGTGTATTTCTGAAAATGTTTATAGACTTACCAATATAACAGATTATTGGAAATTAATAAATGCAGCAGATAAGAATCAAATTAGAGATTTTGAACATAATTGGGGATCGCTTATGAGGAATAATAACTTTCTACATTTTCTTATGAAATATAAGTATATAGAAAATTGGGATAGAGAAGTAAAAGAAAATTATTTTCCAATTACTTTAGAAGAATTATTAAAGAAGATTCCTAGTGATTATGAAATTGCATATATTGAAACTTATTGTTTACCATATTTAAAATCTATTGTGGAAAAAGACTTTGGAATCAATATTAATGATAACACACATGTAAAATTGTTATTGAAAAGAAAATAAAAGGAGTAGTGAGATTTGCTGCAGCGATAAAATCATGGTTTGCTCCGGACATAAAATGCTAGAAATAAATAAAATTTATAATGAAGACTGCTTAAAAATTATGCAAAAAATTGACAATAAGTCAATTGATATGATATGTGCGGATCTTCCATATGGACAAACAGCAAGAAATAAATGGGATTCGGTTATTCCGTTCGAGTCATTATGGCAACAATATAAAAGAATTATAAAAGATAATGGCGCAATAGTATTGTTTGCAAATGGTATGTTTACGGCTGACTTAATGCAAAGCAATCGTGATATGTGGAAATACAATTTAATTTGGCAAAAAACACAGCCGACAGGATTTTTAAATGCTAAAAAGATGCCATTGAGAGCACATGAAGATATTTGTATTTTTTATAAAAAGCTTCCAATATATAATCCGCAAAAAACAACTGGTCATCCAAGAAAAATCAGTAAAGTAGAACATAAGATTAACTGTAAAGAAACAACAGATTATGGAGAACATGGATTAACTACATATGATAGTACGGAACGCTATCCAACTTCTGTATGGTTATTTGCAAAAGATGTTCAAAAATCTGCGTTACATCCAACTCAAAAACCAGTTGCTCTTATAGAACAGTTAATTAAAACATATACAAATCCAGGAGAGCTTGTTTTAGATTCTTGCGCTGGAAGTTGTACTACGGCTGTAGCTTCAATTAATACTGGTAGAAATTATATTTGTATAGAAAAAGATATAGATATTTATAATGTTGGGAAGAACAGAGTAAAAGAACATTTAAAAGAGGTGAGTAATATATGAGAATGGTATATTTTTCAGGCGGCATGGAATTTCTAAATCCCATAACAATTTATCATGTTGTTCTTAAAGATACCTGTCCATACAGCGTGTTGAGTAGTGATAATTTTTATGGACGGATTGAGAACCAAACAGCTAGTAATATTTATTTTAGTTTAGTTGGATTAGAAGATAATTCATTAGTAAATTCATTAGTAATTGTTCCACATAATTGGATTCAATTTATGGCACCTATAAAAGTTAATAGTAAGGAGTAAATAATATTATGGTTATTACAGGAATGGATCACTTTCAGAATGTATGTAAGAACAAATTTGTAGAATGGTACAACAGAAGTAGTTATGCCAATAAAGGACCGAATGATATTCAGAAGATTAGTATAGATGAAGTGTTTATAGTTTGGACATGTAAAACTTTACAGAACTATAAATGTATCGTAGGTAATCGTGCTGCAGCTGTTTTAGCAGAATATACATACAATGGTGATGATGGAGTTTTATACGAAGATATTTATAAGAAGATTGTTAATGCAAGTCATTCGGTAGAGTAACGATAAAATCTGGATTTTACAGTACTCAAAAAGATGCAGTTTAATGGGTAATGGTTGGAACGAACCTACTGTTGAATGGATTTTATCGGGATTAAAAGATTTGATTAATGAGAAGTAAGTAACATTAAACAATAGAGGATGGAAAACAAAATGCAGATTACAGCAAAAAGTTATTTTAGTGGTGCAGGTGGAATGGATCTTGGAATTGAAGAAGCAGGAATTAATATTCTTGAATCATACGAAATTGATAAGAAATGCTGTGATACATTAAGAAAAAATTTCAAGCATAAGGTCAATGAAGCTGATATTACTAAGATTACAGTTCTTGATCAGCAAGATGCAGATGTTTATATTGGAACTTTCCCATGTACAAAATATTCAACTGCTGCAGATATTAATGGTACAAGAACCGGTGATGATTTATTTCTTCATTTCTTTAGGCATATTGCATTGGCACAACCAGAAATGTATATAGTTGAGAATGTTCCTGGGATGATGAAGTTTAAAGTGGTTATGGAGGCGCTGACTAAGTTACCAGATTATTATGTAAGAATTGAATGTCCTGTGAACGCAAATATGTGGCTTCCACAAGAACGTAAGAGATTAATTCTTATTGGTAGCAAAAAGCCATTTACCAACCTGGATTATCCGGATGGAACTCCATTGCGCTTGAAAGATATTATTCAAAAAGACAGTGAAGTAAATATTCCGCAGTATGTGTTAAATCGTATTAATGGTAATTATAGAGATAAACCAATTGTTTCTGATCCTGAATGTGATGATCTTGCACCAACATGTGTAGCACATTATTCGAAAGATAAAGGAACTAGATTAATTAAAGATGGTAATAGAATCCGACCATATACAGTCAGAGAGTATGCAAGACTACAGGGTTTTCCAGATTGGTTTGAATTTTGTGGAAGTGATAGTGATGCTTATAGACAGATTGGAAATGCTGTTGCCGTTCCAATGGGACGCTGGGTTGGAAGTCAGATTGTAAAATATTTTAATGGGTGAGGTAAGTAGAATGGAAATTGTACAGACAAAAAATAATCATCTTTATAAAGAAGGTGGAGAAAAAGAGTATGGGTGTATATGTAAAAATTGTGGAACCAAATTTATTTTTCAGGAGCATGAGGGCTGTGTACCAAGATGTATAGATCCAAAACCAGAGCAATGTACTATTCACTGCCCAAATTGTAAACAGATTATCAGATATAGTGAGTGTACTGAACTTAAGAGTGAAGAAGATAATTTTGCATTTCATAGAGTGTGGTGATTAGTATGAAAGAAATTCTAGGTTATAATTTGGAAAAATTTTTTAGAAGAATAGAATATCCATGTGATGGCGGAATGTTTGAAAGAACTTATAAGGGTACTGATTATGAAGTTTGGGCAATGACCGATAATATATTTGATATTATTTGTGATTATTCTGAAGATGAATTTGTTGAATTGGCTGGTAAAGACGCATGGTGGAGATCAAGTACAGGAAGTGTTCTTGGAAAACCAACTGCTAGAGCAATTGTAAATGAAAAACGTTTAATTTGTTGGGACGATGATTATTATTTACCTGATGAATATGAAGAAGAGCCATGTAAAGAATATAAATCGCTTACAGAATACTTATGCGATGGAATTGGTGCTTCGTTACCCAAAAATGTTGTTGCATGTGCTATGGATCTTGCGAAATATAATAATATGTCTCTTGGAGACTTGTTTACCGAGTATGAAGGATAAGATTTATGAGCTGGTTAAAATGTAAGATAAAAGAAACATTTTATGGGAGAAAATTGGAATGAAAATAGAAGAATGTAAGAAAGTGATTTATAAATCGAAAAGTTTTTTTGGATCATTGTATATTTTAGAAGATAAAGATATTTTGTTAAATTCAATTAACATATTGATGAAAGATTCTAGCCAAAAAGTGTATAATTTTTATATAACTAAAACATCTAAAGATCAATATAAAATTTTTATTCCTGATTATAGGATTATTTGTAATGATTTTCTTATCAATTATGGTGTTTTGAGAGATATTAAAAAAATCACTTTAGAAAAAGATGAATATCCAGATATAACTAAAAAAGAAGATGGAAGCTTAGAAATTGTTTTTCAAAAAAATGTAGGTGAATAGAAATTGATAATTAAAAAGGATGTGTCAAAAACATACGAAAGATTATTTGTGCAATCATCAATATTTCTTGATAACCATATTGGTATTTTCAAAAGACCATATATAACATTGTGTGCATATAAAGATGCCATTTCAGAAGAATGGTATGGTCCATACGAAATCTATATAAATATTTATGATTATGATGACTTTGGCTTTGGCTATGGATATGTTTATAGAATGCAAAATGAAGAAGAATTTTTTAATGTATTGCATGAACTTGTAAATTTGATGAAAGATCATGAACAGGGAATTATATATTGGGATGATGTTATTAGTGATAATTTATTTCCAGAATTTAAAAGTGCTGAAAGGGTAGTGTGGTAGATATGAATTTTGGAGTAACAGGTGTTAATCAAAAAGAAGAGTTACTTAAACAATTAAAGACTATTTCAGAAGCACTTGATAAGCAAACTGAGAAGAAAGTATCAAAGATGCGTCCTGTTATAGATTTTAATGGAAATGAAATATATAAACGTGGAGAATGTCCTGTATGTGGTTTTGAATTTAGTTGCTCCAATAATATGAAATACTGCTTTTATTGTGGACAGAAACTTGATTGGGGTGAGGATACAAAATGTTAATTCCAACGGTACCGGTTAAAGAATTTAAAAAATTTGGTTTCAAAAAATGTGTAGGAGAGTATGGAAAATCAGAATGTTATTACCTTTGTGTCGCCAGAGGAACCAAAATGCTTTTCGTGAGTAATAAATATTTTGATGTAAATGCTTGGAGAGACGATGATCCGAGGATTCATAAAAAACCAAATTGCAGATACAGAGATAAAAGAACATATCTGGATATTATTTATGAATTGATTAAAGCTGGAATGTTAAAGAGTAAGTTTGATAAGGAGAGCACAAAATGTTAATTAGAAGTCAAGATAAAGCATTTTTATTAAATTTTAATAATTTAACTGCAATTTACGTGGAAAAAATTAATAAAGATTTTGCTATTGTATATAACGATTTTGAAGACGCGTATACACTTGGAAAATATTCTACAGAAGCAAAAGCCATAAAAGCGCTTGATATGATACAGAAAAGATATGTCGATTATAAAACAACACATACTGTTACAAACTGTCTTGCAACAATGTCACTTTTCATTAATGAATCAAACGATATAGATAAAATATATACGAAAGCACAAAATGTTTTAAAAGAAACTGTAGTATTCCAGATGCCAAATGATAATGAGGTAAAGGTATGAGACTGATAGATGCAGACTTATTAATCGAAGAAATGTCAAAATGGTACTGGGATAAAGAAAGGCAGAAAGCTGCGGAAGAAGATATAAGTCCAATGGACTTGTTTACACATCTTGCAATTACAACTGTTCAGAAACAGCCTACAGCCTATGATGTTAATAGAATTGTTGAGCAGCTAGAAGAAACAAAGGGTATATATTCCGAACTGTCACTTATATTTAGAGATAATACTGAGATAAAAAAATACATAGGTATGGAACAGGCAATTGCATTAGCACTTGAAATCGTGAAAGGCGGTGGAGTTGAATGAGAGAAATTCTTTTCAAGGCAAAGCGGAAAGATGACGGCAAATGGATTGAGGGATATTATCAGAAAAGATATGACCTTTTAGGCAATGAAGAACATTTAATCTTCCATGCTGATAGTTATAAAGTGTGGGAATATGCGGAAATTGTTCCAGAAACCCTCTGCCAGTTCACAGGTCTGACTGGCAAAAACGGAAACAAGATTTGGGAAAATGATATTATCAAATATCATTTCGGAGAAATCTATGCTCCAATCAAATATGGATATTATCAAAATTGTTTTGATTCTCAGAAAACAGAACATGTCGGATTCTATGTAGATTGGATGGGCAGCAAATGCCTTAGAAAAGATTTAGGATATTGGATTGACATGGTATACGCTATGCCAGTTGGGAACATTTTTGATAATCCAGAATTTTTTGAACCTTAAAAATGCGATTGCAGAGTATGAAAAAGAAAATTTTGTGGAAGTAGACGAATCATGGAAAGCTCATTTTATGAGAAGATTTCAAGAGGTGAAGTAGATGGAGAGATTAACACTTGATGAAGCTATTAAACACGCAAAAGAAGTAGCAGATATGAATTATAATGACGCAGAAAAATTTGACTCAAATGATTCTGTAGAAAATTATATGAAGGCTAATTGTATAAAATGTGCAGAAGAACATGAGCAACTTGCGGAGTGGCTTGAAGAATTAAAATCTTACAAAGACTTGGAAGAACAGGGCTTGCTTGTGAGATTGCCGTGTAAGGTTGGAGATACAATGTATGATATTGTAGGAAAACCTCTTAGAATTGTAGAACACAAAGTGGATGCTTTTCATATTGATAAAAAAGGCTTTCATTTACAAATTATTAACGGAGTTTTAGAAAAGAAGCAAGAAGCAAAGGTTTATTTTTCTCGTGAAGAAGCTGAGAAGAAATTGGAGAAGATGAAGAATGAAATTTAAAGAATTTGTAAACTGGTGCAATGAAAGAGCATGTGACGGATGCTGGGGAACACTGACAGCTATGGCGTGTATTGATTCAATAGGTGAAGTTAAAAAAGTTCCGTTTTGGAAAAGAGAGAAATTTTGGAAAGAAAATTATGAGCAGCAGGTATTGGAAGAGATTATTAATCCGATAGAGAAGAAGTTAGAGGAGATGAAGAAAAATGTTAAGAATAACGCTAGATGAAGCAATTGCTTACGAAGAAGAAATAGTGGAAAGAGCACGTAGCGCTATGAATTTTGAGTCAGTTGATTCTATTGATAATGATATAAAATCAAATTGTAAAATAATAGAGATACAACATTGGCAACTCATTAAATGGCTGAAAGAACTAAAGTTATATAGAGAGGCAGAAGAAAAAGGGTTAATTAAAGTAAATTCAACTATTGATAAGTTTATATACTGTCCATATTGTGGAAGAAAATTAGAAAGAAATGAGAAAAATAATGAATAATACAGGAAGTAAAGTAGCAGCATGGACGTGCAGATCTGCATCGAAATGCTAAAGCAAATGTATTCTATTTCAGATTCTGAGATTGATGTATGGATTAAGAAAAAACAAAAGAGAAAAGTAAAAAAGGATGATAGAAAATGAAAAATAGAGAAAAATATGCAGAAGAAATTAAAAGCATTGTCATAAATGGAAATAATGATATTAATCTTTGTAATAAAATCATAAAACCTATTATTCTCAAACAAAATAATATTAATTGTAGTAGTATATCATGTAGCGATTGTAGAACATTACAAATATTATGGCTTGACGAAGAATATGAAGAACCAGAAGTTGATTGGTCTAATGTGCCTGTTGATACGTTGATTAGAGTAAAAGAAAATAAAATTGACGAATGGGTATTACGTTACTTTGCAAAATATAAAGACGGAAAAATATATGCTTGGGACTATGGCTGTACAAGTAAGACTACAGATTGTGTAGCTATATGGCGATACGGTGAAATTGTAACTGAGGATATAAAATAAACTTTTTATTGAGAGGAATATATGAGTACAAATTTGATTATTAAAGATCGAGGTACCGGAAAGAGTACGCAATTGCTCTATGCAAGTGCAGTAACTCAATATCCTATATTAACCAAAACAAAAGATAAGGCTGTTAATTTGTTAAAAATGGCTGAAGACTTAGATTTGTGTATTCCGGTACCTTTAACTGAGAATGACATTAAATCAAGGGGAATTAGGTTGCCTGAGAATATCCTTGTAGACGATGGATATGATCTAATCGGTACAGCTCTTAATTATTATCTTGGAACACATGTTGTAGCAGTAACACTTTCAGATAAACTTAAAGAAAGATATGACAAAAAATGATTATAGCAGCGGCAGTTAAATTTTATATTGAGAAAACTGATCAAGAAGTTATCCTATGTGGATTGAGACA